CGCTCTTGATGTCCCAGGTTTCCGGCTCCCCACTGCCGAGCCGCTCGGGTACCTGGACCAAGTAGCACTCCCCGGCCACGCACAGGTTCAACGCTGCGTCGCGGAGCAAGGTGGCCTGGCTGCCGGTGGTGCTGATGATCCGGTTGAGAACAGCCCGACAGTCGTCAACGTACTCCTGCGGCAGGGTCCCGTCGTCGGCCAGGTTCTGCAGCTGGACCGGGGGTTGGTGGGGGTCGACAACAAATGCCGGATAGAGCCGAGCACGGCCGGTGACGTTGCCGAGCAGCCCGAAGGCGTACTTGATCTCGGCGATGATGTCGAAGTACTCCCAGGCGCGACGCTGCCAGACGACCTCGCTGCGACGACGCAGCTGCTCGACGTCGCGGGGCTCGTTGAGCTTGACCCGCTGGGCGGACGCCTGGAGTGCGCGAGGCGCGTTGAACGGAATGATCTTGGCGACTTCATCGGGAGCGGAATCCCGGACGAAAATGCCCACGACCGCTCCTCTCAGGTCCAGGCGTCGTGCGACGTAGGCCAGAGGCCCCAGCGGGTGGGGCTGACTGTACTCCTAAACACCGGAAAAGTTGATTGTAAACACTGACCACTCTGGCAGGAGTGGGTCAGGTGTTCTCGGCAACCAGCCCGGTGATCGCAGAGAAGGCGAGTGCCTGAGCAGCCACGCCCCACGGTCGGGGCGCCAGCTCACGGGCCAGCGCGACCGCGCCACCGGCGTAGATCGAGACGCACCACGGACAGGTGATCAGGTAGCCGATCTTGGTGTCCTCGGGGTGGAAGCGTTCCAGCAGCTTGTCCCGGAGGTCGGCGGTGATCTCGTCGTCGTTGACCAGCTTGGTCAGCCGAAAGACCGCCAGCGCGTCAACCACCAGCCCGAGCAGCGTCACCGGGTCGCCATCCGCAGCGACCGGCTGAACGGTCGGTAGCTGCGCAGCGAGGAGCCGCATCCGCAGCCACCCGCCCGGCTGATGGTGACCTCGCCGTCGGCGGTGGTGGCCACGATCTGGTGCCGGTTGCCGCTCACGTCCTCCAGTCGCTCCTCGTAGAGCACACCAGCACCGGACCCATTGCCGCTCTCGACCAGGACGAGCACCCGGTCAGCAGTGACGATGGCGCGAGACTTGGGGTAGGGGTTCGTTCCGAACGAGAAGGTCACCTTGGCCGGGTAGATGTCGTTGCGCACCTTCACCGCGCCGTCGATCACCTGGTGCGGTGTGGGGGTTTCATTCAGCATCACCCGACCTGCTTCCTTCCGTGGTTAGCGGAACAAGTATTGCCTCCACCATCGCACGGGGCAGGTACACCGCGGGAGGCATCCGCAGTCGGGTCGCGGTGGCCGAGGAGTCCGGAGGCGGGGCCGCGTCGCTCTCGGACTCCAGCCAGTCCAGGACGGTGTCGCGCTCCTCCAGCAGGGGAATGCTCGGGATCATCGAGAGGTAGGCCGCACCGGCGTCCTCCGGTGGGTCGAAGACGTGCAGCCGCCGGTGCACTCCCGCGTCGGCCACCAGGGCCACGCCGGGCACCGGCTCGGCCAGCTTGGGCGCACCGTTCAGCGATACCGGGGGCTTGCTCCGCTTGGGTCTGCCAGTACGCGAGGTCTCCGTGGTGCTGCGCACCCGGACCCGGACGGCCTGGTGACTCAGGCCGACGATGTCGGCCAGCATGTGCAGCGGCACGCCGCGGCGATGCAGCTGCTGGAGGCGCTCCGAGAGATCGGCCGAGACTTTCCGGATCGGGCTGTGCGACGGAACAGACTTGTGCACTCTGCGTACCGAGCGACGCAGCTCGGCGAGTTGCTCGACCTCTTCCGGCAGCACCGTGGGAATCGCGATCATGGGCTTCGGCATGGGGTCCCTGTAGTCCTCACCTTGGGCTACGGCGAGTCTACAGAGTGGGAATGGTTATGGGTCCACATCCGAGACGGGCGATTTGGCTGAAGCGACGTCGGCCAGACAGGCTGCGTAGCCTGCCACATCCAGAGCGGAATCGTAATGGCTCGGGTTGTTGGTCAGCCGGGCGATCTTGAGCAGGATCATCATCTGGGCGACGTCGGCCGAGGTGATCGCCGGGTCCCGCTTGGCGGCCAGGTAGGCGTTCCAGAGCCGGGCGATGTTGGCGAAGGAGTCCTCGGGCTCCTCGTAGGCGGTGGCCCGGTCCTTGGTGACGATCGTGGCCGCCTCCTCCAGGAGCTGTCGGCGCAGGTCAGCGTTCATGGGCGGTACCTCACGGAGAATCCAGGGCTGCGGGTCCCACGGCCGAACCGGCCGTGCACGGTGCCACCGCGGGTGGGGATCGCCGAGGGGACCGGACGCGGTGGAATCCGCAGAGCCGCGGGCGAGTGGGCACGGATCGAGTTGAGGTACAGGCCGTCGGGTGGCTTGATCATCAGCGCGGTGGCGCCCCAGACCATCGCGTCCAGCCGGTCCGGGGACTTGCGGTCCATCGGGGTCCACGACGTCAGCTGGGACTCCAGGTCCGGCCACCAGCCGAGCAGGTGGCCGCGGTGCTGCTCGAAGGCCAGGCTGACGGGCTCCGCTCGGGTCTGCTTGCCGTAGCGCGCCCGGACGTCGAGCACCTTGATGTTCGGGTCGATGTTGACCAGCGCCGAGCGGACCAGCGCACCGCCCTGGTTGATCTCAGCAACCACCGGGCAGCCGTACTCACGGGCCTTGAGCACCACCTGTGATGCCCAGATGTTCGGCGAGCCGAGCACCGAGGCGTCCTCGACCACGTAGAACTGGCGCTTGTAGAGGTCCTGCTCGGTGGTCGAGGCGCAGACCAGGATGCCGCACTCGTCGGTCGGCTCCTCGGCCACCGACGGGTCGACGGCGATGACGTAGACCAGTGGGACGTAGGGAAGGCGCTCCACCCGGTCCACGTCGAGGATCAGCTGGGTCCACAGCGCGCCCTCGACGTCTTCGAGCATCTGCCCGTCCAGCTCCTGCTTGGAGAGCCGGGTGCCGCCGAAGAGGCCGTAGATCATCCGCAGGTACTCGGGGTCGAGGTTTCCGGCGTTGGCCGCGGTGGTGTCCCGACGGAGCACGACGGCCGGGTTCTCCTCGACCAGCTCCAGCAGCTTCTTCATCACCGGGGTGCGCTTGGGGGTGGTCAGCGCCATGATCTGCGGGCGCTGCCGGTCCTTGCCGTAGCCCCACGGCAGACGAGCACCAATCCGGACGTGGTCCCAGGTGGTCAGGCCCGAGGCGTCCGGGGCCTGGCGCCAGGTGGCGATCTCGTCGCACAGCGCCCAGTGCCCCTGGGGACCACGCAGCACGTCGGGCTCCTCGGCGGTGAACAAGGTGGCCTGGGAGCCGTTGGGCCAGGTGACCCGTCGCTTGGAGGACTCGTAGTGGGCGCGCTCGCCGGGGCGTCCGACCTTGAGCAGGCCGGAGTCGCCCTCGACCAGGACGTCACGGGTGTCAGCGGCGGTACGGGCGACCAGCAGCCCGCGCGAGCCCGGCATCGTGATCGCCTTCTCGTGCGCCCACTCGGTGCCGGTGCGGGTCTTGCCCGCACCACGACCGGCCATCATCAGCGCGATCCACCAGTTCACTTCCTCGCGGCTGGGGAAGGTCTGGGAGGGCCGTCGCCAGAACTTCCAGTCGTACTGCAGGTCGTCGAGGTCCAGTCCCTCCAGCGCGGCCTCGCGCCCCTTGTCGTCCAGCAGCGAGATCTGCTGGGCCAGAGACATCTCTTCGGGGGCGATTGTCACCGAGCGAGCGTACCTCTAACCACCGGTCGGTTTGACAGTGATGATATAGTGGTGTGAACAGATGTTGAGAGTGGACGTCGGGTACAACAGCAGAGATGGAGAGACGAACAGACAATGTATGAGTCTGAAACAGAAGTCGAGATGCCCTGGGTTTACAACGATGGGGGCTACAAGACCTCCGGGTTCACGGCCAAGGAGGGCAACCAGGTGGTCATCGCGCTGGCGATCGCCACCGGCCAGGAATACCGCGAGGTCTACCACCAGATCTATCGACGGCAGGTCGAGTACGTGAACGGCCTGCGGCACGGACGGATCAAGAAGGCCGGAGCTGCGATCAGCGACGTCGGCGTGTGGCCTGAGGTGAGCAAGGGGTATCTGCGCGACCTGGGCTGGACCTGGACGCCGACGATGACAGTCGGCAGCGGGGTGACGATGCACCTCTCGTATGAGGAGGTGCCGGATGAGCCGGTGCTGGTGTGCAGCGTCAGTCGAAGCCTGGTCACGGTCTTCCACGGCGTCGTCCAGGCCACCCACGACCCGTCTCGCGCGGGCAGCAGAGCTGTCTACGGATTCTGGGTGCCGCCCGTTTCCTGACGTTGGCGGACGGCGGGCTTGACAGTGTGTATGATCTCCAACGTTGGGGAATCTCAACTCGCCGCCGGTCGGACACCGGCACTCACCTCTCGCCTACCACGGCACGAGGTGCCCACCGCTGAGATGCACAGCCTTCCACGGCTGGCACGGAGGCGGCAGACCGTCGGTTTCCACACCGACTGAAAGAAGGTACGACATGGGTGCACCAATGCGCCTGAAGAACTCCCATCGGCTCATCGACGGGATCGCACGAGACGGCCGCGAGTTCGGCCACATGACCGAGAACCTCCGCGACGCCCTGCTCAACGGCGCGCGCCGCGTCGAGTTCGGGATCATGGGCCTGAGCGACCCGACCGCGGTCTGTGTCGCTCGACGGGTCATCGCCGATGACGGCGATGGCATGGGCAAGTCCACGCTCGGTGACACCTACGCCGCGTTCGGCGAGACCGCCACCAAGTACGACTTCGACGTCCAGCTGGACGCCGACGGCAACGTCACCACCGACGTCGTCGAGGTCGGTGAGATCGACCAGATGCACGCCCGTCGTGGTGTCGGTGGTCGCGCCAGCCTCTCCCAGTGGAACCCGCTGGGAGTCGTCACCGTCACGGTGCACCAGGGCGTGGCCAACATGGTCTGGATGTTCCGCAGCATCGAGGGTGTCCCCGAGATGCGCGAGTGGTCCGACTTCGGCAAGCGCGCCAAGGTGCAGCCGCCGTACGCCGAGCCCGCGGAGCTGTCCTTCGACGACATCCGCATCGACCGCTCGTTCGCGCGGATGATGCTGGTGCGCGGTGGACTGGTCGGCACCGAGGACGACGCCGACGAGTTCATCGAGACCTTCGGCGAGGACGAGGTGATGGACAACCCGTTCTACGGCATCGACTGGCAGGACGCGGTCCCGCAGTGGGTCGTGCACCACTGGGGCGAGGACGGCCTGGCCTACCGCGAGGACGGCGAGCTGGCTCACGGCTGCGTGAAGATCCTGCTCGGTGAGAACCTGCAGCACTCGACCGCGATCACCGGCGACCCGGCGTTCCCGAACGAGGCGGTGCCGACCCGCTACAACGGAGCGCTCACCGCGGCCTGGCTCGACCTCTCGCAGTGGGAGGTCAAGGTCTGGACGATGGTGAAGTTCGACCCGACCAAGACCGTGCGGTCCGACCCGACCAAGACCGAGGGGGACAAGCACGTCCCCTACCAGCTGCACGGTCACGCCGGTCACTACAAGCTCGACGGCGGCAAGCCGCGTGACCGCTCGGAGATCTCCGGCCGGATCCAGCGCGGTGCCTACGGAATGCGCACCCACGGTGGGCGTGCCGCCTACCAGACCGTGCTCGATCTCGGGCAGTACGGCAACGCCGCGCTGATCGTCTCGGGGTCCGAGAAGAGTTCGTCCTACGACGCCTCCCGCACCGACGGTGCGCTGGCGGTGGTCTACGGCAACGAGCTGCACGCCATCGCCAACTCCGGGAAGCTGCAGGGCGAGGGCTACCAGTACCGCAACATGGGCATCTCGACCAAGGGTGGCTTCGAGAAGCGGGTCAGCCTGTTCTTCTTCCTGCCGCGCGCCACCGACCACTCCCAGGGCGTCTTCCAGGCGCTGGCGCGGGACAGCCTGAAGTGGACCGGCATGGACCGGCTGCCGCTGACCGACGAGGCGGGCATCTACGCCGCCGTCCGCGACGCACTCCCCGATGACTTCCTGGAGCTGATGAACGGCGAGGCCACGGCCAGCGAGTACAAGGTCGACCAGTCCCGCTACAAGCACCTGGAGAGCCTGCTCAACGCGGGCAAGGCCGAGGGCAAGGGCGCCACCAGCGCCCCCACCTCGGAGGTCAGCGTCGGCATCGAGCAGCCCACCGGCACGATCACGGGCGTCGACGCAGGACCGCAGGGAGCCCCTGGCGACACCCCGCGCACGCCGTGCCCGCTGTGTGGACTGGTCGTCCACGCGGACGACTGCAAGAACAAGCCTGCTCCGCGCATCCGCACCAGTGACGTCCCCACCGGCAGCAAGCTGCGTCGTCGCAAGGTCGCACCGGACGAAACGGGCACGCTGACGGCGCGCAAGTCCAGGGCCAAGGCGCACGTCGGGGAGATCAAGCCCGACCACGTCGAGCTGCAGGCGCCTGACATCGACTGGTCCGACGAGCCGGTGGACGGCGACGAGCGTGTCCCGGTGACCTGGGTCGCTCGCGGTGAGACCGCACTGACCGAGAAGGGTGACACCGGCACGATCGTGATCTGGCGCCAGCACCTGGCGGTCAAGGCGATCTTCAAGGAGGGCGAGAAGGCCGGGCGCGACAAGGACGAGACCGAGGCGGTGGTGCGCGAGTGGATCGGGCGCAACCTCACCGACGGGCTGATGGGCATGCTCGCGCTGGCCGAGCGGGACCTGGGCGTCAAGCGGATGACCCGTGTCGACCTGGAGGAGATGATCGAGCGGCTGGGCCAGACCGATCTCTGGCTGATGCTGGTGGCCAGCCTGTTCGCCGACACCGCCTCGCTGGCCAGTCACATCAAGGGCACCGCGCGTCGGACGGCGCGCAAGACCAAGGCTGCCTGAGGGCCGAAGAACAACGGAGGGGCGCACCTGGTGGTGCGCCCCTCCCCGGCGTAGAGTGACCCCGGCGCTGAGGAGCAGACACAATGACGAAGCTAGAGAGATCAGACCGGCCGATGACTGTCGGCACGTTGGTCGAGGATGAGATCACCCTGCAGGTGATGAAGGTCTTCGACATCGCACCCGAGGATCTGAGCGAGCGGATCTCGTTCTACCCGTGGGTCGTCGAGGACGTGCTGCCCCCCGACTGGGGGCTCGGCCTGATCGTCGGGGCCTCGGGCACCGGCAAGACCACCATGCTCGGTGACATCGGCGGCTATCGCCCGCCGGTGCGCTGGGAACGCGACCTGCCGGTGGCCGCGCACTTCCGTGACTTCGAGGACGCCATGGACCGGCTCGGCGCCGTCGGGCTGAACTCGGTGCCCACCTGGGCCAAGCCCTACCACGTGCTCTCCACCGGTGAGCGGTTCCGCGCCGACCTGGCCCGTGCGCTGACCGACGACGCCCGGATCGACGAGTACACCTCGACGGTCTCGCGCACCGTCGCGCAGGCAGCGTCGCGATCACTCGGCGGGTGGATGAAGCGGAACAACGCCCGCCGAATCGTGCTGGCCACCTGCCACTTCGACGTCATCGACTGGCTGGAGCCGGACTGGGTGATCGACACCGACCACGGCACCTTCACCGACGACCTGAGCGTGAAGCCGGAGCGCTGGTGGCTGGAGTTCGTCCGGGAGCAGGACGGGGCCGTCCGGTGCGAGTGAGCCTGCGGATCTACCGGCTGGCCAAGGCCCAGCCGGTCTGGGAGCTGTTCGCCCCGCACCACTACCTGACCCCGGTGCTGACCAAGGGCACCCGCTGCTGGGTCGGCGTGCTGGAGGACACCGACGAGCTGGTGGCGTTCACCTCCTCGATCCGGATGCCGTCGGGCACCTTGAAGAACGCGTGGCGCGAGCACCGCACCGTGGTGCTGCCGGACTACCAGGGACTCGGCATCGGGTGGCGGATGGCGGAGTGGCTCGGTGAGTACCACATCCGGCAGGGCGAGCGGCTGTACTCGCGCACCACCCACCCACGGATCGGTGCCGCCCGTGACGCCAGCCCGCTGTGGCGCAAGACCGCGAAGAGCGGACTGCTGCGCAAGCCCGAGTGGCGCACCGGCGACAAGTGGACCCGCAACAACGACGGTGACCGGGTCCGGATCGCGTTCTCGCACGAGTACATGGGAGACAAATCGGACGACACCACCAGACGGGTGACATCGGTCGGTGGTGTGGTGTTAGATCAACCGCACGGGTAAAGACGGAACGACCAGGGCGGGGCGGACGGAGCGACTGTGAGTGATCGGGCCGTGCTGAAGTGGCCGGTGGCTGTCGACGACCGGCCGCACCGGATCGGCGGCGGGCCGGTGGTGCACGTGGACTGCCAGAACCCGCACGACCCGAGCGTGATCACGATCTGGACGATCGAGCCGCGCTACGCCCAGCCCGAGCCCAAGCGTCGGGTGCAGGTCTTCGGCACCGGCCAGCCGCTGCCCTTCTTCGCCGAGCACCTCGGCACCGCGATAGCGCTGGATGGACAACTTGTCTGGCACGCGTTCCAGCTGCCGGACCCCAGGAACAACGACGAAAGTGAGTGACCAGATGACGAAGATCGACAAGCGCGAGGAGCTGCTCGCCGCAGCAGCGGCGGGCCTCGGCCTGGTGGCCCAGGGACTGGTCGTGGTCAGCGACGCCACCCAGCACGCCGCGGTGGCGCTGGCGAAGGTGGCCAGGTCGCTGGAGGAGCAGCAGAAGGAAGCCCCCGAACCATCCGACGGGCCGGGAACGGCATCGCCCGGCTCGTCGGATGTCACCGACCCCAGCGACCCCAACGGGTTCCCCCCGCAGGAGCGCGGTCCGTGGGGCCAGCCACCGACGATGTGATCTAGACCGGTTGTGACCTGACGAAGTGGTGTGCTAACGTTTACGTCGTAGGTAAACAACGACGCAGAGACGAGGCAGCACATGTACTTCCAGGGCATCGACGAGCCGGACACCGAGCCGCGCCGCAACAAGTACAGCGAGAAGAAGAGCAAGTTCACCGAGGAGGTCGCCGAGACCGTCGCCGACGGCGACCTGTACCTCTCGATGCGGGCTCGCTCGCACGAGCGGTTCTACGTGCCGGTCGAGGCCGGTGAGCACGGCCTGGAGGAGTCCGGGCTGCTGTGCGTGACGCACAAGTTCGAGAAGCCGTTCCCCGACCTCAAGGGCCGCTGGAAGGCGTACGACGGCGGCGGCAACCTGGTGATCAAGCTCAACAAGACCCTCGACGGCAACGTCGGCTACGAGGCGATGCGCTCGATCGAGCAGGCGCTGTACGCCACACCGCTGGGCCGCGCTGTCGGCCGCGACACCCTGCGCGGGATGGCCGAGTCGCTGTGCACCACCTTCGGCATCAACCTCGACCGCGACGAGGAGCGCTCCACGTTCACCGTGGACCCGGACGCCGAGAAGCGGGCCAAGAACGCGCTGCGCGACCTGCTCACCTACGCACCCGAGGGCGGCTACGACGCCCGCCTCGGTGAGATCGGCGCCGACGCCGACGGGGTCGGCTTCGCCGCCGACGCGGGCGAGTACACCGAGCTGATCAACGGCCACACCGACGGGTTCGGCAACGGCGACGCCGGTCAGGGCAACCCGCTGCCGTTCCTGTGCCAGCCCGTCTTCTACGCGGTGCTCGGCTACAAGGGCAACGGCCGGTCCTTCCAGGCCCGGATCAACGCGCTGATGGAGGCTGTCGGCCTCGACGAGCACGACCTGTGACGAGCAACGACAACAACGACAACAACGACTAGGAGACACAGCGATGGCAAAGGACTGGAAGTTCCCGCAGGACTCCAAGACCGACAAGAGCGGCTACATGGAGCATCAAGGCCGCGCGCCCGAGCGCGGCGAGTTCAACGACCAGCAGCTGGCCGACAACCTCGGCATCGGCGTGCAGAACGCACACCAGCGGATCGAGGACGTGACCGAGCACCGGACCAGCGACCTGGGAGACGACGACTGATGAGCGGGCTGCAGGTGCTGCAGGAGTCACTGCCGAGGTGGGTCCAGGTGCAGCGGCACACGGGTGATCCCGTGGTCACCCAGCACGAGGCCGACGGGATCCAGGTCGTCGAGGTGATGGGGTTCCCCGAGTCCCCGACCGACGCCGAGCCGGGCACCTTCACCGACACCTCGCCGGACCGGGTGCGCGCCGACGTGCACTTCGTGGAGATCGCGCCGACCGCGGACTTCCCGGACCGCGAGGAGCTGATCACCGCGGTGCGCGGTGCGCTCGGGGAGGGCGAGTTCGTCGCCATGACCGCCGAGGACCTGTCCAAGGGTCCCTCCTACATCGCGCTGGGTGGCTGGCTGGGCTCCCAGGATCTGGCACTGATGCTGATCGGTGCCGTCGAACTGGCCGGGATCGCTCCGGCGATCACCCCGGCGGCGCTGGGTATGACCGGGGCGAGCGCGGACATGCTGGCCGGGAACGGTCTGGTCATGATCGGCCCCTCGAAGGTCTGGGGCGAGTCGTGACCGGCCTGAGCGAGGTGCTGGGCGAGATCACCCGGCTCGGCCATGAAATCGACGAGCTGAAGATCGAGCGCTCGCACCTGACCGGCCAACTGGAACGACTGGCTGGCACCTGGGACAAGCGCTACCCGCAGCCGATGATGACGCCCAGCCACCAGCACCGGCTGGTCTGCAGCCGGTGCTACTTCCGCTACATGGACACCACCGAGACTCATGTCCGCTTCGGCACCGACTGCACCTACTGCGGCCGGGACGCCGGGATGGGCGTGGAGATCCAGCGCACCTGGTTCGAGCGGCAGCTGCAGGACGACGAGGTGACGACGTCATGAAGATCCACTGGCCCGACATCGTGCGTATCGCCGAGGTGCTGGTGCGCGCTGAGACCGACTCGCTCGACGTGCCGCCGACCCTGCGACGTGTGCACTACCTGCTGGTCTCCAGCGTCGCCGCGACTGCGGCGGGCTACCGCAACACCCAGGGCTGCTACAAGGGGCTCTCGGACAAGCTGGCCCGCGCCCGTGAGACCGGCGGATTCCCTCGGCTGACCGACCTGACCCGTCGGGTGCAGTACCCGCTCACTTTCACCGACGAGCAGGACGCCCGCGACTGGCTGGCCGAGCAGTTCATGCTGGACCGGCGGTCGCTGTTCACCCGACGCACGGTGATCGCGGTGGAGAAGGCCGGACTTGTCCCGCTGATCCGTTCCCGGTTCGGCTGGATGGACGTGACCGCGCTGTCCGGCTACTCCTCGCTGACCCACGCCCAGTCGCTGGTGCGCTACGACGTCATCGTCTACGCCGGTGACTACGACCCCTCAGGGCTGGACATCAGCCGGGACATCGGCGCCCGCACCGGTGCCGAGGTGGTCCGGGTGGCGCTGTCGCGTGACCAGGTCGACGAGTACGCGCTGGTCCCGATGCCCGCCAAGGGCACCGACTCCCGGCTGGCCTCGATGATCGCCAGCGAGGGCTCGGCGATGCAGGTCGAGCTGGACGCGATGGACCCGGCGGTGCTGCTGGACCTGATCGCCGAGGGCGTGGCCGAGGCCACCGATCTGGAGATCCAGGAGAACGGGTGGCCGGTCACCGACGACCTGGACGCCGAAGAAGAGGCGATCCGTGAGCGACTGCGTGAAGGAGTCTGAGATGGACCGTCTTGAGGAGGGCCAGGCAGTCCGAGCGATGCTGCTCGGCTCCCTCCTCGGGGCGGTCATCAGGAATGACGTCCCGGTGCTGATCCGCAGCAGTGAGGAGTGGGTCGACGAGAACGAGATCATCCAGGCGTTCTCGGTGGTCACCGAGTCGGGGCTCAAGTACCGGATCAGTGTCGAGTTCGAGGGAGAGGAGCCCAGATGAGCTACCAGGAGGGCGTCACCGTGCTGGCGATGCGCGAAGGTGACAGCGAGAAGCTGTTCGTCTTCGGCGAGGGTGTCTTCGTCGGGGATCGGCTGATGCCGGGCACGCCCGAGGAGGGGGTGCCGCCGGACGACTACGAGGCGATCTCCGCGGTGCTGGAGGAGGACGACCTGGTCCCGGTCGAGGAGCACCGGTTCGTGGTCTGGTACGACGAGTGGCTCCGTGACGGGCGCCCGGTCAAGAAGACCCGCGAGCAGGTGATCGCCGACATGGAGGCCCAGCGTGCTCGCCCGATGGCCGAGCGGGTCCGCGAGCTGTACCTGGAGACCCGGCTGAACCCGTGCATCTACCTGGACTCCGGCGACATCGTCTACGGCTACCAGTGCTGGTGGGCTCCGGTCTCCCGGACCGACGAGCGGTTCCCCACCGCCGAGCGGATCATGGTGCCCGTGCCCGAAGGCAACGGACGGTGGCGCTGATGGACGAGATCGAGTTCAAGCCGGAGCGGGTCGCGCTGCACCGGTGCCGGTGCCTGGTCCTGCCGATCGACCGGTGCCCCGCGCTGGTCCCGATGGACCAGCCGGTCTGTGACGACTGCGAGGTGGCTCACTTCGGTGAACACCGGGAGAGGGACGCCGTCATGGTGCCGCTGGGACAGCCATGACCGAGGAGATCCGCAGGGACGCGATGGACTGGGTCAACTCGGTGATCGCCTCCGACGAGGCCGAGGCGTGGGAGAACGCCGAGCAGTTCGTGACGCTGACCACCAACGACGAGACCAAGGGCATCTTCATCAACGGCATCTTCGACGACGCGGTCGAGGCACTGGCCTGGGCCGACGCGCACCAGCAAGACCTGAACAAGGGGATGGCCCCCGACGAGGACCCGTTCGTGGTCACCGTGCACCCGGTCGTCCCGATCACCTGAACACCCAACGACGAAAGCAGAGCATCACCATGAACATGCCGTCCACGCCCGAGCTGGAGAAGCAGAGCGAGATCGTGCGCTCCGGCAAGGCCGAGCTGATCCAGGAGTTCTACGACTGGCTGCACCAGGAGAAGGGCTGGGTGCTGGCCCGCTGGGTGCCCACCGAGGAGCGTCACTCCGGTGACGGGATCTACGGCGAGCAGCCGGTGCCGGTCTACGTCCAGCCCGAGCAGCTGATGGCCGACTTCTTCGGCATCGACCGGGACAAGATCGAGACCGAGCGCCGAGCGCTGCTAGAGGCCGTGCGGGAGGCGAACACCAGTGGCTGAGGTGGAGATGGACCCGAAGGTCTACCGGGTGGTCTCGCGGAAGATCTGCTGGCCGAACCCGGACGCCACCTGCCTGCACGGCGGCTGCGGCTACTGCGAGGACGGCCGCTGGAAGACGCTGGCCCAGATCATGCGCTACGCCCGTGGTGCCGGTGTGCTGCCGCACCGGGGCCGCGGTGAGCAGGACGCAGTCGAGGCGTTCACCTACGGGCTGCGCAACGGCTTCTTCGGACGGGTGTCGCTGCGCACCTCGAAGCAGGCGCTGAGCAAGTGGACGGTGATCCTGCCCGCGCTGGCGCTGAAGAAGATGGCCGAGGGGATGCCGTACCGGCACGAGTCCAACAAGGCAGAGATCGCGGCCTGGATGCTGCAGTACCGACGCGACATCTTGGAGGAGTCCTACCGGAAGTCGGCCCGGACGATCCTGGTGGAGGTGGACTGATGGGCGTGGCAGTGACGTCGGTCGAGGGGTACCTGTTGATCGAGTGCAAGTTCGACTACGACGAGGACTGGAGGCTGTACCAGAAGCTTCCCGAGACCATGTCGATCGAGCAGGCTCGGCCCGTGGTCGAAGAGCTTGAGAAGACGGTTGCTCAGTCCCCGGACTTCGAGGAGATGGAGTTTCGGCTCACCTACGTGCGGGTCGAGACCACGAAGGAGGTGCTGTGATGCCCAAGCGACACCACCCCTACGAGACCATCTGCCCGGACTGCAACCAGACGGTCCAGGTGGATGACCAGGGGCTGTTCGCGCAGCACCGGGTCAAGGCCCTCACGACCGACAAGTGGGGTGGCCCGGTGAGCTACCAGTCGATCGGACCGGACAACCCGTGGTGTGCTGGCTCACGGACGGCTGACCTGAACCCGCCGAAGGGATCGGTGCACGGGATGCAGGGCGGGCTGCCGACGCTGGGGAAGAGGCGCTGATGGATGCGGAGACCCGAGAGATGCACCTGACCGCAGGCGAGCACTACGGCCGCAAGGCGACCTGCGGACTCAAGGTCGACTACAAGTCCGAGGAGTCGGCCAACAAGGCGGTGGCGGCGATGGGTGCCAAGGGCTCCAAGGTGATGGAGGCGTACCCGTGTTTCTGGTGCGACGGCTGGCACATCGGGCGGGCGATGACCGATGCCGAAGTGTCGAGGTTCAGCAATGGTCGGTGAGGAGGCCGAGCGCAAGGCGCGCGAGGCCCACACCACCCAGTGCGAGGACGTCAACTGCCGCGCGCACGGGCCGTTCCTGCGCCGGATCAAGGTGCTGGAAGTGGCCCTGGATCGGGAGCGCCGGGCCAACCGGGTGCGGCTGGCCGGAGCCTGGAACGCGTTCCTGGAGCTGGCCCTGCAGGACACCCTGGAGGACGGCACCCCGGTGCTGGCCTACGTGCTGCTGACCAACCCCGACCTGCGGCTGCGCCTCTCGGACGCGATGAACCCACGCACCACACCAACGACGAAAGAGACGACTGATGAGCTACCCGACCAAGCCCGGTGACACCTACACCGCACGGGTGATCGGCACCTACCCCGAGCTGCCCGAGTTCCCGTTCGACACCAAGGAGAACGACCCGCAGTTCTACTTCGAGAAGGACTTTGACTCCGAGGGCAACCAGACCATGCGGTTCGGTGGCCCGAAGGGTGAGGTGGTGGTCACCCTGCGCGACGGGGTGTTCACCCACACCCGTCCGGACGGCACCGTGCTGCGCCGCGCAGAGTGGAACGCCAAGAACAGCAGCTGGGACGTGAAGACCCAAGCGTCCACGCTCGCCACCTACGACAGCTACATCCACCGCGACGGCGTGACCTGCATCCTGCTGGAGGACGGCACCTGGTTCATCCCGTACGACGCCGGTGGCGAGGGTGTCACCTGCGAGCGTGAGCACGGGCCGAGCCAGCGCGACGACCGAGCACTGGGCTGGGACCGAGCGCACACGATGCTGTGCCACGACGTCTACCCGAAGTGCCAGCACCGCAACCCCTGGATGAGAACCCGAGCAACGACATGAGTGAGGACTGGAGCGACATGAGCGACGACAACGAGAACGGAACGCCGAGCGAGCAGGGCGAGGAGCAGAAGCCTGAGCCGAGCCCCTACCTGACCCGGTCCACGATGCTGCCCGTCGAGGGCGTCATCTACTGCCTGACCCACACCGTGGTGCACGAGGACACCGAGAACCCCTACGGCGAGGGACCGGAGAGCTGGTGCAAGAAGGAGGAGCACCGGTCGATCTACTACCGCGGCCACAAGGGCGACCTCGACGAGCGCGTGGAGACCGAGCCCAACGGTGCACCCCGACCGCGGATCGCCGCAGCGACCAGCAACAGCAGCAAGCTCACCAAGGCCGAGCGGGGGCTGGTGGTGCGGCTGACCCGGACGCTGCACACCACCCTGAAGCAGACTCGCGAGACGCTGAACCAGATCCTGGGCAAGGACTCCGCCGACGACCTGGGTGAGAGCGACACGCTGCTGGACCTGACCGGGTCGATCCTGGACAAGCTCGGGGACGACGATGAGTAGGCCGACGATCCCGATCGAGCCGGTCCGGGTCGGTGACCGCTACGAGCGCTCGGACGGCGCCAAGGTCACCATCACGGGCGTCGAGCTGCACCGGGCCGACTACTCGGTGCTCACCGAGGAGGGCACGATCTGGTCCTCGCACACCCCGCTGCCGGTGCCGGAGACCTGGACCAAGATCGCCTCCGGGCCGGTGCCGCCGGAGGAGAAGACGTGGTGCGTCACGCACCCGCTGCGTGAGGCCGAGCCAGGGCAGATCTTCTGCCCGGACTGCATCGACCAGGTCGCCGGGAGCTGGTCGAAGTACGCACCGGACGAGGCCGCGGACCTGGTCGAGCACCTGGTCGCGGAGCAGAAGGGGAAGTCGTGAGCGCGATCGTGAGGAAGGGCGACCGGTTCGCCGCGATGGGGGCCGTGGTGGAGGTACGCCGAGCCGGGACGACATGGGCCGACATCAAGGTGGTCCAGACACACGGCGCGTCCTGGACCAAGCGGCAGCCGTTGCCGTTCCCCTCGGACTGGCGACGGCTGCCCCCGCGTCAGGAGGTCGCGATCTGGGAGCCGGAGTGGACCATCCACCCTGGCGTGCACTGGCGCGAGATCATCGAGGAGTCCGGGAGGTCCCAGGCACAGGTGGCCAAGGAGATGGGCGTCTCGGAGAAGCACCTGTCCCAGATCCTGACCTGCACCGTGCTGCCCGGTGTGGACGCCACGATGAAGTTCGCTGGCGTGATGGACGTGTCGCCGCGGCTGCTGTGGCGGCTGGCGAGCGACCACAAGCTGGACCTGGCGCTGGGCAAGGTGGACTTGACGCACGATTACCTTTAAGGTAAAGGTATAACTATACCTGTCAGACGGGTGTGGTAGACTGTGCTCGTACCGCTTGCGATGAAAGACAGACCGAAGCCACGAATGTAGGGACGATGGACGACTCTGAGAAGCAGGTGCCGCAGCGAGAGACCTGCGTCTACTGCAAGGTCGCCATCTACCTGGGGATCGTGGTCAAGGACGAGTGGGCGCATGGCTCCGGGTCTCGCTGGTGCCAGACACCGAACGGGTACACCGCCACGCCGCTGCGCGAGGCGACACCCACCTACCACGGAAATGAGGACGTGCTGTGACCGACTTCCCGACCCACACGATCACGGTCACGAAGGTCTCCTACGAGGAGCCGCGCGGCAACTACCTGACCGAGCTACCGGTGTGCGAGTACGAGATCGACCACGGAGTGTGCGAGGTGCGCGGCGAGGAGTGCATCGTCGAAGGGAACGTGCAGGAGCTGGGGCTGCACGCCGCGCTGTACGGGGTCTGGGACACCTGGGACCAGCTCAACCGGCTGGAGGCCGGACGCGAGTATCGGGTGCGCGGCTGGGTCTCGAAGTTCGACATCCCCGGTGAGCCGATCGAGTACGACGCCGGGATCGAGGAGGTGGACGAGGATGACGACGCCTAACCAGCAGTCCTACTGCTTCGGGCACTACCTCGACGAGGACGGTGTCGTGCAGCACTGCCTGGGTCCGTTCGAGCACTGGGGCGAGCACAGCAAGGACTGGCCGCAGAGCGAGCCGCCGAAGCCGGAGCCGACACCGGAGAAGACGCAGGTCGCGCCCGCGATCCGCCAGATGACCGAGGACGTGCTGGGTGGGGCGCCGGTGGAGATCGGCAAGCGCTACTGGCACCCCGAGGACGGGCTGATCGAGATCACCTCGGGCCAGTACTGGGGCACCCACGGGCTGTCCAACTTCTGGTACTGGACGGTGGTCGAGACCGGGGAGGAGAAGAACGGCTACGGCGGCGAGTGGGAGCGAGACTTCCCGTGCGCGCAGGGCTGCAGGCCCTCGCAGGGGGATGTGTGCGGCGGACCGCGGTGCACATGAGGTGTTTACCTGTATGGTAAACTTCTGCCAACGACATAACGACGCAGGACGAGAGGACGAGACATGGGAGCCATCGACGCCTTCCACGTGAAGCAGGTGATCTGGGAGACGCTGCACACGCACGCCTTCCACCGGTTCGCCGACATCTACAGCGCCTCGCTGCGCGGCGAGGCCCTGGTCGAGGAGACCGTGCCGATGGCCGAGATCCCGGACTTCGTGCGCAGCGGCGACGCCTCGGTGGCCCGCGAGGTGCGGGTGGCCCGGATGAGCGAGACGTTCTACGTGGCGCCGCTGATGTCGCGGCTGGTTACCGCCGCGGCGGAGTCCTGGCCGCAGGACGAGCTGGTGCTGGCTGAGGACTGGCCGACCACGCACGGGTTCATGTACATCCCTGGCGGGGTCTCCACGGTCGACGTGCGCGGGCAGGTCAACGTCACCGAGATCTTCACCTGGGAGGTCCGCGGAGCCCAGACCGAGGTGGTCTGGTGGACCAACAAGACGTACGACGCGCCGGTGCTGCGCGAGCGGATCGGCTGGGAGGCGATCCCGCAGTACACGCCCTGGCACCTGACCGTGCTCAAGCACGGGCGGGCGCTGCCCCAGGCGATGGTGATGGGCACCGTGATCCCGCCCGAGGTCGGCCGGGAGATGCGCTGGATCACCGGGCCGAACGGGGAACGCTCGCTGTACTTCCCGCAAGGCTGGACACCCGAGGAGCTGCAGCCGCACATCGGGGTGGACCGGGTCTCGGCCTGGCTGGTCTCAGCGCTCCGGATCATGCAACAGCCGCTAGCTGCGGTGGAGCGCAAGGGGATGCCCGCCAACCTGCGGCGCGGGCTGATGCGGCACCCGGTCCGGCTCAAGCAGAAGGCGGTCACCGTGATCGACTTCCGGCGACGGGCAGGCGACTTCGAGCACGTCGGGGAGCGAGAGTATTCGCACCGGTTCCTGCGCCGAGGACACTGGCGGCGTCAGCCGTACAAGAACGTCGACGGGGAGTGGGACCAGCGCCGAATCTGGATTCATTCCACGATCGTCGGCGATCCCAGCAAGCCGCTGATCCTGCGCGAGCACGTGAACGCACTCACAAGGTGATCAGCGGTTAGGGTTGGCGAAGTTGAAGTGAGACAAGGACGAAGCGATGACCGTTGACCCACCGGAGGGGTACGAGCCGGACCCGGACGAGCCCGGCTACTCCCCCGAGCCGGTGGGGAGCCGGGCGATCCCGGACCCGCCGCCGGGGCTGGACGTGCCGTTGGGCGAGGTCCGGGACTGGCTCCGGGCGCGGGTCGAGAAAGGCGTGCACTGCCCCGCCTGTGAGCAGTTCGCGAAGGTCTACCGGCGGCAGATCTACGCGGGCATGGTCCGGGCGCTGGTGCTGATGTGGCGCGAAGGTGACTTCGGCCGACGGCTCTACGTGCACGTGCCCTCGATCGACCCGGCTCGCGGCGGCGACGTGGCCAAGCTGGAGTTCTGGGGGCTGATCGAGGAGGAGCGCGCCTCGCGGGTGGACGGGGGCCGAGCCGGGTTCTGGCGAGTGACCAGGCGCGGTGAGGACTTCCTGCAGCGCAAGACGATGGTGCCCAAGTACGCCCGGATCTACGACGGGCGACTGCTCTCGTTGACCGGGCCGCTGGTGGGTGTTGACGACGCACTACGAGGTGCGTTCCGGTTGGACGAGTTGATGGAGGGGATCTGAGCGAGATGACCGAGGACGAACGCAAGCAGCTGCGGACCGACGCGCAGCGGGCACGTGACGAGGGGATGCGACGCCTCGTCGAGGCCGACCAGTACGACGTGGTGATGCCACGAGGAGTCCCGAAGAAGGTGCCGCGCAACGTGTGCCGGTGCCCCGTCCTGGACGTGGGTGATTTCTGCCCGGTGCACGGAGGCTGATCGACCATCGAAATCTGAGCGGGGGGAGGAGCGAGGGAGTGACGTATGACGAAGCACCGACAGGGCAAGGGATCGGGAACACCGGAGGAAGAGCGGACCTACACCCGACGGCAGTGGCTGACCCGACGGGCGATCATGAACGGCGCGCCGGTGATCCTGGCCCAGGAGGCGGTGTCCTCGGTGGCGATCGAGCACGACTGGGACATGGACACCGAACGCAAGACGATGGCCGAGTGGGACATGATGGAGCACCACCAATGACCACAGCGACACACGACACACAGAACTCGGGACCTGCACGTGCCTACTCAGCGAGAACAGCCAGATCCGGGGGCACCGCGCCCACGCCCGATCCTGCCGCCGGACACGACGTCGCGGCGAGCCACGGGGAAGAGCCAGCACACCCAGCACACCCAGCACACCCAGCACCCCCGGCACCGTCGGGTGACCTGGAAGAAGCGGCTGTGGAACCGGATGTGGGGCCGCAGTGACCGCGATCGGTGAGATGCAGGTCTACACCGGGGCCGGGTGGGTCCGGCTGGCACCAGGTTCGTCGGTGGCGGTGGACCCGGAGACCGTGGGGTGGCCACCCGCGATGCCGAAGCCGATGAAGTGGGAGCCCGCCGATCACGGAGGACCGGAGCCGGAGGACGACCCGGTGATCTCCGAGCTGTGCGAGGTGCTGCTGTGCCCCAACTGCGACATGGAGCTGTCGGCTGCTGCGTGCACCCCGCAGCACGCCTACCTGGCCGACAACCCGGTCGAGCACCGGCTGCTGAAGCCGCTGCTGGAGCCGTACCTGAAGCAGCTGCGCTTCGATGAGGGGCGGCTGTGCTCGTCGTGCACGTTCGCGGCCGGGCACGACGTCGTGCTGGCGAGTGAGCCGTGCAACCACGTTGACGCTCGCGGGGACCAGGTGCTGATCAGCACCGTGCAGTGGCAGGAGCTGGCCGGGGAGTTCGCCAGAGCCCGCGGCGCGCTGGCCGGGATCGAGGACCGGCTGCGGGACTCAGAGGAGGATCTCGGGGCGCTGCTGACCTGGCACTACTACCACCGCGACGACGCGCCGCACCTGAGCGTGAGCAAGTACTGGCGCGAGGTGGCCGCGAACGCCATCAAGAGACTGATCGACGGAACGGAGAAGACATGAGTGACGAGGACGAGCACGAGCTGGAGACGGCAGCGGTGCCCTACGACGAGCACCTGCGCGAGCGCGCCCAGGCGCTGCTGGACTCGGTGGCGCCCGGTGGGGTGCCGCAGGAGGTCGCCGAGGGGTTCCTGCGCGAGCTGGGGGCGATCGTGGCCGAGCGCCGCGACATGGAGATGTGGAACCAGCGCGGGATGAGCGGTGCGCAGTGGGTCGCGTCCTACCCCTCGCAGGAGAAGGCCGCGGAGGCGGTGCAGTACCTGATGACCCACGAGCACGGGCACCACTTCGCGGTGCTCGGGGAGGGACAGGACCTGGTGGTGTCCAAGATGGGCACCGAGTGCCTGCAGAAGTTCCACCAGGCCGAGAAGGAGCGCGGGGAGCGGCTGGCCGGTGGAGATGGGGGGACCTCGTGATCGGGTTCTTCATCACCGTCGGGGTGGTGGTGCTCCTGCTCTGGTGGACGAACACCGGAACGAGCCCGTGATCACGTGATCTGGTGGCACGAACGGGTGCTGCGGCACACGCTGCGGCGCAACACGATGATCTCGGTGCCGATGTGGGACCGGACGTCTCGGGGCGTGCTGGTGACGTGCTCGTGCGGGAAGACGTGGGCTCGGTGAGTGGCGATGAACGGAAGATGCGAGGTAGTCAGGGTGAGTGAGCCAGGTGAGCGGGAGAACTTCCGCACCTTCGACGACGTGCTGACCTGCTCGACCCCGGACACGGTGGACGAGTCGGATCCGGCGTCGCTGGAGGCGTGGAAACGCCAGGCGGTCGGGATCTGCAAGCAGTACGTGTGGAAGCAGTACCGAGTACCGCCCTACGAGCTGCTGTTCGGGCGCGCGGACGTGCTGGTCACCGGAGACCCCGTCGAGGCGGCGGCGTTCCAGCCCGGCGATGCCTGCGAGACGTGCCGAGAGGGCACCGAGGTCGCCGTTGCGTACCTGAAGGAGCACCCGGAGGCGTCGGTGACCCAGGTGAACCTCGCGGTGACCGAAGTCTGGTAGCGATCTGGTAGGTGCTGTTTACCTAAACGGGTGCACAGTGGGTGGTAGTGGGTGTGGGGCTCGGGGGAAAGGGGGGAGGGTGATGATTCGCCTGTGCAAGCAACTGTTCGTGTGCAGTCGCCGAGGGCATGTGGAGTGGCCCGAAGGTGCGGCGAACCCGCTGTGCTGGCGCTGCGGGAAGTGGCTGGAAGGGACCGAGCCGCCGCCGTTGACGTCCAGGCGCCTGTGAGCTGAGTCAGCGAGCTGAGTCGGGCGCAGACTGGTGGTTATGCAACCACGAGGACGCGCGCGCAAGCGGTTGATCTACGTCGGTGTGGGGGACCTGGTGCGGCGGTGGCACGCCCGGTTCGGGGTCTGCCGCCGCGAGGGGCATTCGCCGTTCTGGTACGAGGAGTGGGGGATCTTCTGCTACCGATGTCACCGACGGGTGGCGCCGAGTTGAAGGATGGGCGGGCTTGGAGACAGGTGACTTAGCCTACCTGGCCGGGGTGCTGGACACCCGTGCGGTGGTGCGGGTGCGGGTGTTGCCGGGGAACGGGACGGTGCTGCCGTATGTGGCGATGTCGTGCGGGGACGCGGAGCTGCTGAGGTGGCTGGGAGAGATCTCGGGGGTGAAGTCGATCGTGACGTCGAGGGACTACGACAAGCACCGCTGCCTGGAGCACTGTGAGCGGGCGCACGAGCACATCCGGTCGGTCTCGGGGCGGTGGTCGCTGACCGGGGTGCGGGCGACCGTGGTGCTGGTGGCGACCCGGCCGTGGGTGCGGTTCGGGGAGGAGAAGTGGGACCGGGGGATTGCGGCCGGGCTCGCAGCGCCGCGCAAGGAGGGGGTGCTGCGAAAGATGACGGCGCTCGGCTGGCCGGTGCCGTAGCCTGATGGCGCAATGACAGCGACGGATGAGACGGAAGACCGAACGATGAGCACGATGAGCACCGAGAGCTTCAACTTCGATGACTGGCGCGTAGGGAACACCTACTGGACTTCGGACTGGCACTGGGGCCATGACCGGATCCGGGAGCTGTGCGGTCGGCCGTTTGGGTCGGTGGGCGAGATGAACCGGGTGCTCCTGGAGCGGGTGAACGACGTGGTGACCCGTCGGGACACGCTGGTGATCCTCGGCGACGTGATCATGGGGCGGTTCGAGGACACCATCCAGCTGATGCAGCAGATCCAGGCGCGCCGGATCTGGATCATCCCCGGCAACCACGACCGGTTCTCACTCGCCTACCGCAACCGCGGCGGGCCGGAGGCCCAGCGGACCGCCCGCGAGCTGTGGCGGCTTGAGTACGAGCAGGCTCGGGTGGGGGCGGGTCGCGGAGGAGGGCGGCTGATCCGGGCCGAGCCGGACGTGGTGCCCTCGGTGTGGCACACCGAGATCGGAATGCAGCCGGTGGCGGTCTCGCACTACCCCTACCAGGGTGACTCCGGCAAGACCGACCGGCACCGCTGGCTGCGGCCGGTGGACGAGGGTCTTCCGCTGATCCACGGGCACGTGCACACCGCGTGGAGGACTTCGGGGCCTCAGTTCAACGTCGGGGTCGACGTGAACGACTTCGCCCCGGTCGGTGAGGCGGTGCTGTCCGCGTGGCTGGACCGGCTGCGGATGGACACGTACGCGGGCTAGCGCTGACGTTGGGGAATCCTTAGAGTGGCAATCTGATTGCTACTCAAAGGGGACCTGATGGACAGAACGACGATAACGACGAGGATCGCGGTGGGACTGGTGGCGCTGACGATGGCGCTGGTGGGGCCGGTGCTGATCGCGGCGCCAGCTGGGGCAGCCGGAGGGTCGTGTGCGGGCTACGTCAAGGCTGCGCACGACATCCGCTGGAGTTCCTTCGCGGGGCACCGGGTGGTGGCGGACTTCATCTCGTGCGGCTACCGGCCCTCGGGGTTGATCGGGCCGGTGCGCTACGGGATGCGCGGGATGAACCGGCCGACGCTGGCGCTGCAGAACCGGATCCCGTTCGCGGGCGGGGAGACGCTGCGGGTGATCACGCCGGTGTACCACTACAGCACGACGTCGCGTTACTTCAAGTACCGCTGGGTGCTCTCGCAGGGGCACGTCGCGACACCGCGGCTGACCCAGAACTGGCACATGGAGCTGCAGGTGCGTCGGCAGGGGTCGCCGGTGGCCAGGATGTGCTTCGTGGGGCGCTCGTGCAGCGCCTGGCAGAACTGAGAAGGGTGGGATGGAGAGCGTGGAGATGGAGAGCGGGAGACAGATGAGGGTCAACGTGGCCGCGGTGGCCGGGATCGTGGTGGGGCTGCTGTGCGCGGTGTGGCTGCTCGCGCACCCGGAGTCCCCGGTGCTGGTGTTCGTGGCGATGATCGGGTTCGCACTGTTCCTGGTGCTGGGCCTGGTGATGACCGCGGTCTGGGCGGTGCGGACGGTGCGGCGGCTGCGGGCGCGCTAGTTGGGGAATCTGTATAGTGACAATCACCAGCGCCACTCCGCTCCGGCGGGCGACGCTGAGACCGCCCTGACGGGTCTACTCATGCGGGGGAGACCTGGCGGGTGCGGGATGTGGGGGAGGGACCGGCCGGACCAAGGTGCTCTTGGTCCGGCCGTGTCTGTCTCCGGGGGGCGGGGGCGGGAGCGGGAGCTAGGTGATCTCGTTGCGGAGGGCGCGGGCTCGGTCGGGGGGAACGATGTCGTCCGGGCCGTCGGTCAGGAACCGGGGGAGGCCACAGGTGAACACCAGGAGCCAGCCGAGGGAGAAGGCGGGGATGACCCAGAGGATGGCGGGGAAGGGCAGGTGCTGGGCGAGGTAGATCGTGGTCAGGACGACCAGGGTCAGGCCCAGGTAGGAGAGGGTGGCGCGGACCAGGCGCTGGCGCCGCCGGTTGGCCAGGTAGCGGGCCTTGCGGGCGACCAGCTGGGGGGCGGTGACGAGCCGGGTGTGGTCGCAGAAGCCCCATCGGGCGGCGTCTGCGATGCAGGCGTTCGTGTGCTGGGGGAGCGGGCCGAAGCTGCGGTGCCGGGGGTCGGTCGGGAGATCGGGCATGCCCCGAGTCTGGCGCGAGCTGGGGGGATGGGGAAGTGGGGAAGCCCAAGTCGGGGGATTTGGGGGCGGGTGGGGAGGGGGTGGTGGGGGACGGGGCGGATGGGGAGATCGAAAAGGCCAAGGTGGGGGAGGCGGGGCGAGGGGTGGGAGCTGAAAGTGCGCCATCTGGGGCATGCGTCCGGATCGTTTCGAGTCGCGCGTGAGAGCCGCTCCCGCTCCCGCGTGGGGCGAGCCTCGCGAGGCGTCCCGCGCGGCTGACGCGCCCTGTGACGTGCCCTGTGACGCGCCTAGGCGTGCACAGGGCGAGCACAGGGCGCGTGTGAGCCTCTCGCGCGTGTCAGGGGCAGGCAGGGCGAGCACAGGGCGAGCACAGGCGAGCACAGGGGCAGGCAACGCGTGAGCAAGGCACAGGGGCGAGCACAGGCAAGGCATGAGGCATGAGGCATGAGGCATGAGGCAAGGCATGAGGCAAGGCATGAGGCAGGCACAGGGCAGGGAGGCAGGCAGGCAAGGGAGGCAGGGGAGAGCACAGGCAGGGAGGCAGGGGAGAGCACAGGGGAGAGCACAGGGGAGAGCACAGGGGCAGGGACAGGGAGAGCACAGGCAAGGCACAGGGCACAGGCAGGGACCTAGGGCAGGGACCTAGGGCAGGGCACAGGCAGACAGGCAGGGGCAGGCACAGGGCACAGGGCACAGGGCACAGGGGCAGGGCAGGCAGGCGAGCACAGGGGCACAGGGGCGAGCACAGGCAGGCACAGGGCACAGGCAAGGGCACAGGCAGGAGAGGGGCACAGGCAGGCACAGGGCCACTGTCAGGGAGGGAGAGCCTGCCCTCGAAAGGGAGGGGGAGGACAGGCAGGGTGACAGCGACCCTGTGCCTGTGCACCCTGTGCCCTCTTGTCTGTCCCTCACACCTATGCGACGGGCGAGCGCTCACGTGCACCCGGTGACTGGACACTGTGCTGCACAGTGGTCTAGTCCACGACGCCTGTGATTTGGCAGTGGCGCAACAGTGCACTAGGCTGACGTATGTCAGCCCCACCCCCACCGCATCGGAGCCCCACCATGACCCGCATCGCCCCCCTCGCGCCCCTCGCCCCCGTCGCCCCTGTCCTGTGCTCATGGTGCGACGCGCCTGCTACCCGCAACCTGGCCACCGCACTGGACCACGCGTGTGAGGCTCACTTCCTGCAGTGGTTCGGTCCGAACCTCCCGACCGTCGACGGCGCCGACGTGCACCCGGACGCGTGCCCGCATGACACGTCCGACGCCACGCGCCTGCCCGGCGACACCGTCGCGTCCGCATGGGAGTGCGACCAGTGCGGCCACCTCCGCCCGTTCACGCGCGAGGACTACGTGTTCTGCAACGCCTCGCCGTGGACGCCCCGCGCGCCGGAGGGCATCTCGCGCCTCGCGTGGATGCTCACGCCGCGCGAGGCGCGCCTCGCGCACTACGCCGCCTGATCCCACCCGCTCACGCGGGGCGCCATCCGGCGCCCCGCACCCTGCCCCGAAAGGCCCCCGTCATGACCCGCACTGCCCCCGTTCACGCCGCCACCCGCGACGAGATTCTCGCGACCCGCACCGGGTCCCTCGCGACCTACTCCGCCACGTCCGACAACGGGCAGGCGTACGCCGTGGTCGGACCGGTACCGGGCGACCCCGACCGGATCTATGTGATCGGCCGCGCGGGCACAGCGTCCGCCGGTCTGGTCATTCTGGTCACCCGCACCGGCCGCGTGGACGTGCCCGGCAAGGGCGCACAGGTGCGCGTCCGGTTCGACTTCCCGCGTGACACCAATGACGCGGGTGGGACCCTCGCGTTCGACGCGGGTCACGTGGGAGGCGTCGCCCCGCGCGTGCTCTTCGGCTGACACCGGGCACGCGCGGCACGCGCCCCGGATCCCGTGGGGGGATCCGGGGCGCCGACGCGTCCGGCGCGAGGGCAGCTACTGACGTTTACGCAGGGCGCCGTACGCCGCGCCCCGACCCGGTTTGACGCAACGTTGTTGTGTCCTGTAGGCTGACGTAGTCAGCCCAACCCGAACCCCCCTTGGAGTCCTCATGTCGAACCTCACCGCTGCCCTGCCCGTCACCGTCGCCGTCTCGGAGCGTGGCGCCGTGCTCATCGAGTCGGGCACCCGCACGGTCGCGATGTCGCCGTTCAGCGAGCGGGCACGCCGCCTCACCCTCGACTTCGGACCGGGGACCTACGTCCTCGCCACCGACGTCGACGTCGAGGACCTGCCCACCACGGTCGCCGACGACCTCGCCGACGCCCTCGCCTGACCCGCTCGCCCCTCGCGGGGGAGCATCCGCTCCCCCGCTCCCTGCCTCGAAAGGTTCCGCCATGATCACCCTCACCCGCGAGTCCCCCACCTGCTACACGTTCAGCGCGCAGGAGGGCGACCTCACCGCCACCCTGGTCAAGTCCAGCGACAACGCCCGCTTCGGACAGGGCGCGTGGATGTGGAGCGTCGACGTCTGCGGCGCGCCTATCTCCACCGGGTCGGCTCCCTTCCGCGAGGCACGCGCCACGGTCGTCGCTGCCCTCGAATCCGTCGCCCCTGCCTTCACTGCCTGACGCCCCGCGCGCCCCGCGCGCCCCGACCCCGAAAGGGGGAAACAGCTACTGACGTTTACGCAGGGCGCCCCCTCGCCCCCGCGCGACCCGGTTCGCGATTGTCGGGACAGTGAGGTAGACTGACGTAGTCAGCCCAAACCGAAACCCTCTGGAGTCACCATGTCCCTCGCCCCCGCCACCGACGCCCCCGTCTGGTCCGTTGTCGACGCTGACGACCGGTTCCCCGGTCGCTTCGACGCCCACGTCACCGCGATCACGATGGGTGGGATCGAGTTCCGCGTCCGGATCACGCCCGGTGACCGGGACACGTACCTCGCCCCCGGCTTCACCGCCGATATCGACGGGGGACGCGGCCACCAGTGGACGCTGACGGTCCCCGGCGCGGGCCTCGACCGCCTCAAGGCTGCCGTGGTCGACGACCTCGCCGACGAACTGAAGGGGTGGTGAGCATGAAGGTCACGCCCGCTCAACTCGACACGCTCCGCACGGCTATCGCGCCGCTCGACACCGACACGGTCCGCGCGCGGTACCGCGCGGGTGACTTCCCGCGCGCCGCTCTGGTCCAGGACCTCGACAAGCGCTACCGGTGGGACCTGCTGCACGCGGCCACGGCAGGCACGACGATCGTCCCCGACCTGTACGACGCGGGATGCCACGACGCGCATATCGACACTGCCTTGCGCGCCGTGGTCACGCCCCTCTAGCGTCCCCGAACGTGGCGCGTGTGGGCTGACACTTCGCGCGCCACCCGAACCCCCGCTGTGACGACCCCGGCGGGGGTTTCGTGCGCCTGCTCGCGCCGGAGCGGAGCTACTGACGTTTACGCAGGGCAGGCTGACCCGCGCCGATGTCCGATTTGCTTCCTGTCGGGAGGGTGGGATAGGCTGACGTAGTCAGCCCAACCACTCAAGGAGTCCCCATGGCCACCACCTCGCCCCGCGCCTCGCGCCGCCCGACCACGCTCGCCACCACCGACCGCGACGAGGCTCTCAACGGCCTGTTCACGACCGCGCTGGAGGGTGGCATCGGCTACTGGTCCACGTGCTCGGTCTACCACTGGGGCATCGACGTCGACGGTCGGCTCCGCGAGGCCAAGGACTTCATCGCGGTCGTGGAGGACTCCGAGTCCGAGGACGGTCCGGAGTACGTGATCGACCGCCACGTGATCCGGATCGGCGCGGCGCGCCTGTACCGCCACCTGATCGGTCTGGGCGAGCAGGCCAACTCCTACCACCTCGCCGCGATGCGCGACTTCGCCCGTGGCAACTGGGGCGACCTCGACTACGACTCGGACACGGCCGACATGGTCGTCCAGTTCGGACTCTTCGGGGAGTTGGTCTACAACTGACCCACCCGCTCGGCCGCTCGGCCCGATCCCCGCGAGGGGGTCGGGCCGATTTTTTCGCCCTCCCCCTCACTGACGTTTACGCAGAGCTGGTCCCTGGCCGCACGCCCGACGCGCGACCTCGATTCGCGTTGTGTCTGGAGGGTGTGCTAGGCTGACGTAGTCAGCCCCACCGAACAGAGGATCCCCCCATGAGCGTCGCCTTCTCCATCGAGTCCAACTTCACCGGCGCCTTCACCGCGCACTGCTACGACCTCGACCTCACGCTCGGCCCGGTGGTCGGGCACGAGTCGATCCTCCCGCTGATCGCGGCGCACAAGGCGGAGTGCGACGAGTGCTCGGCCTACGGCATGTACTCGCAGGCCGTGCTCGACGTGGACGACACGCTCGACCTCAACGTCTCCAACCTCAACGCGCGCACCCTGCTGATCGCGCTCGGGCTGGACGATGAGGGTGACCTCTGCGGGACGCTCGACGGCGAGGACTTCCTCGGCCGGGTCCTGCTCGCGCTCGCCACCGACCGCGACGACTCGGGCGTGCCGTACGCGGTCGTCGGTGGCGCGGAGGTCGGCCAGTCCGGCGCGACCGTGATCGACTGCGGCCGGTCGGTGGGCTACTTCGCGGACCGGTTCGGCGCGCTGCACGCGCTCGCGCTGGAGGCGGTCCGGCTCGGCCGTGGGATCCAGTGGTCCTAGGCCGGACGCGCACCGACGCACCGGAGCCCCTCGCCGGGTCCGGTGCGTCGTGCGTTCAGCTCCGGCTAGAAGTAGCCGGGCGTGTCCTTCTTGGGCGCGTCCATGTCGTCGCGGGTGTGCTCGCCCTTCTTCACCGGGTCCGCCTCGTCCTGCAGGTAATACTCCTGCTCGCGGGCGTTGGCGTGCTCGTGCCCCGGCTTCTGCGTCCGGGTGCCGGGGAGGTCGTCCCAGGAGTCCGGGTAGGTGCTGGCCTCGTTGCTCGACTGGCTCATGACGGGTTCCTCTCGGGGGTGGTCCCTGCCCTTGCAGGGTACGCGCTCGCGGCGTGGTTAGCGATACACCAGGCACTGACGTTTACGCAGGCCAGGCCCCGACGATCGGGAGCGTAGAGCCCCGACGATTGGTAGCGGACGCAACGGTGTGGTACGCTTACTTCAGTAAGCGAGACACCCGCTACGGATGCGAAACCGTGGGGTCTGACTGGAATCTCAGACCGGGGGTCCCGCTCACTCCCCCGCCACATCGACGCAAGGACACAGACCATGACCGAGACCGTGACCCTCCTCCCGACCGTGCGCATCCACCGCGTGCTGTTCCTTGAGGAGGACGTGTGGGAGGGCGACTTCCCCCGCGACAACGTCCGCACCGAGGACTTCGACTTCGACCCGGCCACCGAGACCGAGGAGGAGATTCTCGACGGCGCCGTGCGCGTGTTCGAGCGGGAGGGCCTGACGTTCTCGGCCACCGGCAACGACTGGGCCGCTAACCCTGACGGCACCGTGATCGTCAACTACGCCACCGCGCAGCGCGAGGAGGTCACCGGTCACCTCATCGGTTTCACCGACGAGCAGGCCGCGACGATCATCGAGCGGGTGGGCTGATAGCGATCCTGCGCTGAGCCGCCTAGGCTGAGGCCCGTAGCCGCAAGTCCCCCCGACGACGCGGCTGCGGGTCCCTCGCGTGGTCGGGGTGCACCCCGGCTGCTGACCCGAGACAGCGCCGGAGGACTCCCTCCCAGGACGCCCCGTTTCCCCCACGCGAGGGATCCCCTCCCCACTGACGTTTACGCAGAGCTGCCCGTCGCCGGGGCGTGCGCTGCGGGTGCGCTGTTGATCGTGGTGTGGTAGGCTTACGTCAGTAAGCCAACGACGTAAGGACACCCGATGAACGACCACCTCCGCCTCACCGCCCGCCTGATCGCCCTGCTGCTGGGCGTGCTGGCCGTGGCCCTCGCCCTGACCGGGGTCTACCTGATCGACTTCCGTAGCGACTGCCACGACGACGGCGGGCACTTCAGCGTCGACGGCGCGACGGCGTGGTGTCGGTACTGATGGGCACCCCGATCACCGGCCCGCGTGCCGACAAGCATGGCAACCTGATCGCCCGCGAGGGACAAGACCGCTGCGGCTGCGGCGTCAAGTACTGGGAGAACGACCACTGCACCGACTGCGGCACGCACGTGCGGCACGCGATCCAGCCGGAACTGCCCGAGACCCCGAACCCGGTCATCGCGATGGTCGCCGCTGACGATGTCGAGCACGACCCGTGGGGCACCGCGATGGGCTGGGCGTTCGCGGTGGCCGAGAACCTGCACTTCCGCGCCGATGCGCCAGTGCCGGACTCGCTCGGCTACCGGCCCGCCATGGGCGCGACCGATATCGAGGACGAGGACTATCAGGCGACCATCATCGCCGAGGAGGATTACGACGTGGTCGTGCTGACCGAGGCTGCGGAGATGCTCAGCGTGTTCCTCGATGAATGCAAGCGGCTCGGGAAGGACTACTGAAGGGAGGCCGGGACACCGGCGCGCCAGCTGAAGGCCAGCTGGCGCGCGGTGGAACGTCACTGACGTTTACGCAGGCACCGGCGGCCTGGCGCCGCGGCCGTCGGCCCTCGATGGCGTGACGGTCGGGAGGGTGTGGTATGCTGACGTAGTCAGCAAGACACAACGACGGAGGACGAGATGCCCAGCATGACCACGGCGGCCAAGCACGGCGGCGCGAACCTCGCGCTCGCCAAGGCGATGGTCGGCAAGCGCTCCAGCGGTGCCGCTGGTCCGCACGCCGACAAGCGTGCCAAGCGTGCCCGCACCCGCAGCGCGCAGCGCGCCCGCGTCCTGAAGGACTGGGCGTGAAGGAGGACGCTGCCTACAGCCTGGCGACCTGGATCGTGATGGTCGTGGGCTTCCTGATCGGCGGCGTGATGGGCGCCTTCAAGTCGCTGCTGGGATTCCTGGCCCTCGCTGCCGTGCTGGCCGTGGGCGCGCCGCTGGTCTACATCGCCGTGGTGGTGCTCTGGCTGACGGGCGTGACCGTGACCGCGTGCACGTCCGGACTCATCCGAGGGCTCACCGACTCCGAGGGTGGCCCGGTGGTCACCGGCGGCGTGCTGCTGATCGGTGCCACGCTGGTCGCGCTGACCGTCACCGGGAACGGGCTGCTCGCGCTCGCGATCGGGATCGGGCTGCCGGTCGGGTTCTGGTACTGGAAGCGCCCGACGATCACGGTGGCCTGAACGCACGAATCCCGGCTAGATACACGAGGTGCCTAGCCGGGATTCGCTCTGCCTTCACCGTCTTTGGTCTGGGCCGAAGCCCTTCACATCGACGGATCTGACTGCAGCCTTTGCCTTCACGCTCAAGGTCCCGAAGGACCGAGTGCTCTCCGGCTCTGGCAGGTCCCCAACATATCCAGCCCGCGCCGGAGCGCGCAACCCCTCACTGACGTTTACGCAGCTCCCACCGTGGTGATTCGCGATCGTCGGGACGGTGTGGTACGCTTTCCTTGAAAGCGAACGACAACGACGGAGGACACCATGCAGGACTTCTTCACCCACACCGAGGCGGACGCCGGTGCATGGGACCGCAACCACCTGGAGGCCGACGACTTCAGCGACGCACCCTCGCGCGCCGAGGCCGAGGCGGATCTGGCTGCTGACGCCGCCGACGCCTATCACGCCGGTCCGGACACGGTGGTCGGTTACGGCATCCGCTGCGCCCACTGCCACAACCGTCACGAGACCATCGCTGACGTCCGCTGGTGCAGCGACCTTCAGGCCGAGTACCGCGCCGAGGCGCTGGCCGAGCAGGCCGCCGAGGCTCGCGCGGAGCGCTACTTCGAGGAGGGTCCCGAGTCCTTCCAGATGATGCGTGCCGCCGAAGAGGCCCACGATCAGGCCCGCGCGTGGAACGACCCGTGGATCACCGGCGAGCCGCCCGCGACCACCACGATCAACCACGGCAACAGCGGAGCCTGCGAGGGCGGGGCCTGCTCGTGGCACGACAAGTGCCGCAAGCACCGCGAGCAGGACGTCGCCAACGGCGACCGGCTCGGCAACTTCCGCGCCTACAACGACTGAGGTGCGGCCGGGCGCCTGGCCACGCGCCGAGCGTCAGAACGTCACTGACGTTTACGCAGCTGGCCCCGCCTGGCCGCGGGTACGACTCCCGCCTGATAGCCCGACGTCTGGACAGTGTGGTAAACTCTCCTTGTACGCAAACGACGAAGGGACACCCCATGAAGATCCACTCCGACTCGGTCGAGTCGCTCGACATCCGCAAGGCCGCGACGCTCGCCGCCGTCGACTTCACCCGCTTCGACCTGAAGGGCTCGCGCTCACGTGCGCAGGGCTTCGACATCCTCCTGACCGGCAACTCCGGCCGTCGCCAGAACGGCGGCGCGGATGAGGCGGCGTCGTGGGACCAGTGGGGAATCTTCCTCGGTCACCTCTACCGGCTCGACCCGAACCTGAAGACGCCCTACTACATCGACGGGGACCACTTCGTCTGGGTCACCGGCAACCGGTTCACCCCCGACTTCACCGCCGGTGACTGCCACCGCCGCCACCGGTGGGGGATGGGTCGCCCCGCGATCACCGGGGCCTACTCGGTCGCCGAGTGCGAAGAGGGCAAGGACCCGTGCGGCGCGGTCCAGCGCTGGATCATCCACCGCCACGGCCAGCCCGCCGTCACGTGGGCAGACCTCAACCGCTGAGCGAGGCGGCGCGCGGCTAGTAGTACCGGTGCCGGGTGCCGCCGACGGGCACGAACCAGAGGACCAGCCCGACGATGATCAGGATCGCCCCGATGATCGTCAGCCAGTAGATGCCGAGCACCAGGCCGAGCACCAGCAGGATGAGACCGAGGATGACCATGCCCGCAGCCTACCGCTACTGACGTTTACGCAGCTTTCCCACTGTGGTGGTCTAGTCCCGACTGGCGCGTGTCCGGACACTGGTGTATTGTTCTTCTTGTAAGAACAACGACGGACCGACCGAAGGACACACCATGGACACCACGCACTACCTTGACCTCGTCGCGGGCGGCACCGACCACTTCACCGTGGAGTTCCACACCGACACCAAGCCTGCCGCTGCGCACAAGAGCAAGCGGCTCCGCAAGGTCGTCACGGCGGTCTGCATGACCGGCGCGTCCTACGCGAACCTGCGGGTGAACAAGGACAAGGAGACGGGTCCGCTGCCGTGGGGCACGTGGATGGACGGGGCCGAGCCGTTCGTGATCCAGCACAAGGGCAACGACTACGCCCGCCTGTACGTGATCGAGAACGGCGTGCGAGCGATCTACACCGTGGACGGCGAGGTCGTGAGCCGCGAGGACTACGAGTCCTTCCTGACGCCCTCGCAGCGCAACGCGCCGCGTCCGAACGGTGGCACCATCACCGTCAAGATGAGCGGCGTGCGGCTGGTCGGAGAGCCAGCCTTCGGGCGCTGAGGCGCCCCCACAGACTCCGCCCCTCGATAGGCGGGGCTGCACTTCCCAAGGACCCGGTGAGAGGAAGCCGCGCAAGCGGGGGAAGGCTCACCGGCGAGGACGGTGGCAGCGACCTAATCAGTGGTTCGACCACATGGGTATCGAGTGACACGTCCCGGCGCGCCCATGATCGCGCCGGGGCGTTACTCGTTCCGGCCCGAGCTACTGACGTTTACGCAGGGCGGCCCGCGGCGGCCCAGGCGCGTTGGCTTGTGGCCGTAGGGACAGTGTGGTATGCTTACGCAGTAAGCAAACGACGAAGGGACACCCCCATGAGCCACTCCTCCACCCCCACCCGCACGAACAAGTTCGGTGGCAAGTGCGCCGACTGCGGCGCGTGGGTCCTGCCCGGCGCAGGCACCCTGTCCGGCTCGCGCGGCGCATGGGTCACCCGGCACCTCGGCACCTGCCCGCCGCCCAAGGGCACCCCGACCAAGAACGCCGAGCCGGGCTACTACGTCCGCCCCGCCGACGGCCGCGCCGTGGTCGTGGTCGCGGGCAAGCGCCACCCCGAGCGCACCTACGGCAAGGTGCTCACCTTCCCGGCCGACGGCAGCCGCCCGTCGTGGGACTACGTGCGCGGCGCGGGCTACTCGGTCGCCGACCTGCGGCCGATGACCGCCGCCGACGCGGCCGAGATGGGCCTCTCGCACGGCTTCTGCATCCGCTGCTGCGCGCCCCTCGGTGGCGAGACGCTGAGCGCCGCCGTGTCCGCGCTCGTGGGCTACGGCGAGACCTGCGCCAAGCGGATGGGCTGGCCCTACCCGAAGGGCGTCGCGGCCCAGCGCGCCCGGCTCGCCGAGGGCTGAGCCCCAGCCACTGGCCCCGCACCCCGAGAGGGTGCGGGGCCTTCGCGCGCCCCAGGCCCGGCGGCCCGCGCAACGTCACTGACGTTTACGCAGCTGCCCAACCCTCAAGCGCGCCTTCAGCGTTGCGCAGTTGTGCGTCGTCTGGACAGTGTGGTATGCTTACTTCAGTAAGCGACACAGAGACAACCGAAGGGAAACCCCCATGAGCACCAAGACCGCCACCCGCCGCAAGCCGTCCGCCGCGAAGATCGCCGCCGCCGAGGAGCGCCTCGAAGCGATGCACGAGCAGTTGGTCGCCAAGACCGACGCGCTCGTCACGAGCGAGGGCTGGGCCGAGTACCTCGCGTTCGCCGCGCGGTTCCGTCAGTACTCGTTCCGCAACACGCTGCTGATCCTGATGCAGATGCCGACCGCCACGCGGGTCGCGTCCTACCGGAAGTGGCTGGAGGTCGACCGGCAGGTCCGCAAGGGCGAGCGCGGCTTGCAGATCTTCGCCCCGATGACGCGCAAGCGCGAGGACGCGGACGGCAAGGAGCGGACCTACATCAGCGGCTTCCGGCTGGTCTCGGTCTTCGACGTCTCGCAGACCGACGGCGAGGCCCTGCCCGAGGACCCGGCCACGCCGGTGCTGCTGGACGGCATGGCGCCCGAGGGTCTGTGGCAGTCGCTGGCCGAGATGGTCTTCGACGCTGGCTACACGCTGCGGGTCGCCGCCAGCGAGCACGGGGAGAACGGCTACACGAACCCGGTGGACAAGGTGGTGCAGGTGAGCGAGGGCCTCAGCGAGGCGCAGTCGTGCAAGACCCTGATCCACGAGGTCGCGCACATGCTGCTGCACTGCGACGACAAGGCCCTGACCGAGGACGCGATCCTTCACCGGAACGTGGCCGAGATCGAGGCCGAGAGCGTGGCGCACATCGTGGCCATGGTGCACGGGCTGGCGAGCGACACCTACTCGATCCCGTACGTCGCGGGCTGGAGCAACGGCAAGACCGAGGTGATCGCCGCCACGGCGGACCGCGTGCTCAAGACCGCGAAGACGATCCTCGCCAAGACCGAGGGCAACGGAGAGGAGGAGGACGCGGCCTGAGCCGCACGGCACCAGAGCCCCGGCCCCGCAAGGGGTCGGGGCTCTTGCCTTGCCGGGGCCTACTGACGTTTACGCAGAGCTGGCCCTGGTGGGCTCGTCTTGCTTCTGACTGCACGATGCTGTAGGCTTACATCAGTAAGCCAAACGACGAAGGGACAAGCAATGAGCACCGTCACCGTGAGCAAGGCCGCGACGATCATCGCGAGCGCGGACGCGGCGTACGACCGCGAGGATCAGGCATGGTTCGATGCGCTCCCCACCGAGTCGCTCACGCTGCTGTGGGGCGTCGCCTGCGCCAACATCTCCGGCGCGTCTTGGGACGATGAGGTCTACGACGCGCTCGCAGAGCGCGGGTGGTTCGACACGGAGGACGGGGAGGTGAACTGATGGCTGTCCGACTGATGAACCAGAGCGAAGCCAAGCGCCCCACCGCGTCCGGCCACTGGCTAGGGTCCGAGATCTTCTACACCGAGGACGAGGACTTCTACACGATCCGCTTCCACGCCCGCACCTACGACGGCATCAAGGTCACGTCCTCCTACACGACCGGGGAGATCAGGCTGACCGGGCAGGGGGGCTTCCTCAAGTCCGAGGTCAAGCGGCTCTTCCACCAGTTCGCGAGCCTCTACATCACCGAGGCCGACCTCGATGCTGTCCGCAAGGACGAGTCCTGATGGGCCAGAAGTGGTGGCCAGTGCACCACGGTGCCCCCGCCGCCGGGCACGTCACCGCAGGTGGCTTCTGGCATCCGGGAGGGGGACACAACTGCTCCAAGTGCAAGGGCTAAGGTCCGCCCCATGGATCCCATGATCGCCTACCTCAAGCGTCGCGCCGCCCAGTTCATCACTGGGCGGCGCAGTCGTTTCGACAGCGCGGCGCCACTGACGTTTACGCAGAGCTGCCCCAGTTGCCTGGCCGCGCATCCCTCCAACTTCAAGCATCTGTCGAGGTGATGGGGTAGACTAACGACATGAACTGAACACAACGACGCACGACATCAACCGACACAACGACGAAAGAGACCACATGAAGCGCATCATCTTTGCCCTGCTCGCCGCAGTGGTGCTGGTCGGGCTGTTCACGCCCAACGCCAGCGCCGCATCCGGTGACAGCGCACGCAAGAAGAACGCGGCCTGCGTGACCAAGGCCGAGTACAAGAAGGTCAAGCGAGGGCACACGCTCAAGCAGGTCAAGAAGATCTTCGGCACCAACGGCCGTACGTCCTCCACGATGAACTCCTCCTACACCGAGTGGGTCTGGGGCGACTACGTCGAGGGCCACGACGAGTCCTACTGGGTCGACGGCTACTGGTCCGAGTACGCCACCTGGATCGACGGCACCTGGGACGACGAGGGCAACTACACCGAGGGCCACTACGAGCCCGGCATGGTCGACGGCTACTGGGACTCCTACTACGTCGACGGCTACTGGGAGGACGACTACTCCTACAACGTCTCGCAGTGGGACTCCTTCCGCGACTACAAGAAGTGCAAGTCGTGGAACCACGGACGTGGCCGCGTCGCGATCAACTTCGACAACTACTCCTCGCGCTACTCCGGCTACCGGGTCTACTCCAAGTACCCCAGCCGCCCGTGGATCTGGGACGCGCTGAACCTGCGCACCACCTCGCACGAGAGCATCCTCGGCGACAAGACGGTGCCGGACGCCGCGCACACCGGACCCTCGAACCACGACCACGAGGTGACGCCGGAACCGGCACAGCCCCCGCACAAGCAGCCGCAGCACTGATCCACCCGCACTCCACAGCCCCCGGCGCCACTGGCGTCGGGGGTTCGTGCGTTCGAGGGGCAAGACGTCACTGACGTTTACGCAGCTCCAGGGCCTGAAGCCCACCAGGCTGCTTGGGAACTGACGCTACCCTGTGATATGCTGACGTAGTCAGCAAGACAACGACGTAAGGACGAAGACATGACCTTCACCATCCCGCGCCCCGACTGGGTCACCGACCAGTCGATCGGCCGACGTGGCGAGTACGCCCAGTTCTGCATGTTCACCCGCGAGGGCAACGACGCCGTGGGCGCCATGGTGCTGGCGATCCTGAGCGACGCGGTGCGTCTGGGTCCGCCCCGCACCGTGGTGATCGAGGCGATCCAGCAGGGTGTCCGCAACCTGACCGCACGCTTCCCCGAGGTGCACGACACCGAGCCCGAGTGGGCGATCGTGGACGCGGTGAACCACTACCTCGAACTGCGCGAACTGCCCCGCACGAGCCGCGAGGAGCTGTTCTGATGAGCGACGCCCACATCGAGATCGACCCGCTGCTGTTCATGCAGGCCGTGGTCGATGACCACCTCGAACTGATCGAGTCGATCGAGGACGCAGGTGCCGCGTTCGGCCCGATGATCGGCATGCCCGGCATGGACGCTCTGGCCGGGAGCGTGGCCGACGTGGGCCGCGAGAAGGTCACCGAGGCCCAAGAGCACCTCGACATGCTGGTCGCCACCGATCCCACCTGGGAGCCCTGCTACGGCACGTGGTGCGAGATGGTCTACGAGGACACCGATCCTGAGGTCGGCGACATCCTGAGGTGCACGGTGCACAACTACACCGTGATCGCCGACGCCTACGTCTGCGAGGGCTATCAGGCTCCGCCGTACACCGGGCCATGAGCCGCACCAACGTCTACCGGGACGGCAAGGTGCACGTGATGGAGCGCAAGTGCGTCACGTGCATCTACCGGCCCGGCAACCTGATGCACCTCGAACCGGGCCGCAAGGACGGCATGCAGGCGGACGCGATCCGCGACGAGGGAGTGATCCCCTGCCACCAGACGATCCACGGCAGGCGCGAGCAGGAGAGCGTGTGCCGAGGGTTCTTCGATGTCGCCAAGCACGAGGGCCTGCTCGCTGTGGCCGAGCGCCTGGACATCATCGAGTTCACGCCCTGCGAGGAGTGAGCCCGACGCCGACGAGTTCTGTCGGTGGTCGCTGGTTCACTGACGTTTATGCAGAGCTGGCCCGAACCCCCTCCCCCGCCGGACGATCCTTCTCGACCTGAGTTGGTGAATCCGGATTCCCCATGTTACGATTACGGAGTAATCGAGCATGACCACACGACGAAGGACGAAGAGATGACCACCACCGAGGCCCCTGCGCCCGCCACCCCGACCACTCCGACCACGAAGGACAGCCGCATCGCGGACGTCACCGCAGTGCTCGCCAGCGTCGATCAGGGCGAGGCCCTGCGCGACCGCATCAAGGCGATGCAGGCCGAACTCAAGGTCCACGAGGACAACATCAAGGACGCGCTGGGCGAGGCCACCACCGGCGTCGACGGCAAGGGCAAGGTCGTGGTCCGCTACCCGGTCCGCAACCGCTCCGGACTGTCCAAGGAGAAGGTCAAGGACCGGCTCTCCCCGACCGACTACGCCGAGTGCGAGACGGTCACCGAGTACCGGACGCTGCTGTACGGCGAGGGCTGAGCCATGGCGATGTTCATGAACCGCAACGAGGTCGTGGAGACGCTGGCCTACTGCGGCGATCAGGTGGAGGACGTGCCCAACCTCTACGAGGGCGCTCGCGTGCTCTACTCGCTGATGGAGTGGGTCGACTCCCACTCCGACGGCTGGCCGTACTGGCAGCCACCGCAGCGCGCTGCCAGTCGGCTGATCGAGGCCCTGCACAGCCGGAACTTCGCGCTCCGGTTCGGGGAGGAGCGGGACGGTTCGCCGCTGGCCGACGTGACCGACGCGGAACTGGCCGCGTGCCTGCGCCCGATCAAGTCGTTCCTGACCAAGCAGGAGGTCAACTGGCACGCCGACCTGCCGTGGGCTGCCCTGTTCCCTGCTGCTTGAGCCTGTCGAGAGAGGATGGATCTAGCCCGGCTCCCGCTGCAGTCCCCCCACTGCCGGGAGTCGGGTCTAGTCTGTCCCCAGCGACGAAGGGACGAGCGATGTACGTGCATCGAGACAAGCGTGGCGGGGTCACTCTGACACCCGACGAGGCCGAGGTCTGTGACCTGTTCCTGATGCTGGTCATCGAGGGCGAGGACATTCCGCACGCGGCCCAGTACGCGCTGAGCACGATGGTGCTGCCCGACCCGACGTTCGCTGCCTGGCTGAGCCTGGGGATGCTCTCGCACGAGCGAGCTGACTGACGTTTACGCAGGCTGAGCCGCATCGTCACGAGGCGCTGTGTCCACTCGTTGTGGTAAACTGTCCCTAGACAGAACGACGAAACGACCAAAGGACACACCCATGGACCCGAACGCTGCACTCGCCGCCGCACGACAGGCCACCGAGGACTTCGAGAACGCCACCTCGATCTCGCAGGAGTTGGACGCCGCCGAGCGGCTGGCGAGCAACTTCACCGCACTGGACCACTGGCTCTCGCAGGAGGGCTTCCTGCCCGGCGCGTGGGCAATCGCAGGGGAGCGTGGCTGATGGAGCCGTACTGCGCCGACTGCGGGCTGAGCCTGCACGCGCAGGCCGAGAAGGCGATCGCCTCCGGTGAGTGGCAGATGGTCTGGGCCGACATGGACGGCTCGTGGATCTGCCCGCAGACCGGCAACGAGCACCGGCCGCAGGACTAGGCCGAGGCCGAGTCCTGCATCTTGTTCAGGCGCTCCTGCAGTTCAGCGATCTGGCTCTGGATGCGCTCCGCATCCACGCGACCACGTGGCTTCGGCTCGACACCTTCCAGCGTCGCCTGCTGGGCGTAGAGCGCGTCGAAGCGCTCCTGGTTCTCGTTGATGAGAAGCTGCGTGGCCTTGTAGCGCGCCCTGTTGGCTGCGCGCACCTGCGCCTTGTGCTTCTCGGGATCTGATCTGGTGACCATGGTCTGGGGTCCCCTGTCCTTTGTCGTTCCCCACTGCTGACGAGAGAGCCTCTGCTCGACTCATGTTCTGCACTGCCAGTCTATGCAAACACAGCCGCGTTCACAACACCACACACTGACGTTTACGCAGACAGGGCTGTACCCGCAACCATGTTGGGGCAAACACCGAGGCTGTGCGAGGCTCAGCCTGCTGAGCCGCTACGCCTTGCTGAGCAGGGGTTCCCTGCCAGCAGATTTGTGTCGGACCCCTGCCCTAGGGTTGCCCTGTTAGGCAAACCCACAGGGACAGAACAGACTAGACCAGTTCGTGCCCACCCGCCCCTCGATTATGGAGTGGCGCAATGGTGTGGTAGGCTCTGGGTACAGAGCCAGACAAGTGAACGACGAAAGGACACGCACGTGAGCACCAAGAGCACCGCCGTGATGATGCAACTCGCCACGGCCGACGGGGATTCCAAGCAGCAGATGGTGGTCTTCGCCAACAAGGCGGTCTACCGACGCAGCCTCACCGAGGGCACCCGCACCCGCTGGCGCTACGCCAGCGTGGGCGACCTGCCTACGTGGGTCGAGGGCTACGTCAACCTGACCAAGGCCGCGCCCACGCCGATGAGCATCAGCCACGGCGCCACCCTGATGGAGGTCACCGAGGACGAGGCCACCGAGGCCGAGGGCGGCGCGTTCCCGCGCAACGTGGGGCTGCGCTACTCCCGCGTGATCGACGCGATGGACGCGGACCCGACCAGCAACGTCCCCACGCCGGACGTGAAGCAGTACGTGCAGGACTGGATCGACGCACACAGCCGCGACGACAACGCGTGGATCGACACCCACGTGCACAGCGCTGGCACCGCCGTGGTCAAGCCTGCCGCGCCCGAGCCTGAGCCCGAGCCTGAGCCCGAGGTCAGCGTGGCCACCACGACGGGCGGCTGGACCTACCCCGAAACCAAGGGCGGCTACATCACCCGGCCCAACGGGACCAAGTACAAGGTCCGCAAGATCGACGGCACGCCCGACGTGCAGGTGATCCGCGAGGCTCGCCCCGACCGCGAGCACGTGTTCCTGTTCGGTGAGCCGGGGACCGGCAAGACGGCGCTGGTCGACTCCGCATTCGGGGACGATCTGGTGACCATGCTGGGCACCGAGGACACCGAGGTCGCGGACTTCATCGGCGGCTACACCGTGCGCGGTGGCGGGTCCTACGGCTGGACGGACGGCGCGCTCACCGAGGCGATGGAGCGCAAGGTCCCGCTGTTCATTGACGAGATTGGGGTGATCGCTCCCAAGGTGCTCACCACCGTGTTCTCGGTGATGGACGGCCGCGACGAGATTCGGATCACCGCGAACCCCGACCGGGGCATCGTGACCGCTGGGCACGGCTTCATGGTGCTGGCAGCCACGAACCCGCACGCCCCCGGCGTGCGCCTCTCCGAGGCTCTGCTGAGCCGGTTCGCGATCCACTTGGAGGTCGGCTCGGACTACTCCGTGTGCCGCGAGATGGGTGTGCCGGACGTGCTGGTCACCGCAGCCGAGAACCTCGACAAGCGCCGCAGCACTGGCGAGATTGGCTGGGCACCGCAGATGCGCGAGTTGCTCCGCGCCAAGGCGCAGTGGACCAAGCGCGGGGACACGTTCGCGATCCGCAACCTGATCAGCGGCGCACCCGAGGACGACCGCGAGGTCGTGGCCGAGGTCATGGCCCGCACCACCGGGAAGAAGTTGACCGGGCTGGTGCTCTGAGACTTCCGGCCCGCGCTGTTGCAAGCGCGGGCCGGGGGACCGTTCACAGTGAACGGCTCTGTAGTGCTGGCGCCAGTCCGCGTTCGGGCTGGCGTCAGCCAGGAGAGCAGCTACTGACGTTTACGCAGGACAGCGCGACGTGCGCGAGGGGCGCAGGACGTGGCAAGATCAGCAGTGCCGAGGGATGCACCGATTAGGTAATGACGAGCCAGTGGTGTAAACTGAGGTTACGAGGTCAGGGTGACTCCCCGACACAGACAGAACGACGAAAGGACACGGCCATGGGCCACATCTTGTACGGCAAGGTCGAGAGCACTGTGAACAAGAGCGACGACGACTGGTACGGCGTCGCGGCGCAGGTCGGCAAGTTCACGAACAAGCGTGCGCACCGCAGCGATATCACTGCTGTCGTGTCCAGCACTGCTGGCATGGGCGCTCCCGCGTGCTTCATCCCGAGCCTTGCCGAGATGCACATCAACACCGAGGCCGCTCCCATGGGTCCTCCCGACAAGGTCAATCTGGACGACCGCATGTGGATGCTCACCTACGCCCCGAGCGTGGGCGCGTGCACCCACGAAGCGGCACACGCCCGCCACACGCACTGGGACCCCCGCGACCTGATGGAGAACTACGAGGCCACCCGCAAGATGGTCGACGTGATCACCACGCTGGAAGAGCCGCGCATCGAGGCGCAGGCGCTGCGCTTCCACCCTGACTCGCGTCCCTTCCTGCGAGGCTGCGCGATGGAGATTGTCGGGCGCGACTTCAAGATCAGCGACACCCGCTACGGCGCGGCGACTGCTGCTGGTCTGCTGCTGGCCCGCGTGGATGCCAAGGTGCTGACCAAGGCCGAGGCGCGTACGTTCCGCCGCGATATCGCTGCGGTGCTGGGCGACACGCTGGACGAGTTGGAGCCGCTGTGGCAGCGCTTCCTGCGTCTGCACGACCACGACTACGCGGGCATGGTCGAGGTTGCCGCCGCATGGCTGGACGTGCTGGGCGAGGACCCCGAGGACGAGTCCGATATGGCGGGCGAGTCGATGATGGGCGAGAGCCTGTCCGGCGAGGGCGAGGGCGAGGGCGAGGGCTCTGGCAAGGGCGAGGGCGAGGGCGACGAGTCCGAGGGCGAGGCGTCCGGCTTCGGGGACAAGATCATGGGCAAGGTGCACATCACCGAGTCCAAGATGGACAAGGAGGTCACCGAGGCTCGCGGCGAAGAGCGCGCCGAGCGTCGTCGCGCCGAGTCCAAGGCCGACGCCGAGCGCCGCAAGTCTGCCGAGGGTCCGCACGCCGAGGCGTTCACGCACACCGGGCTGCACGGCTACTCACCGGACGGGTTCGCGCACTACTCGCACTCGCGTCCCCCGACCGCCGACGAGCGTCGTGCGGCCAAGATGCTGGCCCGCTCGTTGGAGAAGATCGACTACCGGGACCGGGCCGTGACCAAGGTCCGCAGCGTGGTTCCTCCCGGCCGTCTGGTCGGGCGGGCTGCGGTGCAGGCCGACGCGATGATCGAGCAGGGCCGGGACGCCTCTGGTGTCGAGGTCTGGTCGGGCAAGCGCCGCAAGCGGGTCGAGTCCACGCCGCTGACGATCGGGTTCCTCGGGGATATCTCGGGGTCGATGAACGCGGCCATGGAGCCGCTGGCATCGAGCCAGTGGGTGCTGAGCACCGCAGGCGCGCACGTGGACGCCAAGGTCGCCAGCGTGCACTTCGGTGACCGGGTGCACGGCATCACGCCCGCTGGGGTCCGCGAGAAGGACGTGCGGCTGTTCGCTCCCTACGACGGCAGCGAGGCGTTCAAGGACGCGGCGCTGGCGATCGACAAGGAACTGAACCTGCTGGACGGGCGGGGTGCTCGCATCCTGTTCATCGCCAGCGATGGGCAGTACGTGAACGGCACCGATATGGCCTACGCCCGCACGTGGATGCCGCTCGCCAAGCGCAAGGGTGTCGCGGTGATCTACCTGAACTTCCTCGGGTCGATGAACCCCACCGGCGTGGGCGGTGCCAAGGTGATCGACTGCGTCCGCAAGTCGCCCGCCGAGGTCGCCGCGCTGTGCGGCAAGGCCGCACTCGCGGAGGTCCGCAAGATCGACCAGCGGGTCTAGCCCGCACCCAAGCCGGGGTCCGGCTCACCGGCTCGTCACCGGGCGCGTGAGGTCGTTACGTCCTTTCGTCCCTCACCGAGCCGGACCCCTCTCCACCAGCACCACCCAACGACACAACGACACGAACGGAGCACGGCATGTTGAACACAACGATCAGAGGCTGGCAGGTGGTCTTCGGACTGCGTTGCCGGTGGGGCTTCCGAGCCGCTGACGGCACGGAGGTCTGGCGGCAGCGCGGCATCGCGCTGGCGGTGCTGCAGGAGGACACGATGATGTTCCTGCTGCGGGTGCCCTACACACTGCGCACCTACCCAGGAGTGGTGTGGTCATGAGCACACCCGACTTCCGCGATCAGGACCCGGTCTGGGTTCGGTACGCCGAGCTGACCGGTGGCGGGCACGACAAGTTCTACGAGCTGACCATCCACCTGCACGACGACGGCACCTTCTACGTCCAGAAGCGGTGGGGCCGACGCCCCGACGCGGGCGGCGGGCAGATCAAGGTGGAGCCGTACCAGTCGCTGAACGCAGCGCAGACGGTGAGCCTGAACATGCTGGGCGAGAAGATCGCCAAGGGCTACCGGGAGACCGAGCGTCCGCACGGCGCCGGGCAGCGGGTCTTCCGCGAGGTCGGGCACGACTTCTACGCCGACGGTGACGAGGCGTTCTAGCCGCATCGACCGGCCGCCGCCAGGCGGCCGGTTCCGGCAGTAACGTCACTGACGTTTACGCAGCCTGGCGCCGACCTGGTGGGCTGGGCCTGGTTTGCCTGATGACCTAGATGGTGTAGACTGTTCTCAACAGCCCAACGACGACAAGGACACACTGACATGGCTACTGCCTTCACACCGCCCGAGGGGTTCGAGCCCCCGGAGATCACGCTGGACAACATGCGTGATGGCTCGTATGAGCGCGAGGAGGCTGCCTTCCTCGAACGGCTCGCCGACCGCGCCAAGATGAACGGCACCAGCCCGCTGCTCGGCGAGGTGGTGCGCTGGCAGCGTGCCGACGGCTACGCGCAGTACATGGTCTGGCAGACCAAGCCGCTGCAACTGATCCACCTCAACCTGCTCGACGGCTACTCGATCGAGCCCGCGCTGATCCGGGGACTCCGGGTCGCCGACATCCACGCCATGGTGCAGCAGGCCGCGCGCATGCGTGAGTTCTTCACCGCCAAGATCGTCATCGACGAGCCCGGCGTGGTCTGCGGAGGCTGCGGCGTCACCATCCACGACGTCGCCCGCGATGTCGTGACCTGCGTGATCTGCGGGCACCAGACGGAGGTGTCGCGATGAGCGACCAGACCTACACCCAGGATCAGGTCAGCGCGGCGCTGAACAAGGCCGCCGACGACATCATCGAAGCCACCGAGGCCGAGGACGAGGGGCTGCGCGACGCGCTGAACCTGCTGGTCAACGCCGTCGGCTCCTACCTCTGGGACGGCGCTGAAGACCTGGAGCAGGTGGCAGCGAAGAACTACGACGCCGACCTCGACTCGATCGTCGGCTGGATCGCGCAGGGCATCCGATGAGCGAGCCGCCCCGCGACCGAGTCAAGAACCCCTCGATCAACTTCCCGCAGACGCCGGAGGAGGCGCAGCGCGCCATCATCCAGCAGGTCCGCCGGATGCTGTTCGAGGAGCACAGCGCTGGCTACTCGCCGCTGACCAGGACGCGCACCGACGACGCTGGCCTGGGCACCACCCGCAGGCCCCAGCAGACCAAGTGGCTCAACGACGCGAGCGACCTGATCGGTGCCATCATCGGCGACAAGCTGGACGAGATCGAGGCGGTGATCTGATGGCGGACTGGATCGTGATCGGCACCTCGATGGTCGTCGAGGACGAGCCGGACGGCGAGGCCGCCATCAACCGCGCCCAGGACATGAGCGGCTGGAACTGGGAGGCGATCCCGGCGGTGGAACTGAACCCGCTGGTCCACTACGCGAACGTGCTGGAGGCAGCCCAGGAGGCCCAGGACGCTGCGTACGGCGACTCCAACGACGACGAGATCGACCTGCTCCGCAACGCGCTGGAGATGGCGCTGAGCGCGCTGCACCTCGAACTGCCCGAGCCCCGCGACCCGGACGACGAAGACGCGTAGGTTAGATAACCATGGACGGCATCCGGGATGGCTTCGGCGACGACCCCACGGTCGATGAGGTGCTGGCGGACGAGGAGGAGTTCCTGGTCCGCAACGCCCGGCACGCCCTGGTCAAGAAGATGGGCCGGGGCTTCCCCGCCGGGGCGGACGAGGACGCTGTCCAGGAGGCCCGCATTGCGGCCTGGCAGTCCTGGGAGAAGAACCACAACCGGGCCTACCTGAACATCGCTGCCCGGCAGCGGCTGATGGCCCATGTCTTTCGGGACCAGTGGTTCGGCACCAAGCCGACCGCACACGAGAAGGATCCGATCCGCCGGGCCAACCGCTCCAGCTTCGATGACCCGGACAACGGCATTGACGTTCTGGTGGACTCGGCGACCTGGGTGGACCAGGTCCTTCTGGGCTACCACCACGGCGAGATCCACCAGGCGCTGGACGCACTGACGTTTACGCAGAGGGAGTACGTGGTGCTGCGCTTCTGGGGTGGGATGTCGGACACCGAGATCGCTGCGCACCAGGGCAAGACACGGGGCGGAGTGTCCTCGGTGTGGCACAAGAGCATCCGCCCGGCCCTCGCCTCTCAGTTGGAGTTGCTGAGCGACCTGTGCTAAACTGTTCCTAGGAACAGACCAACGACGAAGGACGAACTGACATGACTGACCTGCCCCGCAACGAGCACGGCGAGATCGACTGCTCCGCTTCCTACGGTGAACTCTGGTTCGTGAAGATCCAGTACAACACCGACAGCGAGAACCGCGAGATCGCCGAGGACGACGAGAAGACGTTCGAGGAGTCGGTGACCTACCACGGCCCGTTCTTCAGCCAGCAGGAGGCTGCTGACTGGTGCAACGCCTACCCCGAGGACCCCGACGTCCACGACATGTACGTGTGGAACATGAACGCGGTCCGGCCCGACGGCAAGCCCCCGATCACCAAGGAGACCGTGGCGTACGCCGACGGCGAGTCCGCTGCCCGTGCCGACCTGGGGCTGAAGGCATGATCACGCTGCCTGCCCTGGTCAAGGACGTGTCCGGCCAGTACTACGGCGGAGCGTTCTGGGACAGCGCCGACTACCGCATCAAGATCGTGACGCTCGACGGCTCCGGGGAGAACTTCCGGATGACCGTGGAGTCCGCCAGCGGCGGTGAGGTCGGCACCTACGAGTTCGGTATCGCCGAGGCCGAGGGCATCGCCCGGATGGCCTCCACCGACCACGGGCTCGGCGGCTACGAGGACGACTGGGCCATCCCCTCCGGGATGGGCCGGACGCTGTCCTGGAGCCTGCCCACCGTCATGGATCACCTGGTCGTCCTGGAGCAGGACGTCATCGACGAGATCGCCGACTGGCTGGAGTACGCCACGGGTCAGAAGACCTGGACCGGCGGGGACGAGTGGGAGTTCTGATGGGCACCTTCATCCGCAGCGCCGAGCACATCATGGCTTCAGTTGCTGACGCTGTCGACGCCATCGACGACGGCGACATCGACATCCACACCATCAGCCTGGTGCTCAACGGCCAGCACGGGGAGTTCGATCTCCGCATCGAGGCCACCGACGACGACATGGAAGACCGGCTGTGGACCGGCATCGCGCACCGCGGTGGCGGCATCACCGATCTCGGAGAGGTAGTGGACTGATGGACATCCAGATCACCACCAGCGACCCGGCGGAGATCAACGTCGAGGAGATCGAGCGAGCGCTCCTGAACCTCGACTACTTCGTCGGCAAGATCACCGTCGTCGAAAGGGTGGAGTGATGGTGCTGCCACTGACGATCACCGTGGTCGCCTGCCTGGTGGTCGGCTACCTGGTCAAGCCGGTGATCGAGCGCGACGCCCACAACATCCCGCAGCCGATCCCGCACCGGATGGTGGTGGCAGCTCGGCTCTCGATGCTGGCCGCCATCATCATCGGCGGTTGGTCGGCCTTCGTGCTGGCCACCATCGCCCTGAAGAACTGGATCGCTTGACAACAACCCTGTGATACCCTGTTATCACGAAACGACGCAACGACAAGGAGAACGACATGGCACGTGTCACGCACGTGAAGAAGGCGCAGCAGCGCTACGAGACCGTCCCCGTCATCGACGAGGCCACCGGGGAGCCCAAGCGCACCCAGGTGATGAAGGGCGGTGAGCCCAAGATGACCCGCGCCAAGACCGGTCGCCCGGCCCGGCCGGTGTTCATGACCGTCACGGTCCAGGACAAGACCAAGCCGTTGCCCAACTACACCTGCGACTTCTGCCACCAGGAGATCGAGGTGGGCACGCCCTACAAGCACATCACCCCGAAGAGCGGACCGTACGGCGGGCGCAAGCGCACCCGGCACGAGGGCTGCCCGTCGTGGAACGTCTGGGAGTACTCGAACTCCTGGAGCGCCCGGATCGCCCAAGCCACCGCGGACTTCGATGTCTCCGAGGTCGACGACCCGGAGCAGGTCCAGGAGGGTCTCGACGACGTGGCGGCTGCCATCAAGGAGCTGGCCGAGGAGTCCCGTGAGACCGCGGGCAACATCGAGGACGGCTTCGGTCACCCGACGTCGCAGTCGGAGGAGGCCGAGCAGCGTGCCGACGACCTGGACGGCTGGGCTGACGAGATCAGCGGTGTCGACATCCCGGAGCTTCCCGAGCCCGAGCCGCGGTGGTTCATCACCAACGGTGACGGGGTGGCCTCGGACCTGTTCGAGGAGGACGGCTACGACAGCGAGATGGATGCCCAGCAGGCGCTGGACAGCCAGCGTGAGGACGACCAGCCGGGCTCCAGCGACGAGCCGGACGACGGCTTCGAGGTCGAGGAGATCACCCCGGAGGAGCCGTCCGAGGAGCAGCTGAACGACTGGCGCTCCGAGGTCGAGGACGCCTGCTCCATCGTCTTCGAGAGCCCCGTCTGATGGCCGCCGTGGAGATCACCGTGACCCGCTCCGCCGGAGACGACCGGGCGGTCACGGTGCTCATCGACACCGACTTCGAGCCCGACGCCAGTGACGGTGGACCTGGGCTGCGCATCCTGCTCAACGACGACGAGACGTACACCGGTAAGGCGTACGACCTGGGTGCGCACCATGCCGCCGGGGCCAGGCGCCTGGTCGTCGAGCTGGACGACATCGCCTATGACGTCACTGACGAAACGAAGGAGGGCTGAGATGGCTGAGCCAGCTGAGCTGAAGACCTACCAGGTCGAGGTGCTCGTCGAGGTGAAGATGGCCGGTGACGAGAACGCCGCGTACACCGCGGTCGACGAGATCATGCAGCGTGCCTGGGACACCGATGACGGTCGCACCTGGGTCAAGCCCAAGTGGCACTTCGAGATGCTGGAGGGCTGCGTCGCCGACATCACGCCCGATGACGAAACGGCGGCCAGCTGATGGCCAGGCAGCTGGACCTCACCGTCTTCGAGCCCGGCGACACCGTCGGGACCATGTCCCAGGACGGCCGGGTGGCGCTGTGGACGATCTCGGTCGACGGCAGCCTGGTGCGAGCTGACAACCGGCTGTTCGGGAACGTCACTGGGTTCACCCTGGAGACCCGCATCGAGGAGCTTGACCTTCAGGTGCGCACCTTCAACCTGCTCAAGCGCGAGGGCATCAACACCGTCGGTGACCTACTGACGTTTACGCACGAGAACGACGACGACGCGATGCTCCAGATCCGCAACATGGGTGCCAAGAACGTCACCGAAATCCGGGAGTGGGCCGCCAAGCTGAGGAGTGAACGCCCATGAGCGACGAGAAGCAGCTGCCGCCGGGGGAGCAACGGTTCATCGCCAAGAAGCAGGTGGACGGTCGCCGGACCACCTGGAACGTCTATGACCGTGAGCAGGCCAGCAAGCCCGGCCAGGTACCAGGCTTCGGCGTGGTCGCGTCCGGGTTCACTGACGAAACCAGCTGCCAGGCTGAAGCTGACCGTCTCGCCGCATTCATCACCGGGGAGGGCACCGATGTCTGACATGTACCTCACCGACAACGACGCCACCAACGCGCGCCAGGACCAGCGGAACGCACGGTCGCGCCAGGACGCACTGCTGACCACCGCGGTCTACGCCCGTGACGCCCAGGTGGGTGCCGGTGAGTTCGTCGAGCTGGTCGACATGCTCGGTCTCGACGAGGAGCTGCTCGATGCCCTCAAGCGGCGCCCGAAGCTGGTCACGATCGTCACTGACGTTCGAGCGACATCGGTCGAGCTGGCAGCTGGCACGACCAGGGCGGACGGACGGTGACCCGCGGGGAGCTGGTTGCGGTCACGGTCGCCACGGTGATCGGGGTCGGCGGGTTCATCGCGGTCGTCCGGGCGGCCTGGCGGGAGCTGCGCCAGGCTCCTGGAGCTGAGCCGGGCTGCGTAAACGTCAATGACGTCACGGTCGACCAGGTGCCTGGCGGCCAGCTGCCCGACGGCCAGCTCGACGAGACCGTCGGTCGGGTGGAATAACGTCACTGACTTTTCTGCTGTAGCTAGCACCGTTGCGGCAGCTCTGATCGACCAACGATCGACATCCGGTTGATCGGTCGGATAGAGTAGTACAAATCAACCATCAACGATCAGCACCATCAACGACATGAAGGACAGCACCATGAGCAGATTCATCACCGTCCAGGTCGGTTGCGACTGGGCCGAGTGCGAGACCATCGCCCCTGAAGGCGAGGGCATCGTCATCGAGAAGACGGTCGCCATCGACGGCAAGCAGGCACGGGCGTTCCTGGTGTGCAAGAAGCACCTCGACGAGTTCGAGGCGGTCGTGCTGCCGTTGATGCAGGCGGGCGTCAAGGTCGAGGCCCCCAGCTCGGGACGGTCGCGGAAGAGCAACGGAACGTCATCGACATCCACAGCTCCGCCGGTCGTCGTCGACGAGGGTGGATCCCATCCGTCGCTGGTCTGCAAGATCGACGACTGTGACCGTCACGGTCGCCCGCTGAAGAACCGCACCGGGATGGCCCAGCACGTCATCAAGGCGCACGGGTACGCGGACCTCTCCGCCTACGAGGCGCAGTACGGCACGGTCGCCTCGACGCCGCGCAAGTCACCATCACCGTCACCATCCACCAGCTGAACGTCCCAGGAGGACACCATGAGCACCCAGACCCACTACGAACGAGCCGCTGCGGTCGCCGATGAACTGCTCGCCGCGCACGAGCGTGGTGAGTCGGTCTCCGCGATGGCCGAGGAGCACGGTCTCCGTCGCGAGGCGATCGCCTCCGAGCTGTCCAAGCACGGCATCGGCGCACCGTCGCCTGCCCGTGAGGCGGTCCTGGAGTACGTCCGCAAGAACCCCGGCCTGTCGGTCGACGACCTGTCGCTGCGGTTGGACCTGAGCAAGTCATCGGTCTCCCGCTACCTGCGCGGTACCCCCGAGCACCGGTTGGTCGTGTCCCGCAAGGTCTCGCCGACCCAGAAGTTCACCGACGCACAGATGGCGGATGCTCTTCGGGCTGCCTTCCGGCAGTTGGACGATCGGTCGAAGGGCCTGAGTCGGAAGCGGTACCGCGAGCTGATGGAGGGCCAGAACGTGCCCGCCGCGGCCACGTTCATCCGTCGCTACGGGACCTGGTCGGAGGCGTGTCGGTTGGCCGGGGTCACCGCGGCGAAGGCCCGCCGGGAGAACTACGTCCAGGACTGGTCCAACCAGGACATCGTGGACGCGGTCGCCGAGTTCGTGAACACCACGGACCTGCTCAGCTACCACGCTTACGCAGCGTGGGCGCGCGAGCACGACAAGCCGTCGGGTCCCCTCCTCGTCCAGCGGTTGGGCGGTTGGGCCAAGGCGAAGACCCTGGCCATGTCCCAGTTCTCGACCGAGGACCGAACGGTCGCGGTCGCCTAGAGCCCTTTCGGTAGAGGGGCAGCAGCCCCGTCTCACGGTCGCCATGTCCTCTGAGGCGGGGCTGCTGTTTGCCCAGGTCAGACGGTCACGGTTGACGGTCTCGGTACCCTCACGCACGGGACTTCGTCGCGGTCGGAAGGGTGCCGATCGCTGGCGATCGGTCGCATCGGCGAGCTGGCGGCCAGCTGGGCGGCCCAGCCGTTTCGTCAGTGACGTTTCGGTTCAACGGTCGCCTGGCGGCCCAGCTCGCCGCGGCAGCTCAGCTCGATCGGTCGCCGGGGGTTACCGGTCGGTCGCCGATAAGTACCATTATGTAAGCCTGATAACGCCTCAAAGCGGACACGGTCGACCCGTGGACGACGGAATCAGTTGTATGTCTAACCCTTATGAGCGGTTGACGGGCGGCTGACGGTCGGGTCGCCGACGGTCAGATCCGTGGCTCTGAGCGTCCCGGAGATCACCACCGGGTCTGTGCCCCGCCAGAGAGCTGCGGCGGCGCACAGGGCGTCCAGACGGTCGTTCACGGCGGTTTTCCCAGCGGTCGCCTCGGCACGGTCGGCCTCGTCCTCGGCGATCGCGGCGCGGATCGCGTCCCACTCACCGTCGTGACGGGGCACCATCATCACCTCCAGGCGCACCACGTAGAGCCCCGACGGGCTGTCCGGGTGGTTCATCGACCAGGCGATCTCGGTGCTGGTATAGCCGTGGGCATCCATGTACCGCTGGCCTGCCGCGACCAGGCGCTCCCGGACACGGTTGACCATGTCCGGGTCGGCCGCGTGCTCACGCAGGAGCTGCTCGGTGCTGGTCCAGCGGTGCAGCTCGGGCTCGGCGCGCAGCGATCGCGGTCGCCGTCGGGCGCTGCCCGGCGGGCCGTAGTCGTAGTCCGTGAAGCCACCCACGGCCTCAGCGTAGGGCTCAGCGGTGTGCTGCGCAGCGCAGTTCGGACTGGTCCTCGTTGATGAACACCGGCCACACGTCAGCGGTCTCCCGGCACCGGCTGATCCCGCAGACACGGGCGCCCTCGATCCAGCTGAACCGTCGCTCCAGCTCCTGCTCGGCCCAGGCGGGGTTGCTCAGCGCAGCTCGGCGCTTGGACAAGTGCGTGCTGAACGCTCTCAGCCCAGTCAGGAACGGGTGTCGTCCGTGGTCCTTGCGGTCGATCGGCAGCCGTTGGTTCCAGTAGCGGTTCGGCCGGTCGATGTCAGCAATCGCGTGGAACTCGACACACGGACAGGTCGGGTGCACCACCGTGGTCTGCGTCCGCGCCTCCCGGTCCATCATCTTGGTCTCGGTCTGGAAGCCGCGGTCCGGCATTGCCCCCACACAGCCATCGAGCGCAGCACTCACGGTCACCTCCAAGCCACCGATGCTTCGGGGGAACGGCGGTGGTACGCGGTACGCACCGCCGATCGACTCACCGTGATAGCGGTCGAGGTGGCCGCACGTGCAGATCTTGAACCAGTTGTGGTAGCCAGCTCGCTCGCGCTTCCTGGTGAAGAAATCCTGTCCGAAACTGTTCTTGACCTCGTCCGAGATGCCCATCCGGTGTGCCAATCTGATCGAAGGTTGGTGTGATCTTATCATAGTCAAACCACGGTCGTACATACAAACCAGATTCATACCAGTAAATCAAGCAGGAGACGGCCCAGGGGACGGCCCAGCCTGCGCCCAGCCTGAACCATTCGCGCAACTCATAGGACAAAGTGAAAAACGAGGGTGCCGAGTGGTGAGCTGGGGCGATAACAATGGGTCCGACCGACCCCTTTTTCCTGCGAGATCCCTGTCCCGACCGCTGGGCCGCACCCTGCTTTGGTGTCCGTTTCCTCCCTAGTCACCTGTCGCTCCACCAGCCGTCTCCCCCACTGTCGTTCCTAGGGTTAGTCCTCGCACCTCAGACCACCCGCTCGTAGGGTTAGTCCTCCACCGTTGCGTCCGACCACACCGTTGCATCATTCTCCCCCGACTCCGCCGAAACTCTGCTCGACACTCAGACCAGCCGCACCCCGTCGAACCGATGCGCCTTCCCTCGCCAGCGCGCGCCCGCCGCCACCAGCTCTTCGCGCAGCACCTCACGCATCAGCGCCTTGCTCCTCGGCAACGCCTCGCGCTCGGTGAACAGCAGCCACGTACGCAGCGACACCTCCACGTTCATCATCGTCGCCTCCCCACCCTCGGCGACCTCCACGCAGTCCTCCACCCACTCCCGCAGCACCGTCGTGATCACCGCCCGGTCCCGGTCGCGCTTGGCCTCCGTCACCGCCACCCAGGCCCCGTCCCGGATCACCCACTCGGTCCCGTCCGCCACATTCACCAGCCGGTAGTGCTCGGGGTGCCGGGTCCGCACCCACACCTCCACCAGATCAGTCATCTGTCTCTCCTCACACGTTGTCGTCCGTCTCGCCCCACACTGGGGATTCACCTGTCGCTCAACCTAGCGACCGTCCGCCGCGCTAGGCTCTCCCCCGCTCGGCAGGACTGGCTCGGCAAGTCGGGGCGAGGCTTGAGTTGGCATGGCAGGGCTGTTGCGGTTCGGCAGGGTGCGGTGTGGTGAGGTCCGCCGTGGTGAGGCGGGGCAGGGCAGTCAAGGCTTGGTGCGCCCCGGCACGGTTTGGCTGGGCAGCCGCGACTCGGTGCGGCTCGGCACGGCTAGGCATGGTGAGGCAGGCGGGGTCCGGCAGGGCACGGCAGCGTTTGGCAGGGCATGGCAGGCACGACTAGGCATGGCAAGGTGAGGCGTGGCGAGGCGCGGGGGAACCCGCTCGCCCGCTTCCACCCTGCTGTGTACTCTTCTCCCATGGGAGGGAGCAAGCGCGGCACCGTATTACGGTCCCTGACCTGCCACTACTGCGGTGGCAAGGCCGGGACCGAAGACCACGTCGTGCCCCGCGCCGACCTCCCGCGGCCCCTCTCGGTGTTGCCCTACTGGTTCCGCAGCCAGTTCACCGTCCCGAGCTGCAAGGACTGCAACAACGCCAAGAGCTGGTTCCGCAGCGACTGCGCCTGCCAGCACTGCACCTGGGTTTGGGGCACCGCCCGCGCGCTGTTCCTGCCCGAGGGCTACACCGAGCGCGGCTGGATCGCGGTCCAGAAGAACCCGACCATCGCAATGCCCCTCGCGGTCCCGCGCCCTGACCGGAGCGCCTACCCCGGCACTCGGTCGGACCGCGAGTCCCAGGCCCTGTCGAACTAGTCACCGCCCGCCGCCGCGACTAGCTCGGCAGGGCCGCTCGCGTCTACAGCCGGTACTTCACCGCCTGGTAGCCGTAGGTCACCTCGGCGTCGATCTCGACCGTGTAGTCCTTGGACTCCAGCACCGAGCGGAACGCCTGCACCGCCATCTCGGACGCCTTCTCCAGGTCACCGATCGAGACTCGGCGCCCACCCAGCTCACCGTCGATCTCCAGCTTCGCCATCTTCGGCCACTCGTCGGCTGTCACCTTCGCCGCCTTCGCCACGCTGATCACTCCATCCTTCGTCACTTCGTCGGCCCCCCACAGTGGCGAGCCCAGATTCCCCACTATATCAGAAACTCGCGAGTTATCCAGAACTACCGCCCACCCCACATCCGGTTGACCTCGTCCAGCACCGCGACCGGCGCCCGCCCGGCCTCGTTCGAGGTGTACCGCACCACCCGCCAGCCCAGCGCCTCGATCTCCCGGTGCCGCCGATGGTGCTTGGCCCACGCCTCCTGCGGTCCGTGGAACTCCAGCCCGTCGACCTCGATCCCGAGCTTGCGCCCGGCGAGCCCGAAGTCCAGGTAGTACCTCCCCACCCGCACCTGCCGCCGCAGTCCCTTCAGCGCGGGCCAGCGCTCGGGCGACCCCTGGTACGCCGTCCACAGCACGTCCTCGCTCGGCCCCACCCACGGGCTCCCCGCAGGCACCCCCGCCTTGCGCGCCACCCGGCCCCGCACCATCCGGGGTCGTGTCCGCACCACCCGTCGTCGGCGAGCCATGCGTCCACGCTACGGGATTCACCTGTTGCTCCCGGCCCGCTCGCTGTCGAAACCCTCTAGTGTTCTACCTATGCGCGCCACCCTCTCGGGCCTGCTCACCGGTCTCCTCTCCGGTCTCCTCGCCCTGTCCCTGCTCACCGCCCTGACCATGCTCGCCGCGTCACCCGCCGACGCCCGGTCCGGTCCCGACCGCCGAGCCTGCGTCACCGGCCGCGAGTACGCCCGCGTCCACGTCGGCGCTCCCGCGTGGCGAGCCGTTCGGATCCTGGACGGCCGCGGATCCCCCGGTGACCTGGGTCAGGTCTACCGCCTGTGCCGGGGCGGGCACGTGGTCGTCGCCTTCTCCGGCGTCCCCGCGATCGTCACCCTCAAGTACCGCCTCGCCGCTGGCTCCGACCCCTGGGGCTAGTCCGCCCCTAGCCCTTGAGCACGGCCCGCCCCGCTACCCGGTAGGCCCCTGCCGCCACCGGGTTGTCCCGCTCGTTGGTCCGGGCCAGCACCTGCAGCTTCTTGGCCAGCCGCTGCCGCAGCCGTGCCTCGCTGCGCTCGACGTAGGCGTCGACCACCTCGACCAGCTCGTCGGCCAGGTGCGCCTTGAACGCCTCGGCCGCGTCCGACTTGGAGTCCCAGGTCCCGCACGAGCACTGCGCCACGTAGGGCCGGACCCACTGCAGCTCGTGGGTCCCGAGCACCGCGACCAGTCCGGTGGTCAGCTGGTCCGGCTCAGCCATCACTGTCCCGCGTCCGCCAGCCGGGCTCCCCGCACACCGTGCAGACCACCGAGTCGAACGTCGTGACGGGGTACGCCCTGGACCCCCACACCGTCTGCCACCGGTGCGCCTTGTCGAAGGTCATCCCCAGGACGTGCACCCGCACCCAGCAGATCGAGCCCCGGTTCATCATCGGCAGCTTCTTCATCCCTTACCCACGACCTCGTCGATCTGCTCCACGATGTGCACCAGCGCCATGAACGCGTCGTGGAAGTTGATCTCCCGGAACGCGGGCGGCAGGTGCTCCTGGCCGGTCTTGAAGTCCTCGGGCCGCAGCGCGTCCGCCGCCGCCACCAGCTCGCGGACCCGCTGCAGCCGTGCCGCGTCACCGTCCGCGTCGAGCGTGATCGCCAGCGGGCTCATGGACCCATCAGCTCCCTGGCCAGGTCGAGCACCTTGGCCGACAGCTCCTGGCGGACCCGGACCTCGGCCATGTGCGCGGCGTAGTCCGCGACCACCCCGTCCACGTCGAGCACCCCGCGCAGGTGCCGGATCGCCCCCATCAGCGACTCGACGTCGTCGACCCGGATGTTCCTCTCCAGCACGACGGTCAAGGTGTGGTAGCTGTCGGTCATCGCTGCTCCCCGTGTGTGATCTCCAGGTGCCGCTGATCGTTGCGCAGGCACCGGCCTCCTCGGTCCAGCACGCACTCCTCCTCACCCACGGTGAGTGACACGTCCGGGGACGGCGGACCACCCACCACGCCACCAGGAGCCAGCTCACCCTTGCGCTTCCCGACCGCCAGCGCGTCCCCGTCGTCAGGATCCAGGTGCGTCGCCGCGTCCCACAGCGCCCCTCCACGGATGTCCTCACCGCCGCGTTCGTCGAACCGGAGCCCCGCCTGCTGGCGTAGCTCGTCCGCCGCCCGGTGCAGGATCTCCAGCCGCGCCGCCTGCTCGGCCGCATCCACGATCGCCGCCACCGCCGGGGCCAGCGCCGCCACCTGGTTCAGGTCGGCCACCACCTCCATCACCGCCGAGGGGTCCACCGTGCTGGGCGTCCGTTCGAGCATCGCCAGCACCGCGTCGGCGATCTCCCGTGGGGTCTCGGACCGGCTGAGCCCGTCACCGATCCGGCGTGCGACCAGCCGGGTCATCCCCTCGTACCGCGGGCTCACAGCACCATCACGATCCCGTACACCACAGCAGCCATCGCGTTGATCATCATCGTGTTGTCGGCCTCCAGCCGTTCTTGATCCATCCCGCCCGGCTCGCGCAGGTGGTGCATCCCGAGCACGTCACCGGCTGCCATCGACCCGAAGAGCACCCCGAGGATCATGGTCAGGTAGGGCATGGATGGACAATAGCGGTTCCCCACTGGAGAATCTGCCCATGTCCGAGACCGGGGGCGACTGCGAGACCTGCGAGCACCCGATGGACCCGCACGCGATGATCCCCACTGCCGAGGATCCTCGTGAGGGTGGGGTGATGCTGTGCCCGGTGCCCGGCTGCCTGTGCTTCGCCACCTGGTCGGTGCCGCCGTTCAGCGAGCGCGGCGCGGTCCTGGTCCCCGACACCGAGGAGCTGGCCGCGATGCGCGCCTTCGTGCAGAAGATCCACCTGAACTAGCCGCCGTCGTCAGCCAGCCCGCCCACGATCGAGACCATCGCGTGCCCGAGCCCGTAGGCCACGCCCACCACGAAGCCGACCAGCACCAGCACACACCCCAGGAACAGGGCAGCCTGAAGCAGCCCCCGCGTCGTGATCCGCATCAGGCGGCAGGATCGCCTGTGTGCCCGCGCAGCGTGTCGACCAGGCACCGCAGCCTCATCAGCCGGATCTGCCGCGCCCGGTTGGTCTCCAGCCGCAGCTCGGCCTGCAGTCCGGCGTCCAGCTCAGTCAGCAGGAACGACGTGTCAGGTGGGACCCGCGGGACGGGTGTGGTGTCCATGGTGAGGACCATGCTGCCACCCAGCAGCGAACACCCGCTAGGGCAGCGGCGTCCCCGGCTCCACGACGATCTCGGCGTCCACCGCCGCCTCGGCCTCAGCCGCCGCGTCAGCTTCGGCCGCAGCCTGAGCCTCGGAGAGGATCGTGACCGCCTCGGTGTGTGCGTCCTTGAGCGCGTCCAGCCGGTCCCGGATCACCGCGGTGATGTCGACGGTGGCGATCTGCGCGTCCACCCGGACGTCGACGCCGCGCACGTAGCCGGTCCGGTCCAGGATCTCCGAGGCAGCCTTGGCGCGCACACCCATCGGGGAGTCCTCGTCGTCCATCGCGATCTCCAGGACACGGGTCGCCTTCGGCACCAGCCGGGTCAGGTTGGCCGAGGTCTCCTTGGCCACCGCCTCGGCCAGCTCGGGCGGGGCGTAGTAGTCCACCCCCATCTGGCGCGCGTGCTCCAGGCAGTACCGGGACTTGGTCGGGTCGGCCAGCAGCACCTCGCACTGGATCCGCTTGGCCCCGGAGTAGTAGCCGATCCCGTCCTCGGAGTTGCGGTTGAACATGCACGCCCACGGGTTGAAGGTGCGCGCCTCCCAGGGCAGCCCCGCGTAGTAGTCCAGGTCGCTCTGGGTCAGCGGCCGGGCCGGGAGCCACGGGCGCGGCGCACCGGCGCTCGTCGTCCCCTCCTCAGACTCGGGGAACGGCGAGGGCTCCATCCCCAGCGGTTCGCTTGTCATAGCTGAAAGATACCAACCTTGGGATCGTTTGCACCCGTCCAGTGGTTGCAGTTTTCCACAGGTTTTCCCACAGCCTGTGCGCTCAGCTCAGCCCGATCCACCGCATCGGGACACCGAGTAGAACCAGGACAGCTCGCGCAGCTCGGCCACCTTGCGCTGCGCGGACCACACCGCCGCGGTGTCAGAAGACGGGTCACGTTCGCGCGCGGCGAGCACCGCCGCCCAGATCTCGGCGCGGCTCGCGGCGCCGTAGCCGTGGTTCACGTCTCCGCGGAATCGTTGCCTGCGCCGTTGTCCTCGTGCTGCCGCGGACCGTCTTCATCGCCGGTGCGCCGGAACGTCACCGGCGTCCCGAGCAACTTGTAGATCTCCTGGGCCTTGTCGGCGTCGATCGCTACCCAGAGCCACTTGTCGCCCCACGGACTCATCATCTCGATGTGGAAGTCCTCACCGACGATCCCGGCCAGAACGTCAACGGCCTCCCCGTCACCGGTGGCCTCCTCCAGCTGCTCCAGGACCTCGGCGTCCAGCTCGGGCTCCTTGCCGTAGTCCTCGGCGCTCTCCTGGGTGGTCACCATCACCGTCGGCTCCCCGGCCTGATCGGCCAGTCCGTGCCGCTGCTGCTCGCTCATATGAGTCTCCCGCCAACCATCAGTTTCCTCTTCTTGTCGTAGGTCATCCGCAGGGTCCGGCAGGTGTTCTCCAGCTCGTCGCGGACTGCTGCCTTGCTGAGCTTGGGTGCATCCTCACCGGCGAACATCACCCAGGTGTTGAACGAGACCACCATGTCGGCGTGGCTGAACGTGTCGATCGCACTGCCGGTGACCTCCAGGCAGGCGCCGGACCACTTCGCGAAGATGTTGTGCTTGGCTCGTTCATCGGTGGCGGTCTCGGCCCACGCCGTGGTGTCGCCCCAGCCGTGCTCGGCCCACGACTTGGCGCCCTCCAGCATCCAGGCCAGCGCCAGCCGCAGCTCGGCCGGTTGCCGGGTGATCTGCGACCTCAGGTCAGGGATCACCTCGCGCTCGCTCATGCTGTACTCGAAAGGGAAGAACTTGAGTCGCCGCCAGACCGCCTCGTCGGGGATCTCCAGCGCGTGGTTGGTGCTGAGCCACAGCGAGCACTCCGGCACGAAGGAGATCTCCTCCTTGCCGTAGGGCAGCCGCCCCGAGAGCGAGTCGCCACCGGAGAGCGACTTGAGCATCGGCAGGTTCACCTCGGCCTTCATCGGCGGCTCGGAGAACGTCAGCACCCGCTGGCCCACGATCGCGGCCACCGAGAAGTCCGGGTTGCCCTTGTCACCGAAGAGCAGGTTGTGGCTCATCGCCTTGCCGTAGGAGCCGACCACCTTGAGCAGGATCTCCGAGAACGTGGACTTGCCCGAGCGGGTGGGTCCCTTCAGCACGAAGACCGCGTCCACGTCCCCGTCCACACCGCGGCGTCCGTACAGCGAGGCTCCGGCCGCGCGTTGCAGCAGCCGGAGGTTGTCGGGTCCCATCTGGTGTTCCAGGTCGGTGACGAACTTGTGGAACCAGCGCCCGGCCCCACCCTCGGAGGCCACGTCCCACAGGTGCTTGAACTCCCCACCCGGCCCGTCGTCGTACGGCGCCCCCAGTGCCTTCGAGACCCGCCGGGTCCGGGCGTCCAGCTCGCATTCACCTGTCCGCAGATTCACCAGCCGCCCGATCCCGGCCGTCACCGGCAGCCCGGCGATCCAGCCCTCGGCGTCCCAGTTCAACGCTGAGGGCACCAGCACCCGTTCGTCGGACTGCAGGTCACCGAGGATCGAACTCGTCGGTCGCTGCTGGGCCTTGCCCGCCCACTTGAACGCGTCCTTGGACAGGGTGTCCTTGCCGTCCAGCTTGGACTGCCTGCCCTCGGCCAGGTGCACGTCGGGCATGTCCATGCAGTAGGACTTCAGCATCGTCTCCGACCGCTCCGGGCCACCCCAGCCGGACTCGGTCCAGACCCGCCAGGCCAGCCCTGGTGTGTAGAGCATCTTGTCGCCGTGGGTGTCGATCAGCCGCCGCACATCGCCCCGTCGGGTGTACGTCCTGGGATCGCCGCCCACCAACGGTGTGCCGGGCCTTGTGCGCCACGGGTCGTCGCGGTCGATCCGGGCGACGTCGTCGACCAGCCCGGCCGCGGTCAGGCGCATCATCAGCGCCGAGGTGGCATCGGTCAGTCCGGCGATCGGGTCGACCAGCACCTTTGAGCCACCGGACCACTCATAGCCCGGTCGTGGGGCCAGCACCGCGAACGCGCCGTCACCGAGCACCCAGACCCCGGTGACCAGCTCGATCTCGGTGCGCCCTCCCATGACTGCGTCGGACTCCCCGATCCGGAAGAACCAGTGCTGCCCGCCCGAAGGCGTCGTCTGGGTGAGCACGTGCCCAGTCATCTTGAACCTGGCCCTGGTCATCTCGGCGTGCTCGCCGACGTCGAGGACCACGATCTTGGACTCCGAGCCGGTCAGCACCGCCAGCCCGATCCAGCCCGCCTTGACGCGGAGGTCACTGGCCGGGAAGACCCGCTCGACGTCCTCCTCGACCCGAGCCACGCCCAGCCCCGAGACGAGGTGCTTGCCCCAGGTGGTGCAGGCTTCGCCTTCCTTGCAGCAGCAGCCGACCAAACCAGCTCCGGCGGCACCGGGTACGGCGGCGACGGGCATCCAGACCGGCGCGATCGCCCAGCCGAACTGGCTGATGTAGCCCTTCGCCCAGCGCCACAGGTTCTTGACCGCGTCCGGGATCGGCGGCTCGGCGGCTGGCGGTGGCACTCCCGGAGGAGTCGGCACACGCGGCGGTGTCGGTGGGCCACCCACCACACCGCTCCCACCGGGCGCTGGTGGCGGTCCCGGTGTCGACGGCGTGCCTGCTCCTGGTGGAGGCGGCGTGACCCCACTCACGGTCACGGGTCCGGGGTCCCGTGCATCGTCGTGGTGAACGGGCTCTCCAGAGCCTCCAGCTCCCGCTCCCGGCCCCACTGCTCCATCCAGCCCGTCTCTTCCCGCCATGGCCCCGAGAGCCTCCCCACCACCATGTCGCTGTCGCCCTCACTGCCTACGTCGATCCGCCGACGCGCCTCGTCCTCATCACCTGCACAGGCCAGGTCGACCCAGGCACGCCACTTGCTGATCACCCCGACGCCAGCAGCCGTGCCCCGACGCCCAGAACCCCGTAGTCCGGACGCGAACCCGGTCGCGGGGGAGTCCGAGTAGACCACCAATAGGTTCGGCATGTCGTCGTAGACCACGGCGGACCGCTCACCGGCGTCGAACCCGCTGCTTGAGCCCGCGTCGTCGAGCTTGCCCGGACGCTCCCAGATCTGTTCGCGTCCGGCGGGGTCCGGGCCGGACACGCACCGCCACCCGAAGGGCACCAGCACGTCCTCCCAGCCCAGCACTTCGTCGGCGATCCTGTCCAGGTCTCCGAGCACTGGGCCAACGCTGGTCCACTCCCCCTCGTCCCCGCCTCCAGCCACCTGGTCGGTGTAGCCGGGCGAGTAGCGCTCCAGCAGCGCGTCCAGCAGCGCACCCCGGTCCAGCTCGGGATCCAGCCGGGGGATCTCCAGAACGTCACTGACGTGGCTGCCCAGAGCGTCAATGACGTTTTCCAGGCTGAGACGGCCGTCCCAGCTCTTGGACGAGCCCGGCCAGCGGATCACACCGGAGGGTCGGGCCGAGTCCTCGTCCGGCCCGGCGCGCCAGTTCAGGGTGCCCGGCATCCGCATCACCCGCGTGGTGTCCCAGACCCGGTCGATCTTCTTGACCGAGGTCTCCCCGACCCAGCCGACCAGTGCTCGGACAAGGCGCGAAGCGTCCACCCCTGGCACCGGTTCCCGCAACGGGATCCAGTACTGCACGCCCCACCCGGAGCCGATCACCAGGCTCGCCTCGGACAAGTCCGGGCCGAGGCACATGTCGACCACGTCGATCGCCTCGCCGATGTAGCTGAAGTAGTCCGACCCTTCGCGGCCGGGTGCCTGGCAGTCGACGTCGAGCCACAGCGCGCCAGCGTGCCCGCGCAGGGCCGCACCACCACGCGGGTAGGGACGCTTCCGTGTGCCGTGCGGTTTCTCCACCAGCCCGACGCAGCCCATGTAGACCTCGCGGCCCTGCTCGGACCACCAGGCCAGCTGCTTGATCGTGTCCGGGGCGAGCAGGGTGGCCACGTCCCAGTGCTGGGCGTGCCACTTCCCACGGGGGCTCTTGATGGAGACCTCGACCAGCTCACGATCCGCCGCCCATCCGTAGAGTCCCATGAGCACCCTGCGGGCGCTCTCAGGCGTGTGGTCCACCTCGGTCATCGTCTCTCCGTCCTTGGCCCCGGCACGCGTGGAGCACAGGTCAACGCTCACGGCTTGGGCAGAAACAACACTACAGCGGATGGTCAGGAGCAACCATCTGACTACAGCGCTGTTTCATCAGCCGGATCGCTTGCGACCACGCTCCTTGTACAGCCAGGCGTACTCGGTCCGCCGCTGCTCGGGACTCATGTGCAGGTACCGCTGCACCCGCACCGAGCGGGTCGTCATCACCCGCGACCAGGCCGTCAGCCAACCACTGGGGTATCGACGGTGCATCACACGGGTCTGCGCCAGGATGCCCATCTGAGGAATCTAGAGATTGCGGTTCAGCTGGATGGTCAGGTCGGCACCCGGCGCAGCGACGGAGCCGACCTTCTCGACGAGCGCCACGACGTAGGTGTTCACCGGATGGTCGGCGATGAAGTCGTCTGGACCGAGGGTCACCGAGACGTTCCAGCCTGCGGGGATGACCAGCTTCCCGGTCTTGAGGATGCTGGTCTGGGTGCCTGAGTTGTAGGTCGGGCCACTCAACGTCGCGCCCACCACCAGGTCCACCTCGATGTCGGCGTCGGCCGCGGTGAGCAGACTGGCCTTGGCTCCCATGAAGGCGGAGGACCGCTCGGTCAAGTTCCAGATCAGCGGCATCAGGAGCTTGTTGTCGGCGACCAGGTTGCCGGGCGCGTACCAGGTGTTGGCCACCAGCCGGGCCTGCTCGATCGAGCCCTGCGGCGCGGTCAGCCCGGCCAGGATCAGCTCCAACTGGATCAGCCGGTTGTGCAGGTCCAGGGCGGCGCGGTTGACGTCGTTGTGTAGCTCGGAGTGCGACGGGTCCATCAACGGCGACGTGGTGTCCACGTTCGTGGGCAGGTCGTAGGCGAACTCCCCTGGGGTGACCGTCATCCTGTCAGGTTACTTAAACACTGGGTGCTGGTCTATGCGCCGTCGAGGACCGCCACCAGGTGCTCGTTGTCCCAGGTGTGCGCCGCAGTCATGTAGTCACCTGGGCGGACCTTGACCCCCAGCGCCCGCGTCGCCATCCCGCGTGCCTCGACCCAGCGTTCCTGGCCGACGTAGAGATCCACCAGATCGACCACAGCATCACGCCGACCGGGATCCTCGGCCACCGCCTTGAGCAGCCACCGCTCCGGGTAGTGGTCCATCTTGGCCAGGTAGCGGTACGCCTCGGCGCGCTCCGCGGACCAGGTCGCCTGTGGCATTCCCAGGTAGGAGACGAAGGTGTCCCGCGCGATCTCCCAGCGGCCGACGAAGAAGTACTCGCGCGCCAGGTAGAACCGCTGCCGCGGATTGTCCCGCTCCTCCTTGACCGCCAGCTCCAGCAGCTCCAGGTAGGACCCGCGCGACTTGGTGTCATCGGCGTAGTGCTCGATGCCGAACCCGCCCGCCACTGCCGGGACCTCCAGGTCACCGCGACTGGCCGAGGGCACCAGCACCTCGTGCACCGCACCGTGCCAGGCCCAGCCCTCCCGCGAGAAGCACCGGTCCGCGGTGAACGAGACGTCCGGCACACCGGGCTCCACCCAGTTCCAGACGTAGTGGTAGCTCCACCGGCGCGCGGACGGGTCCTCGGCGATCGTCGCCTCCAGTGCTGCGCGCCAGCCGGGCACCAGCACCTCGTCGGCGTCCAGGGTGATCACCACGTCGACCTCGGGCGGCAGCAGCGCCAGCCCCGCGTTGCGGGCCAGGTCGAAGCGCCACGGCGCGACGTGGATCGGGGTCACGTCGATGTCCAGGTCACTGGCCAGCTCGACGGTGCCGTCAGTGCTGCCGGTGTCCGCGATCTGCAGCAGGTCCGCATCGTCCGCCGAGGCCGCCCACCGGGGCAGGTTCGCCTCCTCGTTGAGGGTGATCGTGTGCACCGCGATGACGCTCAACTCGGCCTCGGTCCGGGGTTGGTGTTGCCGATCTTCTGGTTCATCGCCAGCCAGCAGGCATCGCCTTCGGCACCCTGCTGGTCGTGCGCGGGGTAGTCGTCACCGAACCAGCGTCGCCACCACGAGCGCACCGGCAACGGCTCCCCACAGATCAGGCAGGTCCGTACCTCGGGCACCACCACTACCTGCGCCTGGCGATCAGCGTGTTGACGTAGTCGACCACCTCGTCGATGTCCACGGCGTTCTCGACGATCTGAGTCAGGTCGGCGGTCTCCTCCTCGGACAGCGGAGCTAGCGGCGCGCGCTGCTTCGGGGGCCGCTCCTGCACCGTGGTGCTCGGGTTGGCGGCAGCTTGCTCGGGGCTGACGTACTGGCCGGACTCTGCGGACCGGCTGCGACTCTTCGGCATGTGTCTCTCCTTCGTTCGATGGCCACCTCGCTGCTGTGTCCATGAGGTTCTCAGACCACTACAGTGTTGGACAGTTGCTCGAACGTAAAGGGGTTCCCCGTGCCACTGATCTTCACTGAAGACCTGCTCTGGCCCGCAACGCTGGAGAACGCCTCGGAGCGACAAATCCTCGTTGCCCTCTACAAGAAACAAGAAAGGCTGGAGATCCTCGTGACCGAACTCAGTCAGGCAGTGGAACAGCTCAAGACGTCGGTGGCCGATCTGGCCGACACCGTCAACTCTCAGGTCGAGCCGCTCCAGGAAGCCCTGGCTGCGGCCCAGCAGGCGCTGGACGACTTCACCGTGGCCGACCTCGCCGAGGACGCCGACTTCCAGGCCGAGATCGACACCCTGAAGTCCGACGTGCAGTCCAAGGTCCAGGAGGCCCAGGACGCGGCCAACCAGATCCAGGCGTCGGTCCAGCAGATCCAGACGGTCCGCGACGACATCGAGAACCAGACCAGCGGTGAGGGGGGCGAGGGTGAGGTGCCCGGTGGTGAGACCGGTGCCACCGGACCCACCGGACCCGACGACGTCGGCGGTGCCACCGGTCCGACCGGCGGCGAGGAGACCGGCGCCACCGGCCCCACGGGTCCCACCGGCAGCGAGCCGCACCCGGACCAGACCCTCCCCGGTGACCTGCCGGAGGAGCAGGCCCCGACAAACCCCTAGAGCCCCATCGGGAGCGGCCCAGCTCCTGGTGGGAGATCATCCGGGGCTGGGTCCGCTACTGCGTCCGCGTCGTGCGTGGTCGCGTCTAGGTTGTTCGCATCGGGCAGTCGCTCGCGTGCCAGCCGTACTCACCGCAGTGGGTGCCGTCGGGGAACTTCGTCCCCGGACACGCGCGGACCTTGCGCAGATCCTCGCGCTCGCGTTCCTCGGCGTACGCCGCCTCTGCTTCTTCGTCGCGGCGTCGGTACTCCTCGGCGAAGTCCGGGTCGTCGTAGTAGGAACTCACCGGCGCGCGAGGTCCGCCACGCAGACGTAGTTGCCGGGCGTGCCCATCGGCTTGCCGCACATCGCGCAGTGCGTCGTCGGACCCTCGGTACCGAGATGTTCGGGGCAGACGTAGTGCGAGTCGATGTTCTTGACGTGCCCGCCCTTGGCGCAGTGGCCGTACTTGCGTCGTGCCATCAGCCCGCCTTGTTGTCGCCAGCGATGTCGTCCAGGATCTCCTCGACGAAGCCCTCCATGTGCTGGTAGCGCTTCTTGAAGGTGGTCCAGTCGCGGCGCATCTGCTTCATCATCAGCTCGCGCTGGATCGGGTCCAGGATGATCTCCTCGATCGGCTCGTAGGTCGACGTCGGCGAACCGTCCGCCTCGCGCCGTACCCAGAACGCCCGGAGGTCGGCACGCTTGTTGCCGATGTCCGCCTTGTACTTCACCCGCAGCAGGTTCCCCGCCTCGTGCAGCCGCCACTTCCGCGCCGCCTCGGTGTCGTCCCAGGTGAACCGATGGTGCAGCGGGTGGTCGGGATCAGCAGCTTCCTCGACCACCACCTCGGGCGTCAGCGTGCCGCGCTTCTCGCGGATCTCCAGCAGCACGTCGCGCAGGTTGTTCGGCGTCTGGCCCTCAGTGGCCTCGTCGGTTCCGTTCGTCATTGCGTCCCTCCCGTTTCAGGTTGGTGAATCGTACCTCACCACCTCTGTTCCGTCAGCAGCTTGCCGTGCCTGCCGAACCGCGCCTTGCCGCACCCACCTATCCATGCCGGTCCCAGCCTCACCACGCCTGCCTTGCCCGGCCGCGCCTAGCCTTCTCACACCGCGCCTGCCCCACCATGCCGAGCCTGTCCACACCTCACCCAGACGGGCCTGCCCAGCCACGCCTTGCCTTGCCGCACCTGACCGTGCCACGGCTGCCTGGCCGCACCACACCCAGTCGTGCCAGATCCCGCCTAGCCATCCCCTGCCTGCCTCGCCCTGCCTGACCGCACCCCACCATGCCTAGCCCCACCGCGCCTGCCATGCCGTACCAGACCTTGCCGAGCCAACCGGGCCTGCCTTGCCAAGCCAACCGCACCTAGCCCTCCGCGCCGCGCCTGTCCATGCCTAGCCCTGCCTGCCGCGCCATGCCGTACCGGAAGCTACCGGGCCGGAACACGCCGGGCCGCACCTAGCCATGCCCTGCCGAGCCTGCCTACCGTGCCGTGCCGTACCGGGCCTAGCCCCGGTCGACCATGCCTTGCCTGCCAAGCCCAACCCGGCCATGCCTAACCCTGAGCACCGCGCCACGCCTGCCTGACCAAGCCGCGCCTGACCGAACCAAGCCCCGCCGAGCCCACCTCGCCTGCCGGGCCTGGCCGTGCCTGGCCTAGCCGCACCTATCCATGCCCCGCCTGCCAAGACCCGCCGTGCCGTGCCATCGGTACCGAGCCCTACCAAACCACGCCTGCCGCGCCGTGCCAGGTGCTGCCGTGCCGACCACGCCTAACCTTGCCCCGCCTGCCCCGCCATGCCCAGTCGCACCCTGCCGCGATCGCCATGCCCAGCCGTGCCGTTCCTGCCATGCCGGACCTCGCCCTCCCGGCCATGTCGTGCCCTGCCCCGCCTGCCCTGCCGAGACTGGCCGAGCCATGACATGCCTTGCCTCGCCTGGCCGTGCCGAGCCCGGACCCGCCTGCCTTGCCATGCCGGGCCGGGCCGTGCCTAGCCGACCTAGCCTTGCCTGCCGTGCCCCGCCTAGCCTGACCGAGCCATACCCCGCCTGCCCAGCCACTCCTTGCCGTGCCTTGCCATCCGCGCCTCGCCTGCCGAACCGGACCCCGCCTTACCCAGCCACACCGACCAAACCTCGCCTGCCAAACCTGGCCTTGCCGTGCCACACCAAGACGAACCTGGACATGCCCACACGTGCCCTGCCGACCCGAACCACACCGAGCCATGCCTGCCGCGCCACGCCTTGCCTTGCCATGTCAACCGGGCCTGGCCCTGCCGCCCGCGCCTTGCCACGCCTGCCCGACCACACCACGCCTTGTCCTGCCCACCATGTTCCGCCTGCCGGGCCTAGCCCTGCCTTGCCAGACGATCCTGGCCGCGCCTGCCCTGCCTTGAGCGCCTTGCCTCGACCCGCCGTGCCAGGACTGCCGGACCGTACCGTGCCCAGCCTCACCACGCCGTGCCTAGCCGCAGCTGCCGGACCGTGCCTTGCCCAGCCACTCCATCCGTACCTAGCCTGCCGCGCCCTGCCTTGGCCCGCCACGACCCGCCCGGACTCGCCCCGCCTAGTCATGCCTGCCCAGCCGAACCACACCTAGCCTGACCATGCCCTGACCTGCCTGCCGAGCCACGCCGTACCGCGGAAGCCACGCCGATGCCTTGCCCCGCCTGCCCCGCCGCACCTAGCTGCACCGCACCAAGACCCGCCTGCCGCGCCTGGCCGAACCTTGAATGCCTTGCCCTCCGCGCCGCACCGAGACACACCTGCCCAGCCCCGTCGTGCCATGCCTGACCGCGCCCCGCCTGACCAAGCCTGCCTTGCCGAACCGGGCCGCACCATCCTCGCCATGCGGTGCCGTGCCCCGCCTTGCCTGCCGTGCCGCGCCCTGCCAAACCTAGCCAAGTCGTGCCCTGCCATGACGAGCCGTGCCGGACCTGCCTCACCACGCCCAGCTCCGCCGAACTCCCCGAGCCCAGCCATGCCTGCCACACCCGGCCTTGCCACACACTGCCGCGCCCACCGATCCTGGCCGCGCCCAGCCGTGCCTGCCCGGCCCCGCCGCACCTCGCCATGCGCTGCGATACCACGCCACGCCCTCCGCGCCTGCCTGGCCCAGCCACACCGTCCCGTGCCACGCATCCCAGACCACGCCATGCCTGCCTCACCTAGCCCTGCCAAGCCCGGCCAATCCTGGGCGTGCCGGGCCGAGCCAAGCCTGCCGGACCAAGACGTGCCATCCCCTGCCGTTGCCATGCCTGGACCTGCCGCACCGAGCCACGCCTGCCTGACCGCACCAGACCCGGCCGCACCCTGCCTAGACCACCGCGCCATGCCTGCCAGGCCCTGCCTCGTGAAGCCCAGCCCCGCCTCGCCGTGCCCAGCCAATCCGCGCCTGCCCCACCGATCCAAGCCCTGCCTTGCCTAGGCAAACCACGCCTGCCTGGCCTAGCCGGACCAAGCCGAACCCCGCCTACCCCGACCCGCCTGCCGGACCGCACCTTGCCGTCCGCGCCGCGCCCAACGATGCCCAGCCACGCCTGCCGAACCGTGCCACGTCGTACGCCGCCAAGCCGGACCCAACCTGCCTCGCCACACCCAGCCTGACCGTGCCCCGCTTCACCGCGCCTGCCGCGCCTCGCCCACCAAGCCATCCTCGCCGGGACGCATCGCACCTCGCCTGCCGCGCCACGTCATGCCACAGCTCGCCGCGACGTACCAAGCCTCGCCTGCCATGCCTCGCCTCGCCTCGCCTAGCCCAGCTCGCCATGCCCAGCCCGGCCTGCCGGGCCGCACCGAACGATGCCGAAAGCCACCAAGCCCACCATCCCGAGCCGCACCACGCCTGCCACGCCCCTCCGAGCCTGACCACACCATGCCCTTCCTCGCCTGCCGTGCCCGACCCTGCCAACCACTCCTAGCCCTGTTCACCATGCGATGCCTGCCCGGCCGGACCGGACCGCGCCGTACCCGCCCCTGCCAATCCCTGCCTAGCCCTGCCTGCCACGCCGTGCCCAACCAAGCCCGGCCGGTCCCTGCCATCCCTTGCCATGCCAAGCCTGCCGTGACCCGCCTTGCCACGCCCCGCTTGCCCCGACGCGCCTGGCCTTGCCTAGCCTGCCGAACCGTGCCCAACCGAACCAACCGCACCGTGCCCGGCCAACCCTGACCGCGCCAAGCCTGCCAAGCCCCGACACGACTAGCCATCCCGCGCCTTGCCCACCACGCCTGCCAGACCAAGCCAAGCCGTACCATCCGCGCCTTGCCGCCCACGCCGTGCCGCGCCCCGCCTGCCATGCCGTGCCGCGCCTCACCGCGCCAAGCCTCATCACGCCATGCCCAGCCCAGCCTGCCGGACCTGGACCCGCCGTGCCGTGCCTAGACCTGCCTGCCATGCCGCGTCGACCGGGCCAAGAATCCCATGCCCCGCCCCGCCTAGCCTGCCCCGCCGAGTGCTGCCCTGCCGCGCCTAGCCTTGCCATCCGTGCCAGGGCACAGAACGAGGCAGGACACCCCCCACGGGTCCTGCCTCGTCCGGCTCTGATGTGCTGCTACTTGATCTCCACCGAGCGGGTCGGGTCGATCATGAAGGTGCCCATGTCGCCCTTCTTCTCCGGACGCCACTCGCCGACGCCCACACCCAGGCCACCGGCCTCGATCAGCGAGAGCACCGACTCCCTGGTCAACATGGACTTCACGTAGGTCACTTCGAGGGTCGTCGACCACTCGGTGAACTGCGGCCGGTAGCGCAGGTCGGTGCCGCCGTTGCCGACGCGCACGACGTCCTCACGCATGATCGGCTCGCCCTCGATCCGGACCATCATCTGACCCTCGACCTTGGACATCTCGCCGCTGAAGAACAGCGTCTGCCGGAGGCTGACCATGGTCACCGACTTGTCGAAGAACCGGGCCGCGGAGACGGTCGCGGCCTTGAACGCGATCGACGGGAAGCCGTAGCCGCCGTCGTCCATCTTGTAGGCCGCGGCCTCGTAGTCGCCCTCGGGATCCTTGGGCGCCTTCGGGCTCTTGCGGCCCTGCATCGCGTCGAGCATCTGACGCTTCGCCTTCTCCGAGAACTTGTGCATGATCAGCGGCGCGGATCCGACGATCGGGATCAGCAGCGTCTCGGTGCCGATCCGGGAGATCTCGATCGCCGGGGCGCTGTCGTCAGCTGCGGGAGGAGGAGTCGCTGCGGTCTTCTTGGCAGGCTTCGTGGCCATGTGTCGTTCCGTCCTTGAGGTTGTGTTCCCCACCTTGGGGAATCAGGTGACGGCAACGTAGCACAGGGCCTAGACCATGGTGTGGAGGTTGGTCACGACCAGTAGGAATAAGTCACTCTCAAGATGAAGTTCCCGGCCGGTGCGTCCACCGAGTAGCCGTAGTAGGCGGGGTTCGTGGTCGGTCCCGGCCCCAGGGTGATCCCGCAGAACGAGCTGTACGTGATGACGGTGGCCGCCCAACTGGTGATGTCGACCTCGAAGTAGGAGGAGTAGGTCAGGTCCTTGCGGGTGCGGGCGGGTTTCGTGTCCGCTGCACCCCACGTGCTGGGCTTGGTGGTCTGGTTGTAGAAGTCGCCGACCATCACGGTGCCACCGGCCTTGTCGTACCACCACGCCCAGCCCGCGTTGCAGTCGAAGATCACCTTGGAGACCACCGCACCAGCAGGGAAGGTCGGGTTGAAGTACAGCAGCGACTTCCGGTTGCCGTGCGTGGCCGAGTAGTAGCCCTGGTGCACCGCACCGTCGTGCCCGGAACCGCTGATCTTGTTGCCCGCACCGTTGTACGCCTGGGTCCAACCGACGTAGAAGTTCGTGGTCGTGGTCTTCTGGGTCTGCACCGTGACCGTCGCGGTCTCCGCGGACGAGGAGGACGCATGCGTGGTCGAGCCGGTGAACTTGGCGTAGAACTTGGTGGAAGCAACCGGTGTCGTGCTGATGGTGGCAGTGCCACCGCCAGACGGTGCCGCCGCGGTAGCAAACTTCACCCAGGCGCCGGAGGAGCTGAAGTAGTAGAACTCGAAGTTGCCGCCGTTGCGCCCGGTGGTGCTGGCCGTCAACGTGAACGAGGAGCCCTTGTGCACCACGGTGGCCGACTTGGTGCACGTGGTCGTGGTGCTGATCAGTGAGGTGCCGACACCCTCTTTGAGCGACTCGTACGTCGGGACCTGCCACACAGACGCAGCGAACCGCCACACCGCCCCGTCCCAGACCCGGATCGTGCCGGGTGCATAGCTGGTCATGCTGCTCCTATCTTCGCGGCACCGGGCAGGTAGATCACGATCACCCGGTCCCGGTAGACAGTGGCGTTAGGGCCTCCGTGGCTGTACTCGGTGCGGATCATGTACTTGGTCCCCGCGGTCACCGTCACGATCGAGAACGTGGTGTAGGGAGTCCGGCTGGGCACGGTGTCGGAGGAAGAGATCGCCACGTCTCCAGCGAACCCGACGTAGCTACCACCCAACCCGTCGTCGCTCACATCGCTGTAGGTCCCGCAACGCATCAACAGATAGTCGTCATAATCCGCACGCCCCACCCCGGTGGAGATGGCGATCATCACGCCGTCGGACGGTGGTGTGGTCACCACCCGGTAGGCGTTCGGCACAGCGGCGTACCCAGAGGCCAGCAGCGGCACGTTGTTGGCGGTCACACCCATGTAGCCGCCGGTCATCACCGTGATCTGGGACTGCTTCACCGAGGTGTCCAACCACTGACTGAACATCGGCCAGGCAGCGAACGGGAAACCCAGGTCGGCTGGTTGTGGGTCGACGCCAGGGTCCCCGGACCACAGGAACTGCGGTGGCACCGCGGCCTCTTCCGGAAGCAGTCCCAGCATCCGGTCGACGTAGCTGCGTGAGGTCACGTCACCGGCCTGCTCGGGCGGATCCTTCACGGGTCCGATCCGCATCGGCACCACCGGGTCGATGTCGGGTGGGCTGACCTCTGAGGTGATGACGTCCGAGGCCGTGACCGTGCCGTCGGACTTCACCCACCCGGTCTCCAGACCGTCAGCCAGTCGCAGCTCGCGTGGAGACCTGATCACCTCGTGGGTGTCGACCAGCACTTGCCCGGCCGTGCAGGCGATGAACGGACGGAAGAGCACCGTGGTGGGCAACGGGTTGACCGCCGCCTCCACCGCAGCAGACGTACCGACAGCGGGCTCGGCCCCGTCACCGTGCGCGATGACACCGGCCACCTCGTCCCAGGACGGCTCGACGGTGTAGTAGCTGGAGGTCGAGTTGTGCGGCTCGCCGTCCCACACGAACGTCTCGTCCCCGATCGAAGCGGTGGTGCCGTCGAAGTAGGTGCGTCCGTTCGGCAGCGGCGCCTGCCCGACCCGGAGCATCACGTTGTCCAGGTAGGCCCGCGTACCCGCCACCGGCGTCTTGGCGGCGAGCCCTACGAAGAAGCTGTGGGTGCTGCCGTCGTCCGGTGCAGTCATCTTCACCTCGGCGTAGACCCACCGGTCCTTGGCGGTGATCGTGGGACCAGCGCTGTTGAAGAGGTACTGCAGGTTGACGTCCGGGCTCCCGGCAGGGACGTAGACCTGGGCCGACAGCGTCAACAGCGAGCCCGGTGGCACCTCCTCGGTGCCGATGACGCAGTTGCTGTGCGTGGTCCCTGCGTCCAGGTTGGGCCAGGTCACCTTGACCGACTGGGCACCGGAGTAGTGCTGCTCGGTGGCGTACTCCACGACGGCGACTGTCCCAGCACCGAAGGCTGGGTTGGAGTGCCAGTCGGGTCCGGTACCTGCGGTGGGCGACGCATCCTCCGCACTGGGCTTGGTGACCAGGTTCCTGGACACCAAGATGCCGGTCTCCTTGGCCGGGACGATCGGCACCTGGTTGGCGCACACCACCTGACCGAGCAGCGTGTGGTCGGCGTCGTAGCACAGCCAGCCCATCGACATCGTGGCCGAGCTGCCCAGCGCCGAGACCCGTGCACTGTTGCGGTACAGGCTGGCCTCGGAGATCGGGATCGGGTCACCGTTCCAGTAGATCGAGCCGCCGGTGCCGATCTGCCAGCCACCGCCGATGGTCGGGCCGGGCAGCTCGGCGATGAAGGTGGACGGTGCGCTCCGCTGCTCCCACAGCTCGCGGGTGTACTGCCACCACGAGGTGAGCGAGACGTCGTTGCCGCCATCAGGTGGCGCTCCATGGGTGTGGTCGGAGCGAGCCACCGTGCTCGCCGTACCGTCGGCGGCGACGTCACCAGGAAGCTTGGTGGGTGTGACCGCCCCGAACTTCGCATCCAACGTCACCAGGCTGGTGTCGTGCAGCCCGTCGTCGGTGACCGTGGCTGCCATCGACCCGGTGGAGCGGAAGTCCAGCTTGCTGCGCTGGGCACGGGCAGCTCCATCGTCGGCCACGGTGGTGTAGTTCCGGCCTCCGGTCCAGGCGGTGCCGTCCCAGTACTTCAGCGCCCCTGGCGTCGCTGAGTCGTCGAACCAGAGCTGGCCCTTGACCGGGGCGGTCGGCGGCGTGCCCCGGTTCTCGGCCCGCGCGTTGATCAGCTGGTTGTGCCGCAGGTCGATGTCGGTGGCGAACCACTCCGCTGCCGGGGCCGTCATGCAACCACCCGCTGCAGCCTGTCGCACACACAGACCTCGTCGTCACAGAACCCGTACTGTGGCGCCATCGTCGTCACCCGGTGCTCACGCACCAGCTGGCGCCCGTGGTGGGTGTGTCCGCACTTGCAGGGGTAGCCCGGCGTCACGGCGATCCAGTGCTCTTGGACCGTCCTGACGATGTCGTTGACGTTGCTCATGACAGGTAGGCCGTTCCGGCGATCGGCTCGGAGAAGTCGATGCTCAGGTTGTCGTTGTTCGTGTAGGTGACCGCGCCGCGCACGGTGTTCCCCGCGGTGTTGATCACGCGCACCTGTGGCTCGTAGTGCATCAGGTGCATGATCGACCAGCGCGTCGCCGCGGTGGTCTGCTGGTGCTCGTAGTACGAGGGCGCTCCGCCCTCTCCGTAGATCGGCAACCAGGCAGTGCCGTTCCAGACGAACGTCGGCTGAGGCACCAGCACTGGTGGCGTCTTGATCCAGAGGTCGCCAGGTGCCACATCGAGCACTGGTACGCCCGCCTGCACGTAGGCGTGCACCGAGCGACCTTGAGGTCCCTGCGGCCCGACCGGACCGATGCCGTCGGCAACCACGATCAGATCGACGTCGGCGGTGGCCAGCTCAAGGTCGAGCGCTGCGGTGCTGGGACGCACCGCGACGCTCTGCTGGGCTGCACCACCGATGTCGACCACTGCTCAGTCCTTCCTCACACCTCGGGCGAGGTCGCGCCCGAGGCCGGTCCGGCGACCACGTTGCCGTCCTGCATCTTGGAGACCACTGTGTTCCAGGGTGTCACCTGGGACTCCACCCAGAACGCGGCACCGGCGGTGACCGCGCCGATGATCAGCGAGCAGATCGCGACCACGTCCTTGTCCAGGGTGTCGATCAGTCCGAGCCCACCGTTGATCACTCCGAGCGCGGCCAGGATCGAGTACACGATCACCACCGGGCGATTGGTCTTCTCGTTCATCACTACCTCCCTGCTGTCTTCCGCGCCGCTGCCTTCTTGGCGGGCGGCCTGCGGTGCGGAATGGTGACCTCGTTGATGTCCCAGGCCCAACCCGCGTACTTCAACTTCGGCCAGTGACGGCCGAACCAACCGATCGGCCGGGTCGCGACGCGACCCCACCCGTCGGCGTCCGTGGAGCGCACCCGACCACCGCCCATCGAGATGGCGATGTGGCCGAATCCGCGCGAGCCGCCGAGCCAGTAGACCGCCGCACCGCGCGGTGGCTTCTTGTCCCGGTGCCTGTCGTTGGCGTTGCGCCAGGCCGTGGCGGCGTCGGGGTAGCGCGGTGGGATCCCGGCCCACTGACGGGACTGCTGCAGGCACATCCCTGGCGCGTTGCGAGTGTCGGCCTGCGCGGTGCGCGCAGTCGTGGCCGCGTTGTTGGCCATCACGTCCTCTTCTCGTCGTCGTCCTCGGTGGCCGGGTCGTGCGGCTCGGTGGCGTGACGGTCCTGCCGGTCGGGCTGCGGCGGCTCGTCGACCGGCTCTTCCTTCTGCCAGGGTGTGCGGCTGCTCATGGGCGTTCCTCTCATCCGTCTGCGGGGAAGCTGATGTTGGCGAGTGAGGCCCAGACCGCGCCGGTCATCGCGAGGTTCAGCTTCACGGTGCCGTCGGTCATGATGTTGATCCGGCTTGCCGGGTCGGTAGAGGTGGGCACGCTGACGTGCTGGTTGCCACCAGGCCGGTAGCCAGCAGGCAGGGTGAAGAGGGTGGCGCCCACGGTGACGGTGCCCGGCTTGAGCATCCCGCGCAGGTAGACGACGCCGCCGATCCTGCGGTAGCCCGCGGGCTCCCAGGTCGGGACGCTGTAGTTGGTCCAGCTGCTCAGCAGCGTGGGGGCGATCCAGGTGGTGTCGTCGAGCCCGGCGGTCCCGACCAGCATCCAGCTGGTGCCGAGCCGCACGTAGTAGCGTCCGGTGTCGGTCTCATAGATCGTGTTCCCCTCGACCACCCAGACAGGCCGGGTGGTCGAGGTGCACGAGACGAATCCGCTGGCTGTCTGCCAGCCGTACGCGCCGGACCAGAAGTGCAAGAACCCGGTGTTCTGGTTGGCGTACAGCTGACCCAGCGACAACGGGACCGGGTAGTTGAAGATGCCGCCGATCCCGGCCGCAGCGAACGAGGACCAGGACTGGGTCCAGGTCCCGATGGCCGCATTGCTCGGCGGGATGGCGCTTTGGACCTGCAGCTGCCCGCGGTGAGTGACACCCTCCCGCACGTAGACCTGGGTGTTGCGGTCCACAGCCGCAGTGACGTTGGCGTCGGACGCTCGCGCCCAGACACCGGTCGAGGCAACCCAGACGCCGTTCTCACCGCCCTGGCTCTGGAAACCCAGCAGCACCCGGTCACCGGCTTCGGTCAGCACGTCGTCGACGAGCTGGAGCCCGGTGAGCGTGACGTTGCTCCCGACAGTGCTGGCCGCGCGCACCGGCGCCAGCAACGGGCCGGTCAACCCGGCCATCCCCGCAGGTCCGGTAGCACCAGTCGGCCCGAGAGCACCCGTCCCGGTGGGGCCAGTCGCTCCGGTGGGTCCGGTAGCTCCGGTGGGTCCTAGTGCACCGACCGGACCGGGCGCCCCCACACCGGCAGGTCCGGTGGGACCAGTCGGACCGGACGGACCGATGATCATGTTCTGCCAGGCTGCACCGTCCCAGGTCCGCACCATCCGCGGCGGTCCGGGACTCACCCAGATGTCACCGGTACCAGGCTCGGACGGTGCGCTGGTGGACTCGGTGACAGCGATGCCTTCACCGGTCAGTCCCACCGGTCCAGGAGGTCCGGGCGCACCGACCGGACCATCGCTGCCCAGGACCATGTTCAGCCCGTCCTGAGCGGGCAAGGACAAGTCCAGTGTGGGTGCCTGGCTCGGCAGGAGTTCGATGGCCAGTGTGGTGTCGTTGGGTGGGATGATGAGGCTGACATCCCATCCGGTGGCCTCTGACATTGCTCACCCTCCTGCTGGAGGGTCCGGGATGTTCAGGGCTTGCACAGCGGTCAGGATCTTGCCGTCGTTGATCACGTCGTCACGGGCTCCGGTGTCCGGGTTCTGGTTGACCGTCGCGGTGTCCTCGGCGTACGACCAGTCGTCGTCCCACCCAGGTTGGGAGGCGAACTCCCACTTGCGCATGGCGACCCAGGTCTGCGGATCCGGGATGCCCTCGCTCGCTGCACACGCAGCGATCCGGCTCATCAGGCTGCTGCTGTTCACGATCTCAGTGACTGTCTGATAGCTCATTCACTTCTCCTCTAGCGTCTCGGGTGAGGTCTTCTACCTGGAGCTTGAGGGTGGCGATCTCCATCTTCAGGTCGCTGTTCTCCACGGTCAGGTGGGCTACGCGTCGCTCGGCACCCGCAGCGATCTCGGCGATCCGCTGGAGGTAGATGTTCTCTAGCTCTTCGTTCATGCGAGCAGTCCTTAGGTGTCCATCAGGTCGAGTAGGTTGAACCGCAACCGAGGTTCGCGTTTTGGGCTACTCCACCCATGGCACTGGTGAGGTAGAAGGACCCATTCGTGTTGCAGTAGATCTGACACAGCCCCGCAGCGGAGACAGCAGGGAAGGGCGTGTTCAGGATCGGTGCCCATGTGGTGTCGGACATGGTGCCGCACAGTGTGTCGGTGGTGTTGCCGTTGACACTGCTGCCCGCAACTGCCGCACCCGTCCGGACGAAGTTGAGGTTCCCCGAAACCTGACGCCCAGCCCTGCGCCACGCCTGACTTGAGACGCTCCATCCGGTCGCTGGGTTCACTAGGGTGGATCGGCTCTCTTCTCCACCCGCCGATCCGGCAACCACGATGTTGCCAGTAACGAACCTGACCGCTCCGGAGTCACCATTCTTCACAGCGACCAAGATCCAGTTGTTCGGGACGGAGAAGTCTGAGGTGTAGTTCGTGACCCGGAAGTTGGCGGGGATGGAGGTGACAGGACCTCCATAGGGGATCTCGTACCAGAGCGCATCCCAGTTGTCCATGTGAATCCCCGCTGCCACGACGGACCGGGGAAGCGCACCCCCGAAGTTGGCGATCGCGGTGCCGAGGGGAGGCATGGTGATGTCGAAGTTGCCGTCAGTGGTGAAGTTCAGCCCGCGCCCCATCGAGATCAGCACGAACCGTGCCGTCCACTTGATGTTGTACCCGGTGTCCATGATCTGTGCGCCACCACCGATGATCTGGGACTGAGACCTGATCGAGTAGTAGAGCTGCTCGAACGCCTTGCCGGACAGCGAGGTGGCACCCGAGCCTCCGACGTCGAGAGCCTCCAGGTGCGCGTAGCCGTCACCGGTGAGCTTGATCTTCGGCAGTGACCCGGTGCCGATGGCGTTGGACTCGATCGAGGCTGGAGCCTGAGCGACGAAGCTCGTGTTCAGTGGCGGTGGGCCGCTGCCGCCGGTGAAGATCGGGGTATCGACACTCAGCACCGTGGCCAGGTCGGCAGGCTGCTGGTTCTGTCTGATGAAGTCGGTGCGGACCGGGGTCGTCGCCATCCGGGTCAGGAAGAACCGGAACGAGTTCACGTCATCGACAGTGCGGGTCGTACCGCGCCCGGCAGCAGGGTCAGGCAGACCAGGCACCGTCACGGTGAGCCGGGACCGCTTCTTCATCGTGATCGAGGAGTACACCGAGGCGTTCGACTCCTGGATAGTCCCTGCCGAGTCGTACCAGGTGAACGTTCCCCACCAGATCGGTGAGTCGGTCGATGCCCAGGTGATCGGCGTGTAGTTGTACAGCTGAGGACCGTCAGTAGCCGGTGCGACCGTGAACCTGGTGAAGGCACCGGTAGCTAGATCACCACACGCACCGACGGACCGGGTAGCCGGAACCGCTGGGAACTCCAGGTCGGGCAGCCGCACCGGAGACGCAGCGTCGTTGAAGACGTAGTTGTTCACCGTCCCGTGCAGCACCCAGATGTCTCGGTCGACGGCCTCGAAACCCATCCGTTGTGAGGACCCGTAGGTGACGCCGATCAGGGTCTCGTCCTGGGCGAAGAACGAGGACGCGATCACCTTGTTCGCGCTCGGGGTGATCGTGGTGTCGGTGAACGCCAATGTGCTCAGGGTGATGTCTCCCTGCGGCCATGCGAGCCACATGTTCCGCTTGGCTTGGCAGACCATGTGCGCGCGGGTAGCACCGGTCGCGGAGAAGCACCGTCCGATGGGCCACTGCCAGAACCAGGAGAAGGTGCCGTCTTGGCGTTCGGCCTTCTTGATGGGAGCACGGGTGCCATCGGTGAGCATCGCTGAGTCGTCCCAGCTGGTGAGCATCATCTTCTCGTCGCGTGCCGCGACGTACCCCGGATCACGGAAGAGTGCCCTGGTCACCTGTCGCTCAAGCCCGCCGACCACGATGGCGGTGCTCTGCTCGAACGTGTACTGGGAGTTGGTGGCGCCGTCAGAGTTCGTGACCCTCGGCGGACGCCAGATGGTATCGGCCTTCCTGAGCACGCCATTGTCGAAGAACGTGTTCGCGGTCCTGAACGAGCCCGAGGATTCGGCACTGTCCAGATGCAGACCGTAGAACGGGTCGCACCACTGACCCCGCGCGAATGTAGAGGAGGGGTAGTCAGTACCCAACGAGGGACCGCTGGTAGCACCCACGGTCTGGGTCTGCAGGATGGTCTTGGACCCCATCGCGAAGGTGGACTGGCCTCTCACCTCCATGCCCTGGCTGACCGTGAGCCCGCGTGCGATGAGAACCGCGTCGATCAACGGCGTCTTCTGCGGGTCGTTGGGCAGGTCCACCCGCACCGAGACGCCATCGGGGCCGTACTGCTTGAGCCCGTCGCTGGACAGCTCCATCCGCTGCCCGGACTCTGCGGTCTTGAGCTTGCCCAGGATGGCCAGGTCAGCGTCGATCTTGGCACCCGTGATCTGCAGTGCGTCCACGACGTTGGTGTAGATGTAGCCATCATTGATGTCTGCATCGACGACTTGGCGCAGGACTGCCGAACCAGCAGTACCGGGAGCAGCCAGGTTGAACCCGCCACCGATCTTGCCGTCCTTGGCGATGATCCGCACGTAGTAGATGAACGAGTTGTCCTTGACCAGGAAGTCGCCGTTGGCCAGCTGTTCACGGATGGTGTAGGAGGACGAGGTGGTCTCGATCTGCTTGGTGGTCGAGTCAGGGGTGAACGTAGCTCCGGCAGTAGAGCAGTGCACCTCGTAGGTCACCGTGTCGTGGTTGAGGATCGCAGGCCACTTGATCCCCAGCGAGGAGATAGAGCCGGTCACCACCGGTGTGGGCGAGGACGCCGGTGCGAGGGCATCGAGGGTGGCTGCGGTGTACCCCGCGTCAGCCTTGGCCTGAGCTGCTGCGGTGTCGGCAGCCACCTCTTCGGGGGAGGGAGAGTAGAACGTCGCGTTCTGACCCAGCTCCAGCTGTGGCTGGAAGATGTAGATGTCACCAGCGGCACCGGTGAGATCGAAGTCCACGAAGCAGTAGGTGGCGTTGACCGAAGTGACCCTCGACCTGACGTAGCCCTTCTGCCAGGCCGACGTGGCTGTGAAGGCGGTTACGTCCTGGTCGTTGATGTCGACGGCGAATCCGTAGTTGGTGCCAGTGGCCGACTTGTACCAGAACGAGACCGTGTGCCAGCCGATCTGCTTGACCTCGAAGGCGCGGTAGATCCTGTTAGTAGCCGCTGGTGCGTAGAGCCGGATCACCGTCTCGTTGATCGGAGTGCTGGTTCCAGGGGTGTTGTAGGGGCCAGGGACCGAGCTGACAGTCGAGGTCGTCTGACCTGCGCCCATCCATGCGTACCGGACGTTGCTGTCCTGGAACGTCCGAGACTTGGTGAACAGGTTGGTCCCACCGACCGTCACCCGAACGGCGTCGTCGCCGAGCACCACGTCTACCCAGGAGCCGGTGCCGAGTGCACTCGCGCGCCTGAGTCTGTTGCTCTGGTCGGTGACTACCCACAGGTCACCGACAGCAGTAGCGGTAGGAGTGGCAGCGAACGCTGCGTAGAAAGTCGAGACCTTGGTGTTGACCTGGGTCTGCAGCGTGGTCACCGTGCTCTGCGGTGCTGCGTTGTACGCCTGGATCTCCTGGTCGGTGGCAGCCCTGAACGAGAGCTGGTCGAAGACGATGTTCTTGGTCCCGTCCCCGATGCCGGAGTAGTTGCCCATCAGGTAGGTGACGTAGTTCGTGAAGGTGCCGGTCGCACCCACAGGTCGACGCATCACCTGAGAGACCCGGTACCACTTGCCAAGAGTAGGAGCGGGGACCGCAACAGCCAGGTTGAGTGTCGTTCTGTTGGGAGTGAGTCCCAGCCAGTCGAGGAGGAGACCTGCACCCGCGATCGTTCCGGAAACGAGACAGAAGTCCATGGTGCACATCACGTAATCGGTGTTCGACTGCTCTCCCATCAGGCCAGTGCCGGTTGAGCCGCTTGCTCCGTAGACACCAGACTGGCCACCGGCAGTGACGTTGAATCTGATGGCGTTCGGAGCAGTCAGGGTTGTCGTGGTCTCTCTGACACCCGAGCCGCCGTAGGCGACGTACCCGTTCGGGAGCGCTGCAGCAGCAGGCCAGTTGTCGAAGAGCGGGTTGTTGCTCCAGTTGTCCATCAGAATGGCTGCGTTGGCAGTCGACTGAGCCGCAGCGATCGCACTGTCCTGGACGCCCACCCAGCCACCGGTGCCAGAGGCACTGGCTCGGGAGAGCCTGTTGCCGTTCGCCGTGTCCACCCACAGGTCGCCGATGGCGGTCGCTGTCGGGGCGGTGGCGCTGTAGAAGGTGGTGATCTTGCCGTTGACCTGGGTCTGCAGTGTGTCGACGGTTCCTTGCGAGGCGGCGTTGTACGCCTGGATCTCCTGGTCCGTCGCTGCTCGTGCAGAGAACTGGTCGAAGATGATGTTCTTGGCCGTGACCGTTCCGAACCCGCCGTAGCCACCCATCACGTAGCCCTCCATGTAGGAGAACGTTCCGGTGAAGGTAGCTGGGCGCTTGATGGTCCGAGTGACTCGATACCACTTGTTCAGGGCCGGTGATGGCACAGCAGTAGCCAGCAGAATGTTGGCTTCGCCGTAGGCAGCCACGGTGTTGACCCATCGGACCAGATGCCCAGCGCCAGTCAGGTCACCAGAGACCAGCATGAAGTCGATGGTCACGGTCACGTAGTCGAGATTCGGCAGTCCAGACCACGAGCCGGTCGAGGCGAAATACCCGGACCCACCTGCAGTGAGGTTCCACCGCACTGCGTAAGGATTCGTACGCGTCAGCGTGGTCTCCTTGACCACAGTGCCTGATGCTCCGGAATACCCAGTCGGCAGGGCCTGTGCGGTAGGCCAGTCATCGAACATCGGGTTGGTCGTCTGAGAGTCCTGTAGAGACGCAGCGGTAGCAGCACTCATCGCGCTCGCGCTGTCCTGGACCAGCACCCAGTTGCTAGCACCCACTGCGGTAGCTCGGGAGAGCCTGTTGCCGTTCCCGGTGTCCACCCAGAGGTCGCCGACAGAGAGCGCTACAGGAGCCGAGGTCTGGTAGAAGGTGACGATCTTGGTGGACGCCAACGCAGAGGCGTCCGCCCCAGCAGTGATCTCGTTGAGGCTGATGTTCGCGACCGCCTGCATCGGCGTGCCGGTCGAGGGTGCGTAGTTGGTCAGGAACCCGATCTGCACCGTGGCCGTCGCCATCGGGAACTGGGTCGTCGCGGACGACGGCCCACCGCCGGGCAACGCGCCCTTGACTGTCCGCCCGGAGAAGCGTGTCCAGGTCGTCGGGCCATCAGCGAGAGCCGCGCCAATGTACATGAACGAGCCACCCGAGGAGGCGTTGGACACCTGCGTACCAGCCGGGATCGCCGGTCCAGCCCACGGCACCCGGAGCGTGATCACGTTGCCGCTGATCGCCCCGTCGGCGTAGCTGTCATAGCCGTAGTGGTTGCGGGAATAGGTGTTGGCTGGCCACGCCTTCCCGCCAGGATCGACATAGTTCCAGAAGATGAAGGCGCGCAGGTGTGTGCTCGACCCGACTGCATTGCTCCAGTTCGCAGCTGAGGTCAGCGTCACCGTGGTCGCACCAGGGTTCAACGCGACAGCAAGTGTGGTCAAGGTGTTCGGCTGCGCCATGTAGTGGTTCGGGCCGATGGCGAGGCCATAGGCGTCGTAGGGAGACAGGTAGGAGTAGAACTTGGCGGTGCCGGAGACCTGCCGGTAGTCGTAGGCGAACTCGTAGATCTGGTTCGGATCGACCGGGATCAGCTCGTCCATGGTTCGCTGCGTCGCGCCAGCAGGGAACTGGAACGAGCCCACTGCACCGGTGGGGGCATCAGACTTGCTGTACGTGGTGATCGAGAAGTTGGTGTTGTTGCCCAGCATTCCCGTGCCGTTGGTGACCAGGTTCAAGCCACGCGACTGCACGTAGGACTGCATCGTTGCCGCCAGCGCCTGGTCTTGGTTGACCACCCAGGCAGAACCCGTCCAGCGATAGAGCTTGTTGCCGTCGTCGGTGTCGAACCACAGGTCACCGTCGTCTCCCGCGAGCATCCCTGTGGGAGCACTGGTCTGGAAGAAGGACCTGACCTTGCCATCAGCAGTCGACTGAGCAGTACCCGCAGCAGCCAGGGCGCTCGACGCAGTGCTCTGCGCAGCGGTCGCGGCTGCGTAGGAGGAACTCTTAGCGACAGCCGTGTAGGCGAAGGTCGCGTTCGAGTAGGTGATCTTGTTGGTGGTGTACAGCTCCATGTTCACCAAGTAGGTGGGCTCGGTGATGGCCCATGGAGCGAGCGGGGTGGCGACCACCGGTACTGCAGGCGCTGCTGATCCAGTGGTCACCTGCGCGTAGTAGGGAGTGACCGCAGTGATGCTGACACCTGGTGCGCCAGTGCCACCAGTCGAGCCGGTTGCTCCGGTCCTGCTCACCGTCCAGGCGAACTTCTTCGTGAAGGCCACCCCATCGACCGTGACGGGGATGGTCAGCTCACCGCTCGTGGCCACCAGTGCGGTGGTCACGGTGACGGTGACGGTAGCTGTCGTTGTGGCGTTGTTGGTGATCGCCGTGGTGAGCCCGGTGACTTGTCCGGTGATCGTCCCGATCGTCGCCGGGAAGAGCGTCGCTGCCTTGTAGGCGATCACCTGCGCAGTAGTGCTCCCGGCCACCGCGGCTGTCTCCGTGCCGGGGAACACCTGTGCTTCGTTGGTGAGGATCACCGTGTAGGCATCAGCACCAGCAGGGCCTTGTGGGCCAGTGCCACCAGTACCGCCGGTCGCACCGTTGAGGACCTTCGCGACCGTGAGCGTGTCAGCTACCCCGGCACCGTTGCTCATCCGCACCGCGATGGTGCTGGCCGTCATCGTGCTACCGGTGATGGTCACGACATTTCCGGCAATCGACACACCCGCCGGAAGTGACGTGGAGAATGCCGCACCGTTGACGCTGTAGTCCCACACCGTGATCGTGGTGTTCACCGGCGTGCCCGTGACCACGGCAGTCGCAGGTGTGGTCGCACCCCCAGCTGCAGGAGAGGTCAGCGCCTGAGAGGTAGAGGTCAGCGTGATCGTGGCAGCGTTGGCTCCCGGCACTCCTTGCGGACCCTGGATCAGAGACCACTCGTAGTCAGTCGTGATGACCGACTCGGTGGGCGTCGTCTTGTTGTAGGCGATGCCCATGTAGGTCATGCCGACCGGGGAGTCGTTGATCCCAGCGCCCAGCACTGACGTGGCGTACTTGATCCAGGTGTAGGTAGCTTGACCGTTAGGCCCGATGGGGCCTTGCACTCCCTGGTTACCTTGCGGTCCTTGGGTGGAACTCCATTCGTAGTCGGTGTAGATGCTGGACTCAGTGGCCGTGGTCTTGTTGTACGCGATGCCCAGGTACGGCTTGCCAGCAGGCAGATCGCTCATCCCCGTGGTGGGAGTATCCGCGTACTTGACCCAGGTGTAGAGCTGTTGCCCGTTTGGCCCGATCGGTCCCTGTACGCCTTGGGATCCGGTGTAGCTCACCGACCAGGCGAACGTCTTGGTGAAGGTGATCCCGCCCACGGTGATCGGGACCGTCAAGGTGCCGCTGGTGGTGACCAGTGCGGTAGTCACCGTGACTGTGAAGCCAGCAGTGGCTGTGCCGTTGTTGGTCAGTGCCGTAGACAGGCCGGTGACCTGACCGGTGATCGTGCCAATCGTGGCGCTCTGCTGGACCGTGCCCTTGTAGGCGATCACCTGGCTGGTGGTCGATCCCGCGAGCGCGGCTGTGGTGGAACCGGGGAACACTTGAGCTTCGTTGGTCAGCAGGATGGTGTACGCATCTGCGCCCGCAGGACCAGTGCTGCCAGTACCACCAGTCGGGCCTGTGCCACCTGTTGCACCGTCGAGGACCTTGGCGACCGTCATGGTGTCGGTCACACCAGAGACCCCGGTGGCGCGCACAGCGATCGTGCGGGCGGTCATCGTGGCACCGGTGATGGTCGCTACGTTGCCCGCGAGAGACACGCCCGCGGGTGCCGTGCCGCTGAACACACCACCATCGACTGAGTACGTCCAGCCCGAGATGGTGGTGTTGGTCGCCGAGCCGGTGATCGTGCTCGTGGCTGGGGTGGTCACCAAAGAAGCGAAGGTGAAGTTGTCCCACCTGACAGAGTTGACCCCGTATCCGTAGAAGCCGTGTCGCGTGCCGGTGTGTGTGGCATCGGTAGTGGTGAGGACCACCACGTCGTTGATCTTGGCTTGGAGAGTCGACCCGGCTGCTGTGACCGAGATCTTGTCGCCCGAGACGACCGTGGCAGTGGAAGTTACCAAGCTTGTGTAGGTCTCAGCACCTGCCGGACCCGCGACCCTGTAGAACTGCACGGTTCCGTTGGCATTGGCGACCAATAGGTAGCCGTTCAGATTGGTCAAGTTGCGCCGGAACGACAGTCCTCCGCCAATCCCCGCTCCGCTGATGACGTAAGAGATGTTGATATCTGAACTGCCACACTCCACGTCCGCGTAGGAATGTCCTCCCGTGGCACCTGCCGTAGCGAGGTACGCCTTGCCGCCGCTCACTCCCCACACTGCGCTGTTGTCATTGCGCCACGCTTGTCCACCGGTCTCGGTGGTGCCGAGCGAGGTGGCCGAGTCGGCACGAGTGAACGAGTCGAGGATCGTGGGGGCCGGTGAGGCGAGCGCCTGGGTCGTCGCGACCAGGTCGACGGTGGAAGCAGCAGCACCGGTGGCGCCCGTGTTGCCCGTGGCACCGGTGAAAGCCAGCGCCCAGGTGAAGACCTGGTTGAACGTGATGCCACCCACGGTCACCGGGATGGTGAACGTGCCCGTAGCGGTGGCAAGTGCCGTGGTGACTGTGAACGTGATCAGTGGTGCAGTGGTCCCGTTGTTGGTCACCGCAGCGGTGATGCCGGTAGCGCCTCCGGTGATCGTCCCGACCGTCGCAGTCTGCGCCGTGGTGCCCTTGTAGGCGATGACCGTGGTGGTCGCCGTCGTTGCCAGTGCGTTGGTGAGCCCAGCAGCAAAGCTCTGGGACTCGTTGGACAGCAGCACCGTGTACGCGTCAGCACCCGCCGGGCCAGTTGCTCCGGTGCCACCAGTGGAACCGGTCGCGCCATCAGAGACCTTCGCCACGGTCAACGTGTCCATGGCACCTGAGGCAGTGATCGCCCTGACCGCGATGGTCTTCGCGGCCATGGTCGCGCCAGTGATGGTGACCGTGTTGACCGATCGGACCACACCAGGAGGAGCTGTCGTGACCCAGGCGGCACCGTCCACGCTGTAGGCCCAGCCAGCTGTGGAGTCAGGGATCGTCGTGTTCGTAGGCGTGCCCGTGATCACAGCAGTCGCGGGAGTGGTGGCCCCACCGGCCGCTGGTACCGCGAGCACCTGTGTCGTGGCGGTCAGGTCGACCATCGTCGCGGGAGTACCAGGGATGCCTTGCGGTCCTTGGATGAGCGACCACTCGTAGTCAGTGGTCACTGAACTCTCAGCGGGCGTGGTCTTGTTGTACGCGATACCCATGTAGGTCTTGCCAGCGGGCAAGTCGTTCAGCCCAGCACCGAGCACGCTGTCGGCGTACTTGATCCAGGTGTACGTCGGCTGGCCGTTCGCACCAGCTGGACCCTGGATACCCGTGTTGCCCTGGGGGCCTTGGATCAGCGACCACTCGTAGTCGGTGTAGACCGAGGACTCAGTCTGGGTCAGCTTGTTGTAGGCGATGCCCATGTAGACCTTGCCCGCAGGAAGGTCGTTCATGCCAGTGGTCGGGGTGTCCGCGTACTTGACCCAGGTGTAGGTGGGCACCCCGTTGGCGCCGGTAGGACCTTGGATGCCCTGGGAGCCTTGTGGTCCTTGCGCACCCTGAGGACCCTGGATCAGCGACCACTCATAGTCGGTGGTGATGATCGACTCAGTCGCAGTCGTCTTGTTGTAGGCGATGCCGATGTAGGTCTTGCCCGTGGGGTCGTCACTGATCCCTGCTCCAAGCACGCTCGTGGCGTACTTGATCCAGGTGTAGGTGGGCTGTCCGTTGGCTCCCGTGGGTCCCTGGACACCCTGGTTGCCTTGAGGTCCCTGGATCAGAGACCAGTCATAGTCGGTGTAGAGACTCGACTCGACGGCGCTCGCCTTGTTGTACGCCAGACCCATGTAGACCTTGCCCGCAGGCAGATCGTTCATCCCGGTCGTGGGAGTGTCGGCATACTTCAACCACGTGTAGGTGGGCTGACCGTTGGGACCAATCGGTCCTTGGATGCCCTGTGATCCAGTGGCACCAGCAAGGCTGAGTGACCACACGAAGGTCTTGGTGAAGGACTTGCCATCCACTGTCAGCGGGACCGTCAGGGTGCCGTTGACCGTGGTCAGTGCGGTGGTGACCGTGACCGTGAAGCCTGCGGTGCTCGTCCCGTTGTTGGTCAGTGCAGTCGTCAGCCCAGAGACTTGGCCGGTGATCGCACCGATGGTGGCCGGGATCTGCACGCCGCCCTTGTACGCGACGATCTGACTGGTGACGCTGGTGGCGATGGCAGCCGTCGTCGTGCCTGCGAAGGTCTGCGCCTCGTTGGTCAGCAGCACCGTGTAGGCATCTGCACCGGCGGGGCCAGTGGGGCCAGTACCACCCGTGCCACCGGTAGCTCCGTCGGAGATCTTGGCCACGGTCAAGGTGTCGGCCACACCCGCGGCGTTCGCCATCCGCACCGAGATGGTCTTGGCCGTCATCGTGGCACCGGTGACGGTGACGACGTTGCCGGTTCTGGAGACACCTGGAGGGACAGTCGCTGAGTACGCCGCCCCGTCCACGCCGTAGGTCCAGTCGGTGATCGTCGTGTTGACCGCGACACCGGTCAAGGTCGCCGTCGCCGGGGTGGTGATACTCCCGCTGGCGGGCACAGCCAGGACCTGTGAGGTAGCCGTCAGGGTGACCGTGGCCGCATCCGAGCCAGGTGGACCTTGGATCAGAGACCACTCGTAGTCGGTGGTGACGGTGGACTCCACCGTGGTGCTCTTGTTGTACGCGATGCCCATGTAGCTCTTGCCCACGGGAGAGTCGCTCATCCCGGCGCCCAGGACGCTGGTCGCGTACTTGATCCAGGTGTAGGTGGGCTGGCCATCGGCTCCAGCCGGTCCTGGCACACCAGCAGAACCCGTAGGACCTGTGGTCAGCGTCCAGTCGTAGTCGGTGTAGACGCTCGACTCAGAGGGGCTGGTCTTGTTGTACGCCAGACCCAGGTACGCCTTGCCCGCAGGTAGATCACTCATTCCTGTGCTGGGCGTGTCTGCGTACTTCACCCAGGTGTAGAGCTGCTGGCCGTTAGGCCCCACCGGACCTGCAACACCCTGAGGCCCAGATGGACCCGGAGGGCCTTGCACACCCTGCGGTCCCTGGATCAGCGACCACTCATAGTCGGTAGGCACACTGGACTCAGCAGCAGTGGTCTTGTTGTAGGCGATGCCGATGTAGGTCTTGCCCGCAGGAAGGTCGCTCAGACCGGCACCAGCAGCACTGTCGCCGTACTTGATCCAGGTGTACATCGGTTGGCCGTTGGGGCCAGTAGGGCCTTGGACACCCGTGTTGCCCTGCGGTCCTTGGATCAAGGACCAGTCATAGTCGGTGTAGATGCTGCTCTCGGTGGAGCTGGTCTTGTTGTACGCCAGACCCATGTAGGTCTTACCGGCCGGGAAGTCGCTCATCCCGGTAGACGGGGTGTCGGCGTACTTCAGCCAGGTGTACAGCGTCTGGCCGGTGGGACCGGTAGGTCCCAGGATTCCCTGCGATCCGGTGGCGCCGGTCAGGCTCAGCGACCAGGAGAACGTCTTGGTGAAGGACTTGCCATCTGCGGTCACGGGCACATTCAGCGTGCCGTTGATGGTCGTCAGCGCAGTCGTGACGTTGACCGTGAACCCCGCAGTGGTCGTCGCGTTGTTGGTCAGCGCGGTGGTGAGACCTGCGACCTGGCCGGTGATCGCCCCGATCGTGGCAGGGATCTGGGTGCCACCCTTGTAGGCGATCACCTGACTGGCAACGCTGGCCGCCACAGCAGCCGTGGTGGTTCCTGCGAAGACCTGGGCCTCGTTGGTGAGCAGGATGGTGTAGGCGTCGGCACCTGCCGGTCCTTGGTCACCCGTGCCGCCGGTCGCACCATCGGAGATCTTCGCGACGGTCAGCGTGTCGGAGATGCCAGCAGCATTGGCTGCTCTCACCGAGATGGTCTTGGCCGTCATCACCGAGCCGGTGATGGTGACGACGTTGCCAGTCCTGGAGACACCTGGAGGGACAGTGGTGGTGAAGGCTGCTCCGTCCACACCGTAGGTCCAGTCGGTGATCGTGGTGCTGATCGCTTCGCCGGTGATCGTCGACGTGACTGGGTTCGTGGTACTGCCGCCAGGAGGCACAGCCAGCACCTGCGAGGTGGCTGTCAACGTGACGATGGCTGCGTCGGCTCCAGGTGGGCCTTGGAACAAGCTCCACTCATAGTCCGAGGCGTCGTCGCTCTCGGCGTAGGTGCTCTTGTTGTAGGCGATGCCGATGTAGGTCTTGCCGGTGGGGTCATCGCTCAGACCCGTTCCAGTATCGCTGTCGGCGTACTTGATCCAGGTGTACGTCGGCTGGCCGTCAGGACCTGTCGGGCCGGGCACACCGGGCTGCCCGGAGGGGCCGGGCGTGCCACGGAGCGGACCGACGTTCGTCCAGCTGGCGCCGGTCCAGACCACGCCGTCGCCGGGGACGGGCGGACCCTTCGTAGACGCGGGGACCCAGCCGGGCACCGGCGTGCTGACGATCCACGTCTGACCCGGTGCCGGGTTCGACGGGGCTGTGTCCGGGGTCGGGCCGACGATGCTGATCCCCACACCCGACGGTCCGGTGGGTCCGAACCCACCTGGGTTGCCCGACGGTCCTGCAGGGCCAGTGGCACCCGTGGGTCCGGTCGCTCCGCGCTGACCGCTCAAGCCAGGTACACCTGGAGCACCCTGCAAGCCGGTGGGGCCGAGCGGGCCAGGAAGGCCGACCCGCCCGGTCGGTCCGGTCGGACCGAGAGCACCTGGCGTGCCCTCTGGACCAGTGGGACCACGAACTCCAGGTGGCCCTTCGGTGGTCGGGATGACCAGGTCGATCTTGGCGCCGTCCTCGGGGATCAGGTCGATCATGACCCGTGGCTCGTCGGAGACGACATCCAGCTCGATGTCCCCGATGGCACTGGGCACCGTCACCCTGCTGGCACCGTCGACGGTCATGGCGAACCAGAGTTGGTCACGTCGAGGACGCAGAGCACGTCACCCTTGGCCACGGTGCGGACGTCACCGTTGGGGAAGGTCATCTCCAGGTCCCAGATCCCCTTGAACTCCGACCCGGTGCCCAGGTCGGGCAGCTTGGCAGTCTCGGTCGGTGGCAGGGTGAGGATCACCGCGCTGGTGGCGTAGAGAGGATCAGGATCGGGCGCGGAGATGAAAGTGGCCGCCACCGTGCGGTCGGAGAGCGTGGCGATCTCGGCCTGGAACTCGTAGTCGGTCAGGGGCAGCGCTCCAGCGTCCTCCGGGTCGACCACCCGGACCCGGATCCGGAAGGTGTCTCCGGCCACGAAGGAGATGTCGACCACATCAGGGAGCTGACTCAGGGTTGCCATTTCGTCACGTCCTTCTCATCGCCACACGGCGGGTGTTTCGGGGAAGCTGTAGTTCCACCTGACCCACAGCTTCAGTTGCCAGTCAGCGTCGGGACTGGTGCCCGCCGAGGCTCTGGCGGAACGAAGGACGCAGTAGCCGTTGTGGCCGGTGGTGTTGTTGCCCGAGGCGGTGCCGTTGTAGATCAGCATCCCGGTGTGGGCCGGTGCAGGCTTGAGCCATTCGGTGGCCCAGGTCTCCAGCTTGGAGATGTCCACCTCGTCCTTGGCTTTGCCGATGGCCGGTGCCGTGAACGTGGTTCCCGCTGCTGCCCCACCTACGATGCCGGGGCCTGCAGTCGAGCTGAAGTTGATCTTGCAGGGGTAGACGTGGACGGTCACGGTGGCCGCGCCACCACCCTTGCGGACGATCTGGTCGATCTTGGCGTCGGTCACCACGACCTTGCTGAGCAGGGTGGTGAGTTCGGCAGGAGTCAGGTCGGGGTTCAGCGCATCGAGCCTGTCGGAAAGCTGACGACGAGCAGTCGAGTAGGAGACGACACCGCGGCCGTTCAATCCGGAGGTGCGGTAGTACCCCTGGATGACGTCTGGTCCGTGGCTCTTGGCTCCCCAGTGGTAGCTGCTGGTCCAGGTGTCGGTCTGGGCGGCGTCGATCAGGTACAGATCGGACTTCCCTGTCGTGCCGTAGCTGGGATTCTTCTTGGGCAACGGTGGGTGCCCGGTGTACAGCGTGATCGCGTTGGACGGGGTCTGGCTGATGATCTCGGTGTTGTCCACTGCAGTGCGCTTGGCCTGGACCGTGAAGGTGTACTCGGTGCCTGGATCCAGGCCGGTGACGTCCCAGAAGTTCTGCGCGGTCCACTCATTCTCGTTGGGCTTGTAGAACGTGGTCCCGAACGCGTCCGCGCCCGCCTTCTTGGGCTTGACCATGACCCGGTAGTGGGTGGCCTGTGCAGGCGGGTCCCAGGCGATCGTGCAGCTGGCGTGGTCCTGCTTGACACCGCGCAGGTTGGTCGGCGGTCGCTGGTAGCGGTCGTGGGCCACCTTCAAGACCATGTCGGCCTGGCCAGGCACCTTCTGCCACGTCTGGGCCAGGAGTACTTCTCTCCAGGCCCCTTGCTTGAAGGTGTAGATCTTGTTGACGGGCTTCACCAGTCCGGCCGTGATGACGTAGATCACCATCAGCGCGGCCTAGAGGGGAGCGATCATGAAGACGATGTCGTTCTCAACCCTGCCCGCAGCTGACGGCGGCGTGGTGCCCTGCACGATCTGGATGTTGCGCTGGTAGTTGCCGATGACGTCAGCCGGTGCTGGTGCCGCCTTGTCTGACTTGTCCAACTTCTGGTTGAGCGCGGCGGTGAGCGTGTCGGCCAGCGCGACGAAGTCGCTGGGCACGTCGGCCACATCGCCAGCGACGGGGACGTGCAGCTTGTAGGCGCCGCGCTCATGAGCAGTGTCAACCATGCGGGTGCCTCCGTACGAGTGCAGAGTTGGGTTTACTCAAACACAGAGTAGCCGCTTCAACGGTCGAGCACGCACTCCAAGACGTCTTGGGCCGAGGTGTTCGAGCAGTCACCGAGGGCACCGCACAGCGCCGTGGTCAATGCGGCTAAATCCAGCACAGTCTGGTTGAGTTCCTGCGTCGAGGACGAGCTGAGCATCTTGGTCATCGCGTCGTTGATCAGCGGGTCGTCAACCTCGGTGATGCCGGTGAGAATGCCATGGCCGAGGGGTGTCATTAGAAACAGTCTCAGGCACCGTTGCTCACCCTGGCAAGCGTGACCTGCAGAACGTCGACGACGGCGTCACCGGTTCCGGCCGCGATTCCGTCCGAGTCACAAATCACCACAGTGCGGTCCTCGGTGACCCCAATCCAGCCCCACTTCAGGTGGGCGTCCTCCGCGGCCTGGAAGGGCGCGGCGTTGGTGGCGAACCAGCCGGTCTCACGCAGTGCGAAAGCCAGGGTCTCCCGGTCGTTGATCCAGCCGGGGTGGGCCAGCATCAGCGCGTCGGGCTCGTCCCCCAGCTCGATCTCGTCCCACTCGCCACGCCGCAGCATGGCCCCATCATGTCCGCCGCCAGAAGCTGGGCTGACCGGGACGCCACGCGTCCCGCTCGACCAGCCCTCGGCGTTCGAGGCTGCGCAACGCCCGCTGGGTGCTCTTGCGCTCCTCGCGGCTGGCGTGCGTCTTGCGGATCGCGTTGCGCGAGCGGTGGCCGTAGACGACGTCGGCGATCACCGCGGTACTGACGGCAGTTACCTGCCCGTTCTCGCGCCCGGCGGGCTCGCGCTCCAGGTAGACCAGCACCAGGCGCTGCACCCGGCCCGGCCCACGGCTCATTCTGATGACCTTCCGTTGACGAAACGCCCGGTAAGCGTGGCCAGTTGGCGATCACGACGGCCGCAACCCACGGCGCTTATCGGGCCGCTCGGAGCGTTTCGACAGCCGAACATCAGCAGCTCACGCTGTTTCGTCACTCGGGCGGCTCGAACGCGCCGGGCCAGCGGGCGACCATCCGGACGTCCTCGAAGTCGCGCGCGGACAGGTGCTGCGGTGTCTCGTGCTGCCACTGGGCCAGCTGGCAGTGCAGGTCGATCGCGGACATCGGACCCATCTGCACGTGACGTGTCGAGCCGCACCGCCGGTTGGCCGGGTCGTGGGGGTCAGGGGGTCGGGTGGTCACTCGGTCACCTTCCGCACGCTGATCTCGATCTCGAACTGCTCCTCCACGACGTCCAGGTTGCGGGTGCCCTGCACCTCGACCACCATGCAGTTCTCGCCGTGCTCGGTCTGGACCACCCGGTACTGACGATTGTCGCTCATCGTCATCGGGCCGCGGAACCACTCCTCCAAGGTCGCCATCGCGTCATAGGCGATGTCCTGCTCACTGATCTGGTGATCCATCGACGACCTCCCCCTGCACGGTGTCCGGGCTCTGGGAGTGCGCCAACCGGGACATGTACTCCCGGACGCCGGTCACGTGCTCGATCGGGACCTGCGCGCGCCACTTCACGGTGACCTCGGGGCGGGTCTTGTGGAAGGAGTAGCGCAGCTCGTCGGTGACGATCTCGATCCCCATGGTGGCGTTCAGGTCGCTGAGGATGTTGGCGATGAACTCGTCGGCCTTGACACGGGCGACCCGGATCGCCTGTTCGCCCGAGGCGCGCAGCCGGACCTCGATCCGGCCCTCGTCGGAGACCTGCCAGATCATGATGCCTGTTGCTGCTTCTTCACCTGGTTGAGCTTGCGGCTGCCCAGCGCCCGACGGAGCTGCTCATGCCGCAGGATCTCGCGCGGGTGTTCGGCCAGACCCATCTCGCTCATCAGGTAGCCCTCGGGATAGCGGTACTGCGCACCGAGGACTTCGAGCCGGTAGATGCCCCATCGGTCGGACCGCAACAGGAACCGGTCCTTGCGTTCGGTCTCGCAGTTCTCGCACTCGAAGTGTCGTTCGACCAGATCCCCGGTTTCGAGCTTCTCGGTGAGGTGCAGGTCAATACTGACCGCCCACCGGTGCTGGATCCCTCGGCATTGCAAGTAGGTGTCGGAGTAGCTCTCCAACGCCGCTACGAGGGAGTGGCTGGGGTCCGCGTTCCGTGCTGCAGCAGGCATGAATCCGTCGCTCTCGTCTTTAGTGGTCATTGTGACTTTGCCACCTTACACACCAACCTTGGTTTAGGTCCGGTCCTTCAAGGAAAGAATGGCCCAGGTCACAGCGCTTAGTCCAAAGGCCAGCACCAAAGCCTGCTCCCTCAGCAAAGCAGCAGTCATCGCCAGCACCGTCAACACGCCCGCCAGGACTGCTGCCCAGGACACTCGCCGAAGCACCTGCGCGGCCTAGGCCGCGCTCGTCGCGCCGGTCAGCTCGTCGGTGACTTTGCGGTCGAACTCGATCCGCGCGATGCACATGGTCTGGGACCCGTCGTCGTCGCGCGGCTCCTCGTAGAACTCGATGTGCGTGGACCACGGCAACGTCGCTGTCGGGTCCTCGACCAGGATCCGCCACCGCTCGGTCGCGGTCATGATCGCCTCATTGATCGTCATCGCTGTGAACTCCAGCTTCACTCCACCGGTCATTGCGTCACTCCTCGTTTCGTCGTTCGGATCGGTACTTGTCGCTCCAGCTTGTCTACCGGGTGGCGCACTCCCATGCCCATCCCGCTGCCCCGCACGTTCTCATAGGCGACCACCACTCCGCCACGCAGCGCGGCCACTCGGCCGACCAGGCCGTTGTGTGCGGCCATCGACCCCTCGTAGGCGTCGACCCGGACCCGGACCCGATCGCCCTGGATCAGTGACCGGGGCAGGATCGGCGCCCAGGTGTGCGTGCGCGCCGCCCGTTTCTCCTCGCTCCAGAACTCTTCGGTCAGCGGCTTGCCCAGCAGCAGCTGGGCGATGATCGGCATCGCCGCCACGGTGCGCTCGTAGTCGGCCTCGCCGTAGGGGATCAGCGTCTCGTAGACCTTGCGGGTCAGGTGGGCAGCGTTGCTGTCCTCGTAGCCCGCTTCCTTGAGCTGTGCACGCGCCCAAGCGAGTCCGCCAGGACCGAAGAGAGGGTGTCGCTGTTCCACATGGTCTCCTTGAGGTGAGCGGCCTGAGCGGCTGCCAGGTCGTGGTGCACGAGATCGCCGAGCCACTCCACGTCGTCGGGAGTCAGATAGTAGGGGCTGGTGACGCCCATCGCCCGGCCTTCGTCGGTGCCGCAGAGGTACACCGTGCGGGCGTGAGCGACGTACAGCGGCGTCGGGGTCCACCAGCCCGGCATCCGCTCGATCGCGCCCTGGTGGACGCCTCTGGCCACGCTGTAGACCTTCGCCGGGTTGGCCATGGTGGTGGAGTCGATCGGGATCACCGGCCAGTTCACCCGGTCGGGGTCCAGCTGCTCGGGTGAGTAGTGCCGGTCGGTCAGCCACAGCATCGCCGGTTGGGGCGGGTAGACCAGCTCGGGCAGCTCGATCGCCGAGGACACGTCCACCGGCACCACCTCGCTGACGATGCTGATCCGCTTGGCGGCGATCGCCGGGCTGGCCCAGGGGTGCAGCGGCATCAGCACCGGTGGCCAGACCTCCTCGCTGAGCACGGTGAGCGCGGCGGTGATGTGGGTGCGCTGCTTCTTGGTGAGGTTGCGCGACTGCTTGACCCGCTTGCTCATCAGGTACGGCGAGTAGAGCCGGTCCAGCTCGCGCAGTGCGCTCTGCGCCGCGGCGCGGGTCTTGTTCAGGTCCGGGTCGTCGACGAAGAGCAGCAGCGGTGTCTCCTCCAGCAGTGCTCGCCCGATCGTCTCCAGGCCGACCAGGGCGTAGGTCGCGCCCGGAGACAGGGCGGAGGTCACACCACCGATGATGAGGTCGGCGCTGTCAGGCTCGTCCGGGCCGCGATAGACCTCGTGGTTCATCGCGACCAGTGCCCGCTCCAGCGTGCGCGCGAACGTGACTAGCTCGCGCGCACGCTGGGACACCATCCGAGGACTCATCCCGGTGATGTGGATCCTCACATTCCTGCCTTCCTAGAAGGGCGGCGGTTCCGTGGAGCCGGTCTTGCGCTCCTCGACCACCCACTGGTCCGCCCCGCCACCGGCCGGGGCCGCAGCAGGCTGCAGCTCCTGGGCCGGTGGCGGTGCCGCGGCTCCGTTGGTCTCCGGCGCAGACTGCGGGGGTGCTTGCGCGGGAGGTGGAGCCTGAGCAGCCGGTGCTTCCTGCTGTGCCGGAGGCTGCGGGGGCGCTGCCGGTGCTGCAGGAGGCGGAGGTGCTGAGGAGGACGGCGGTGCAGGCGGTGGCGTCGAAGACGGCGGAGCCGAGGACTGCGGCGGAGGTGGCGGACCACCCGGCGCCGAGGCACCCATCCCAGGAGGAGGCGGGCCACCAGGGGCACCACCACCGGCCCCGAGCGGGTTCCACTGCTTGATGTTGTTCCGCGGCACGCCCTGCCACTCGCGGATGGTGACCTTGGCCCGGAACTGCCGACCCATCAGGGCGTCGGCGATCTGCTGGTTCGTGGGCTTGGTCTTGAAGAACTCACCGGTCAGGCCAGCTGCAGCCATCTGCCGGAAGAACACGTTCAGCGCGTCGGGGTTGTCCATCGTCAGCGTCTGCTGCGTCCAGACCTTGCGCCCCGCGTGCGGCCCGTTCATGACTTCGGTCGTGATCTTCCACATCGGCTTGTCCGTGCTGGACTTGGTCGCCTCCGTCTCGATGATCTTGACGTCGTAGTCGCTCTGGGGGATCGGTGCGAAGTCGCTGCCTTCGGCAGCGTCCATCAGATCGTCCCAGGGGATGTCGGCCATGCTTTTCACCTTCCTTTCGTGGGGCTCAGGTGGCCCCGTAGACCTTCTCGATCATGTGAGTGATGTTCAGGTCGTCGGACTCGACGACCGTGCCCAGACGTCCACCGACACGTTCACCGGCGATGAACTTGTTGGACGCCTTGATGTGCATCCGCCGGTAGGACACCGGAGGTGCGGATGGATCCGTGCTCGGCCACTCCTCGATGGCCAGGTAGCCGGTGATGTCGTACAGGTACGGAGCGGTGACCGCCGACTGGCCCTGCAGGTAGGGACGACGCACGCCGTTCTGCTCGCGCGTCATCGCGGTCAGCACGACCGCCTGCAACGGGTTGCTCGGGTGCATGGTCAGGTCGCGCAGGTCCCGCATCAGTCCGGTGATCGCCCGCAGCAGCTCGCCCCAGGTCTGGAGCTGCAACTGCTCACGCCCGGCGATCGACTCGATCGCCTTCACCTGCAGCTCGGAGATCGAATCCACGATCACCGACCTGAACGGGTGCTTGCCTGACTGCAGCCATGCGTAGGACCTCAGCATCTGGTCGTACGACGTGGTCACCACCACGCAGGTGTCCCAGGAGCCGTCGTACTCCGGCGGCTCCGAGGTCATCGGGTCCCAGTACTTCACCTTGATCGGCAGGAACTTGTGCCCACCTTCGACGTCGTGCATCAACCGTGGCTCTGGCGCACTCACCGCGAGCGTCGACTTTCCAGTCTTCGACTCGCCGTGAATCATCAGGGTCAACGACTTGTTGATCCCATCAGCCACCATCAGCCTCACCTCCTCCTTCTTCTCCGTTGTTCATCTGCCATGGGTAGGAACCCTTCTTGCTGACGTGGGCGATCATGATCCGCACGTCAGTGCACTCGATTCGGGTCGGGATGATCTCGGTCATCTTCCGGACGTCGACGTCGCAGGTGATCACCCAGTCCTCGCCGATGTCGAAGTCGCTGTCGCCGATGATCTGGTTGCCCTCGCGGCGGATGTTGACGATCGTGCCGACGATCCCGCCGTTGGCGTTGTCACCGCCGTGGACCACCGGGACCGCCTTCTTCGACCAGGTGGTGCTGCCTGGTGTGATCTTGCGGCCGTCCTCGGTCCACTCGCCCTCGCGCAGCAGCTCGTAGGTGAACATCACAGCTCCTCGACGCCGCGCAGGTGACGCGGGTCGACGTACCAGTGGTAGTCGTCGGGCTCACCACACCGGGTGCCGGTCTCCATGAACTCGTCCCCGGCCCACCAGCCCATGCCGACCGCCCACCAGGAGAGGTCGGTGTCTCGCAGGATCCAGACGAAGACGCTGCGGCGCTTGCGGATGTTCTCCCGTTCTTCCTCCCGGAAGATCGCCTTCTTGGCCAGGTGGTCGGTGCACGCGACGTCGATGTCGTCGCCGACGTCAGCGATCTCCATCCAGACCTCGGTCTTGTACTTCCAGTCCAGGCCCAGGAAGTCGGCCACCATCTTCTGAGCGAGCCAGTTGTTGCGCGTCCGGACCACACGGACACGGGGTGGCTCGTTGGTGTGCCGAGCGTGGTTCCGCTCGTTCTTCATGCTGTCGATGACCACCTTGGTTGCCTCGGTGGTCGCTTCGTGGAAGAGATCCTCGGTGATCTGGCCGATCACTCGGTACCAGCGCTCATGGTCCAGATGCCACATCCAGCGCTTCTCGGGGTCGAAGAGCAGCGGCTCCAGCACGGTGCTCATTGGTCCCTCAGCTTGAAGCTACGGTGCCTGCGCTTCGGCTTGGGCGGCTGTACGGGTGGCAGCGTCTTCTTCACCCAGGGCGGGCGCAGCATGGTGGCGCTCTGCCGGGTCGCAGCGCGGTAGTAGCCCTGCTCGATCAGCTCGACATCGGCCAGTGCCTTGAGCAGCTTGCGGTACTGGTGCCAGCTCATCAGGTGGTCGATGTAGAGGTGGTGGTGTCCGGTGTGGGTGGACTGCACCAGCGTGACCGGGAAGTCCAGGTCGAGCATCACCGTGTGCTTGCCGTTGTACTTGCCGTTCTCGATCACCGCCGAGGAGACCATCTCGGCGTTGGCGCCGTTGGACTCCACCAGCGCCTCGACCTGCCAGGTGCCGTAACCGTCGTCGTGCGTCTGGGTCTCCTTGCGGAAGAACGGGTGCGCGTACTTCGAGGGGATCGTGCCCTGCAGCAGCGGACCAGGGCCGCAGATCGCGCAGTTGACGTGCTCGAAGGTGGCGTCCGGCCAGATCTGGTGCTCTTGGTCCTGGATGAACCGGTCGTTCTCGTCGAGGGTGATCGCTGCCTTGATCGGCTTGCGGTTCTGGGCCTTGTGCCGCAGCGGCGTGGACTTCACGTAGGCCAGCCGCAGCAGCGACCACAGTCCGAAGAGCCAGACCGCGGTGACGAAGAAGTCGCGTAGCAGTGTCATGGCCAGACCTCGTCGTAGTCGACGATCCACCGTCGGGCCAGCTCGCACAGCGCCACGAACACCGCGTCCTTGTCCTGCTCGTGCGGTTCGAGCTGGTCGAAGGGCACCATGTCCGGGTGCTCCTTGAGGATCACGCTGCGCTTCGGGCCGTACTTCCAGCCCATCTCCTCATAGGACTTGACCCAGTCGTCGTGCAGCTCCTCGGGGCTGGACTTGCGGTCCTCGCTCATCATCATCTTGATGACGTTGAGGAACTGGGTACGGAACTTCTGGTCGCGTTGGGGCCACGGCTCCGGCACGATCGGTGCGTACACCGCAGCTGCCTGCAGCCGGGCGCCCTCGTAGACGAAGATCGCCTGACGCTCCAGCAAGGTGCCAGTAGGCCAGTGCACGGGCTCGGTATTGATGTTCGTCATGCGTCGTCCTTGTCGTCCTTGTAGTAGGCATAGGGGTCGGCTCGCACGTAGAGGTCACCGAGCATCGAGGAGACGTCCGAGCCGTCGTCCATCAGCGGGCACACCTGGAAGAACGGGCACCACCACTTGCAGTCCCGTGTCGGGGTCGGATAGGCGACCGAGCGGTGATCCTCCCCGGAGTCGAGGTTGTCGCGCACCCACAGCAGGTCGGTCAGGATGCCCTGGGTGCGGGTCCAGAACGAGCGCAGCGTGAACACGTTGTGCCGGATCTCGTGCTGGCGGTAGAACGGCGGCTTGGCCCGGACGCCGCGCTTGACCTTCTTGATCAGCCGGAACACACCACCGGCGAGGCGCTGGTCCGCGTCCGGTCCCTTGCGGTTGACGAAGTCCAGGGTTTGGTAGGTCATCAGCTGCGGGTTCATGTGCCCCCAGCTGGGGAAGTCCTCCAGCGAGGCGGTGGTCTTGTGGTCGAGCACCAGGTTGGCGCCGTCGCGCAGGTCCTGCACGCGCAGGTCGATTTTGCCGATCAGCTCGACCCGGCCACCGAGCATCGGGGTGGCCAGGATCTCCTCGACGCCGATGATCTTGTAGATCGAGTCGATGCCTTCCTCGGCCACCCAGTCCTGGTAGCCCTCCAGCATCAGTCGGCCGAGTTCACCCTCCTGCTCCAGGGTGGTCAGATCCTGCCCGATCGAGGCGGCCAGCATCCTGTCCTCGGTCATCAGCAGGTCGTACTGCTCCAGCAACGGGCCGGTGCCCTTGTAGTAGACCTCCAGGGCGGCGTGCACGCGGGAGCCGAGTGCCAGCGCTCCGGTGACGACGGGCTCGCGGGTGTGCCAGCCCTCGTAGTAGGTGAGCATCCAGCGTCGTCGGCACTTCTGGAACATCTGGATCTCCGAGTTCGAGACCCGGATCGGCTCGGTTTCGCCCATGGTGCTCACTGCTCCGTCTCGTGCTGGTTCATCAAGAGGATCGAGTGCCCGGTGCCGCCCATGTGTGCGTCGGTCCACGACGTGCGGACGTCCTTGTTGTCGAAGGGCATCGGCATGAAGTTCTCCGGGTGGTCGATCAGGTCGCGGAGGTTGCCGTTGCACTGGACGCAGATCGCGAGGTACCAGGTCGTCACTCGGGGGTCAGCCCCTCCGGGGAGTCTGGGATGCCGATGAACTCCAGGTCCTTGCCGATCGAGTTGAAGACCGCCTTCATGTGCACGAACAGCTCGGCCATCGCCTCGGCCTCGCTGTCGTAGCCGTGCAGCACGATGCCGCCGCGCTGGCGGTCATTGAGGAACACGATCGCCTTGATGTCGGCGTTCTCCGGCCGTTCGCACGGCACCGTCATCTCGGCGCACAGATGGGTCAGCCGGTCCACCGGGTGATCGTTGGTGGTGACCTTGTCGTCGTTGATCTCGTCGCTCATGTCTCTCCTACTGCCTCGGGAAGTCGGTGACTGCCACCAACGTGCGTTCGACGAAATGGATCTTGTGGTCGCTGTTGGCTGCCAACGACCAGCGTCGCTTGATCGTGGCGTCGGAGCCGTGGCTGTGTTGCAGGTGGTCGATGCCCTTGGGTTGCCGATCGGCCACGAACAGCGCGGGCAGCAGCGAGCCTGGGTAGTACCAACGGCCCTTCTGGGTCAGCTCGGCGTTGTAGTCCCCGCCGATGCTGACCACGTCCCACAGGTTGGCCATGCTCTTCACACCGGGGTCCTGCACGCTCATCATCCGGGCCGCGAAGGACACCACGTCCAGCCAGTACTGGCCGATCGCCCAGTCCTTCCAGTGGGCCAGTGCGGCGGAGTCGGTGTTGCGGGGGTTGGCTTCCGGCAAGACACCGTGGGACGCGGTGTGCACATTGATCCGGAGCACCTTGTACCCGCTGGCCTTGTGGATCAGGCCGACCCAGGTGAAGTCCCGCTCAGGATTGACATTGGAGGGCACGCCCATCGCCTTGGCGCTCGCGTGCGCGTTGACCACACCCTCGCTCACCTTGCCCCCGATGTTGGCCTGGTCGAAGGTGGCGCGCCTCCAGGAGATCGGATTGCCGCAGCTGGCGGGGTGGTAGAGACCGCGGTGGGCATCCGCGCAGTGCTTCTTCACCGCGGCGCGCGCAGCGGCATTGGTGGCTTCCTGGTAGCCGGTGATGTCTCCACGTGCGGACTTGGCCAGATCCTGCTGCCACTTCGCCGGGGTGAGCGTGCGCAGGATGTTGTGTGATGCGTCGATGTAGGTGCTCATCAGGTCTCCTCGACCAGTGGTGCGGTCACTGCGCGCACCAGGTCGCGCAGCAGATCGGCTGGGTACTCCTCGCAGCCGACACAGTCCCCCGCGTCATAGGTGGCGACGTCGCCGTCCCGTGCCACGCACGGGGTCATGTCGGACTTCGCGCGTGGGCAGCCGATGTGCTCGGGGGCGTCGTTGTAGCGGCCGTAGCCGAGCACGCCCTTCACGACGTCGACTCCGTGTCGGTCGGGCCGTTCTTGACCATCGTCAACAGGTGGTTGGTCGCCTCGTTGATCATGTCGTAGGTGGTCTCGGCTGTCGGCACCTGCCACTGATGCACGCTCCAGACCAGCTTCACTGCGGACAGGGCCATCTCGCGCGTCGTGCCGGTGATGTAGGCCAGGTAGTGCGCCTGCATGCCCTGAGCCAGTGCACCGATCGCGGTGTTCGGGATGAAGATCGCAGGCGGTGTCGGTGGCACCACCGGCGCTGGTGGTGTCGGGGACGGGACGCTCTCGGAGAGGTTCATGAGTGCGCCCCCAGCATCGTCAGCAGTCCGGCGCAGAAGAGGATGACGCTGATCGCGAGCCCGAGCACGAACATGCGCAGGGCCGGGGAGTGCACGTGCCGTGGGTGGTGCTTGGTCATCGAATCGCCGTCCCGTTGTAGCCGTACTTGATCAGGGCACACGTCTGGCTGTGCGGCGCCCGCTTCTGGAACTCAGCTGACTTGTCCCGGTGCTGGCAGGTGCAGCGCTCCCGCTCGCCCTTCGGCATCAGCGGGTGCAGCCGACGCACCGGGCAGGCGTCGTCGCTCTGCCGGTGCACTGAAGACGGGTTCCCGCAGTTGACACAGAACGGCCCGGCGATGATCTCGCCGTCACCGAAGATGAGCATGCTGGGGGACTTGCGCGGCACGAAGATCCGGTCGGGCAGCGGCAACTCGGACTTGGGCATCAGAGCGGCTCCCCGGTCAGGAACTTCCGCATCAGGGCCTCGTCGTGCACGATCTCCTCCAACATGTCGCGCTTGCGGTCAAGCGAGACGAGCTGGGCCATCTCCACGGTGCCGGGCGTGACGTAGTCGATCTTGGTGATCGACTCGTGCTCCTCCGAGCCGATCCGGTGTGCGCGGGCGATCGCCTGGTCCATCTCGACGGGGCTCCAGTTGCGCTGGATGAACACCTCGACCGATGCCTTGGTCAGCGTGATCCCGGTGCCGCCCGCCTTGATGGTGGACAGCACGTACTGGAAGTCGCCGCGCTGGAAGTCGTCGATGGCCCGGTTGCGGGCCTCCTCGTCGATCGCGCCGGTGATCATCCCGTGCCGGATCGGTCCGCCCTTGTTGGCCGGGTTCTTGTGCAGCCGCTCGGAGAGCATCTCGATCAGCTGCCGGGACTCGGCGAAGACCAGCACGGACTGGCCGTCGAAGTCGCCTATGTCACCCATGAACGCGTCCAGCTTCGAGGACGGGTTCTGCAGAAACAGGTGCTCCTCGTCGCGCATGATCGGCTCGCCGGTGTAGGCGTCGACCAGCTTCTCGCCAGCGCTCACCATCGGCATCCCGGTGTCCGGGTCGGTGCTGTGCTTGGCGCCCCAGTACTTCCACTTGCCGGTCTCCGGATCGACGGGCACCAGGTGGGTGGACTTGGCCGTCATCTGGACCTTGACGATCCGCAGGTCACCGTGGGAGGAGGCCAGCTGCATCAGCCGAGCCACCTGCACCATCGGGTTCGCAGCCAGCAGCACCCCGGCGTCGAGCTTGGCGATCATCAGGTCGCGCATCTGCTCGTAGCTCTTCTTCTGGGTCGGGTTCATCTCCACGTCGCGCTGCTCGGGCACGATCGGTGGCAGGAACGGGAGCACCAGCTCCTTGGTCATCCGGCGCAGGTGCGGGTCGACGCCAGCGTGGAACTCCACGTCGTGGGTGGGCTTGATCCCGTTGACCTCCATCCCGCCCCAGATGTTGTAGGTGAAGCTGATCAGCCGCTCCACCCAGGCGCTCTTCGCGGGCCACTCCAGGCCGTCGATCCAGTGCAGGACCGGCCACAGCTCGGTGGGGTCGTTGGCGATCGGGGTGCCGGTCATCGCGAACCGGATCTCGGTGTCCCCCGACGCGGCCCACAGCGCGCGGGTCTGCATCGAGTGCGGGTCCTTGGCCCGGTGCGCCTCGTCGGCGACCACCGCGGCGAAGTCGATCTCGTTCAGCTCGCGTTCGTGCACCTCGCACTGGGCCTGCTTGACGGTGCCGGAGCCGCCGCACTCGACGCACTTCTTCAGTGCGTGCGAGCCGAAGGCCAGCAGCCGGGAGTGGCTGCGCAGCCCCTCCCAGTTGATGATCACGAACGTGGCACCCGAGCGGATCTTCTTGCGGCGCTGCTCGGCGGATCCGGAGATCACCGCGACCTCCACCTCGGGGTCGCCCCACCAGATCCCCAGCTCGCGCTCCCAGGTCCGCTTCATCGTGTTTGGACAAACGACCAGAATCTGGCCGTCGAGCTGTCCGGCGTCCTTGAGCTTGCGCAGCGCGAGGATCGCCTGGATCGTCTTGCCGGTGCCCATCTCGTCGGCCAGCAGCGCCCGCTTGACCAGCGCCAGGAACTCCACACCGGCTCGCTGGTAGGGGTAGAGCCGCTCGTCACCCTCCAGCCCGGCCCCCATCGACTCGCGCAGGTGCATCGCCGGGTCGATCACGTCGCGCTTGCGCGCCCACGCCCACTTCGAGAGGTCGTCGCCGACCTCCAGGTCGTCGCCGAAGACGTCGCGCATCGCCAGGCACGAGGTCCAGGCCAGCGGCACCGACCACTTGTTGTCGTCCTTGGACCACCGTGCGCCGGGCAGGGTGCGGACCAGATCCTTGGCGGTGTAGGGGGAGGCGATGATGATTCGGTCACCCCGACGGGGGTGGACATCGGCCTCGATCCGCATCGGTCGACCGTACCCTTAGAGGCTTGTCATTGGGACCCCTTGACCGGCGTGTCGTGGCACTTAATATGAGGAGAATCCTCAACCCACGTTGGGGAATCTCCAACCACCAATGAAGGATGAGGCCCATGTTCCGACCCCGCGCACTCGCCATCGCGCTCGCTGCTGTCCTCAGCGGCGCGTTCCTGTCCGTACCGTCCGCCACCGCGGCTCCCGACGACGCTCGCGTCTCTGGGTTCCAGCGGTTCGTCGGACTCAGCACCACTGCTGACGAAGGCGCCGAGGCACCGATCGCTGCCAACGGCCCGATCCATGCTCACGGCACCGACGTCGTGATCAATGACTCCACCGACCGCTTCGAGTTCCGCGGGGGCAATGTCTTCATCCGGCACCAGACGTTCAGGAAGAGCGTCCGCAACCACTTCGACCGGATCACCTGCTACGGCACCCACACCGAGCGCGGCAGCTGGCGCACCACCGGCGGCACCGGGCGCTACGACGAGGTCCGTGGTCGTGGTCTCTACACCCTCTCGGTGCAGTTCTTCGGCTGTGACCCGCGCCAGGAGCCGGACGTCATCGCCGTGTCCATCGAAGCAGCCGGGCCGCTCAGCTACTGAGCAGTACGTCTAACCACGCGTGGGCGGTGCGCAGGCGTTGACCAGGTCCGAGATGGTCCGGTGCCCCGAGCGCCGGACCAGGGCCTGGATCGCGTTGAGATGGCGCCCCGCCCACGCAACTGCATACCCCGCACGTCGTCGCCGTCCGTCGAGCAGGAACCCGGTAGCCCGGTCGTAGGCAGCCATCCCACCCATCAGGTGGTCGTTGACGGCGACCAGGTAGCGGCAGTTGCGGCTCTGGCCCTGCAGGGTCGCGCGCTCCCCCGTGGTCCGGGACAACGCCTGGGTGGTGCTGGCCAGCCGGTCCTGGGTGGTGTGCAGCATGGTCCCGGTCTCACCCAGGGCGTTCCGGGTCAGCTCCAGACTGAGCCGGGTGCTGGCCAGCTTGTGCTCGGCGCGGTCAGCTCGCGCGGCATCGTGGCGTGCGTGCACGTACATGGTCCCGCTGAAGACGATCCCGGCAGCGATCAGGACGGCGATGGTGAGCCCGGAGGCGATGCGGCGCAGCGTGGGGTAGTCCATCACTGGCTCCTGTCGTTGTGTCGTGGCGTCGTTGGTCGTGCGTCTGGTCCCAGAGTAGCGCAGCACACCGAGTCGTCAGGATGTTCTGGTCTAGTCCGTCAGAGAAAGTTGCCGCAGATTCAGGGGGGTAACCGGCTGCGTGGACCTATAAGGAAGCGAGCGACCTACAACTGCTGCTGGACCAGGAACCGCTCCAGCTCTTCCAGCTGATCTTGCGTCTCGACCCACACCTCCTGGGCGCGTAGACCCGCCATCGCGGCGTACGCCGCGTAGACGCCTGGGTCTGAGAGCGCGGTGATCGCCTCGGCCCAGTGCGTCGGGCGCTCGGGGTCGCGGAAGAGACCCGCGTAGCTGAGCGACTCCTGCAGACCTGGGGTGGGGCTGGCGATGACCGGGATGTTCGAGGAGGCAGCCTCCACGCCCACCCGTCCCCAGGACTCATACTTGCTGGGCACCAGCAAGATCCGGGTGCGGGCATAGATCTCTCCGGCCGGGTCGTCGGTGGGCGCGATCACCTCGACGTTGCTCGGAACCACCTTCGGAATGCCCTGGTCCCCGTAGCCACCCTGCACGGCCAGGAAGCGGGTCTCGGGCAGCAGTCGGGCCACCTCCCACAGCAGCTTCCCGTTCTTGAACAGGTTGATCTGGGTCACCAGCGAGTCCTGTCGATGGACGGCGTAGTGGACGGGGCTCACCGGCGGGTAGACCACCTGGCGGGGCAGCTCTGGCCTGATGCGGGCACACTCCTCACCCAGCCACTGGGAGTTGAAGATGAGCCCGGTGAGAGTCCTGGCCCGCCGCACCACGATCTTGGTCATCCGCATGTCGTTGTGCAGCACGGACACGATCGGCAGGTCCAGCTTCCGCGCCGCGATCATCGCCACCGAGGTGACGTCGTGATGGGTCAGCAGCACGTCGGCACCCTTCGCCGCGTCCACGATGTCAGTGCTGTAGATGTGCGGGATCGAGCTGAGCGGAGGGTCCCCGTCGGTCTCGTCCGGGTGCGGAATGACCACCGCGACGGTGTGCCCGCGCTGATCGAGATGGGTGAGTATCGCCTGGAGCATCTGCTCCGAGCCCGCAGGGTCTGTCGTCGGACGGTGCAGGATGGCCGTGATGTTCATGACGAGGTGTCGCCGACGTCCGAGCCGGGCTCGGCCGTCCCGGTCTCCTCATCGGTGCGCTCGGACTCCTCGGCCGAAACCAGCATGTCGCCCAGGGTGGTCACGCTCGCGGTGAACGCCCCGAAGAGCACGAAGATCGAGACCCACAGGTTGGAGACGTCGGGGAAGACGAAGACCACCAGGCCGATCGCCAGCGCGTTGGCGCCCAGCGTGACCACCGCCCAGGCAATCCGGTAGCGCTTGATGAGCGCGACCAGCTTGGAGGGTCTGGGCCGATGCGCCATGCCTCATGTTAGCTAAACACTGCGCCCTTGGGCCGCTCGCGCGGGTTGTCGATGTCGTCCCAGGCCGCGGCGGGCGCCCAGCCATGCCGCTGAGCCGCCTCGATGCTGCGTCTGCGCATCCCGGTCTCCACCTGGCCACGCAGCTCACCACGCAGCCACCGGCCCCACAGCACCTCGTGAGCCTCCTCGATGCGCTCGGCCGTGCTGCGCAGCACCAGGTCGCGCCGCATCACCACGCTCACCGCCGCCGGGGTCGCCCAGCCGCACACGTCGGCGATCTCCTCCAGCTTCCAGCCCATCAGCTTCAGCGCCTGGATCCGCCGCTGAGAGCCGGTCGCGTCGACTCGACGTCGGCCGTCATCGCCGTGGATGGCGATGTCGGACTTCCACTTGCGGTTGTAGGCGTAGATCGCCTCCCGACAGCAGTCCTCCCGGCAGCCGGTCACCCAGCCCTGTGTCTCCCCATGACGGATCTCGGTCATGTCCACCTCTCGTCATTCGTCGTGTGTCATTCGTCGTTGGCGAGATCGTAGACCAATCTGCATCACCTTCTGGCCCGAATCTCGTTAGACAGAACAGGGCAGTGGGGGGAGCCCACGAGGGCCGGGCCACCTTGCGGTGACCCGGCCCTTGTCCTGGACGGTGACTCAGCTCTCCCAGGGCCAGTCCTGCGTGGCCCCCAGCTCGATCTGCGGGATCAGCCCCCAGCTCTGGTCGGTCAGACCGCCGAAGCTGTGTCGGGTCGGCCCCGACTCACCGTGGGCCGCACGGTAGCCCGCGACGTTCCAGGTGTAGCAGAACACGTCGTCCGGCAGGAGCGAGTCGATCGACCCACCGAGCCGGTCGTAGGCCGCCTGCTCGTCGGTGACGATGATGACCCGCTTGTGCTCGCCCGCCCGGAAGTGGTCGCGCACCGCCTGCATCGTGGCCGTGCCACCCATCGAGACGAACTTGCCCATGTGGTCCAGCACACCCTTCGACCGGTCGACCTTGATCACCGACGAGCCCGTGCCGTACTGCACCAGCGTCGGGTTCTCGGCCCGCAGCGCCAGCGCCGAGGCGAACAGCGCCGCCTGCTCGTAGGGGAACGTCTTGCCCCGCTCCGAGCCGCCCCAGGGCCACATCGACCCGGACATGTCGGCCAGGATCAGCGAGCCGCCGTCCAGCACCGGCACGTTCGCCAGCGAGTACTGCAGCCCCGCGCTGAGCGACTTCGCCCAGTGGTTGCCCTCGGTGGCCTTGAACGCGGAGTAGAACCGGAACGGGAACTGCCGCGACCGTGCCACCTCGTCGGAGTCGGCCAGCACCGCCTTGACGTGCTTGACCACGTCGGGAGCGATCTTGGCCTCGTCGAAGTTGCGCAGGTTGCGGAGCAGGGCCATGTAGCCCATCCCGTGCTGGATGAACAGCTTCCACTGGTCGGCCTCGGACACGCGATCGAACGTGCGGTCCTCGGTGTTCTCACCCAGCCAGGACTTGCCCCACTCCCACTGACCCGCGAGGGCCTGCAGCCAGCGGAACTCGGCGTCCGGCTCACCGGCGAGCACCTGCCGCACGAACGCGTGCCGCTCAGCGATCGCCAGCTCGTTCAGCGCCAGCCGGTTGGTGATGGCCTTGAGCATCACCAGGTCCGCCTCGGGGGTCTCCCGACGTGCGTGACGCCGGTCGAGCAGCCAGCCGAACAGCGCCGACTGCTCCGGCCCCTTGGGGGTCGGGTGGGTCAGCTCGACCACGTCACCCAGACGCATCGCGCCCCGGTTGCCGTCGTAGCGCAGCGCCGCACGCTGGTTGAAGACCTTGCGCGCAGCATCAGCCACGCCTCGCTTCACCGGCATCGGCAGGTTGCGCCCGTACCGGGTCTGCCAGTAGGCGATGAACTCGCCGGGCTCGTCAGCACGCAGGATCGCTGCCGAGATCACCTGCCGGTTGAGCCCAGGCGCGAGCGGGGCCGTGAGGCGCTCGCCCTTCTCAGGTGCCTCGGAGACACCGGCGTCCAGGCGGGCCTTGACGAACTCGGCCGCGACCAGGATCGAGACCGAGCGCATGTTGGCCTTGGCCCGCAGCCACTCGACGAAGTTGCGCACCCACTGCGGGTCTTCGAGCGTGACCCGCTTGACCAGCTCGCGAAGTCGATTCTCGCGATCACTGGGGGACTCGTAGAACGTCGGCTCCAGCGTGGTGGACACGGCGCTCAGGTACAGCTCCGCCTGGGGCTCGCGTGCGAACCCGGTCCCTCCCTCGTGGGTCGCGACCTTCTCGCCCGTGGTGCCGAGCAGTGCTCCCCGGCCCTTCGTGGTGCCTGCGAACTTCGCCATGACTGCTCCTCTCGTTGTCGTGTGTCTTGGCGTGCAAAAGGCGGCTGAGTACAGGTATGCAGTGGGGTGGTTTCAGTTTGCAGATGAAGTAACCCACCACTTCGCAGCAGCCGCCAAAAAGTGAGTGCCGAGAACATGTCGATGCAACTGACGTAGATGCTCTGCCGATTGAGCTACAGCCGCCACGTGGGGCGGCTGCTGGGACTCGAACCCAGAACCCTCTCCTCCAGATGGAAGTAAGTCGCGTCTTCGCATCGGCACTCAAGATCTTTAGTTGTAGGTGTGCTGAGAACAAAGCCAGATCACGCAAATCCGCGACCGTCCGGTTATCGAGCCGAGTGTCCACGGGTCATGCGGTGGTTTGGTGCATGAAGGATCGCGATCTTTCGCATCAGCACACTGTTCAGTTGTTGTGATAACGAGTGCTGAGAACGTGGTCGAACCAGGACCACGGCGCTCTACCAGCTGAGCTACAGGAACCTTGCGGCCCTGACGGGACTCGAACCCGCGACCACCCGATTAACAGTCGAAGGAGCCCGATTCTGCGCAACAGCGCTCGAACTTTGGATGTGCTGAGAACAAGAAGATCCACGAGATGTTGCAGCTAACCCCGCTTGCACGGGTGCCACCTCGCCAATGTGGCCTCAGCCGTCCCAGGATGACTAGTCCAGTGACGACCGACAGGAGTCGAACCTGTGATTTCCGAAGGAACGCGAATCCGCGCATCAGCACATAACACTGTTTAGTTGGTAAGTGCACCGAGAACATGTAGACGCAGGCGTTGGCCCGTTGAAAGGCCGCGCGAGGGACATTGAACCTCAACGCCTTTTCCGAAGTAACCCGCAGCAATCGCATCGGTGCACACTGTGAAGTTGTCCGAGTAGCGGCCGAGAACCCAGAGGCGCCGGTGCAGGAGCTGTTCGCTGAATGAAGGATCCCGCGTGGCTTCGCAACGGCCACCGTTGCTCAGGAGGACGACACTACACAGCCTGCACAGCCACGTCACCTGGTTTACCGAGAAGTTTCCAGGTTGGGGAGTCTAGACATGCCAGCACGGAGTTGACACGATGGTGGGCAACGCCGCCGTCCCGGTTACCCCCCGTACCTGGGCGGCGGCGTCTCCACGCTCAGGGGTCGGTGAAGAGCCGGACATTTACCGCGACCACGTCGCGCCAGCTCTGCACGCAGCTGCACTCGCTGCAGCCGTCATCAGCGTGGTAGGGGCTGGTGTGCCCGCACCACGGGCACCTCATCGAGTGGAACGGCAGGGAGTCACGTCCAGGACGAGACCGTCGGGCTTCCTTCGATGCAGGCATTCTTGATCCGATCGACGTAAGCCAGGACGTTGCGCGGAACCGAGCCTGGCGGTGTGTACATCTCCGGAGCACCTGCGGCCAGCCACCGTTTGGCTCCGGTGATGCCGAGGTTGTAGCTGACGATCGCATGGTCGAGGTTGCCGTCCAGGCGGTCCATCGCGTTGAGCAGGTAGCTGATGATGAAGTTGAAGGAGAACGTCGGGCTCAGTCGCTCCCGCTCGCTCATGTCCGGGTGGGCCTCGCCGTTGATCTGGGCGAGCCCGATGTCCACCGGCTTGATGTAGCCGACCGCGCCAGGGTCCCACGCCGACTCGTTCTGGACCACTCCACAGACCACTTCCCACTGCTCGATCCCGCGCTTGTGACACAGCGCCTGCAGCTCGGGCAGCCACAGTGCCTTGGCGGTGTACGGCCCGATCCCGCCCCAGCTGTCCTGGCCGATGGTGCGCCGGAACCGGCTGGCTGCAGCAGCCGTGGGACGGTCGAAGGTGCCGTTGATGTCCAGCTTGATCTTCAGCCTGCGGTTCAGCGCCCGCTGGATGGCCAGCACGGCGCCGTGCACGGCCCGCTCGTTGCCGTCCTTGGACTTCCAGCCCCCGGAGCCCACCAGCGGCATCCCAGAGGCTGCCAGGCAGTAGTAGCGCCCCGACGTCTTGCCGTTCCACTCCAGGGTGCCGCCACCCCCGGCCTTGGGCCAGGCGGCTCGGCCGCGCGGTCCCGCCGGTGCCCCTGGTGGCGGCGTGCGCTCGCTCATCGGAGCTTCTTCATCCGGGAGATCGCGGTGGTCTTGGTGTAGCCCATCCGGTCGACCTTGCGCCGCGGCGCCCAGGTCTTGTGCTCCAGGTGTGCGCGCAGCGGCAGGTCGTACATCTGCTGGGTGCCGTTGAGGCAGCGGGCCATGAAGTCGTGGAAGTTCATCTTCTTGCCGGTCTTGGCGTTGGTGTAGACCCGCGTCCAGTCGATGTTGGCCAGCCCGCCCTCGAACTCCCAGCCGAAGGCGTACCGGCGCGCGGAGTCTCTGGGGATCGTGTAGGTCTTGGGCTTGGCCACCCCGGACGGCACCACGATCGGACCGCCCTTGCCGGGGTGGTTGGCGTAGCCCAGGGTGATGATCCGGGCGACCAGGTCGAAGCCGCCGTAGCCGTTGCACAGCGGGCCGGGCAGGTTGTCAGCCGGTCGGCCGCGCTTGACCAGGGACAGGCACGGGGTCTTGTTCTTGGCGTTGTACCGACTCACCGTGTGATGGGCGAACGAGGCGACCACGAACTGGGAGTTCCACACCCCGTACGGGCTGGGTCGTCCCGGCATCACCTCGATGGAGACCTGGGGGACACCGCAGTCCAGCAATGCTGCCCGGAGCTGACGAGCCTCGGCGACAGCGGAGGCACGCGTGTTCGCCATCAGTCGTCCACACCCGTCGAGTCATCGTCGTCGGGGTCGATGTCCGCGCCGAGCTGCTGCCCGGCGGCCAGCTCGTCGGCGGTGGGCTCGGCAATGATCTGATCATTGTCGACCCACGTGCCGGTGGTGGGTGGCTCGTCGGGGAAGACGGTGAGGTTGCCGGTGGTGTCCTCGTCCTCGTCGTCGATGGTGCCGCGCGCGTGGGACTGGGTCATGCCCCGATGCTAGTGACGAACCGATCTGTTTACAACAACACCAACTCAGCGGCGTACGCTCCAGGTCAGTACATAGGCCCGTACGAGTAGATGTTGGCGGTGCGCAGGAAGCCCTTCTCGTTCGTCTTGATGGCCAGGATCTGCGCGATGTAGGCGTCGGTGTGCGGCAGTCGTTCACACGCGTCGCCGTTCATGACGTACATCATCGGGTGGGCGCACAACGCCCACCCGGTTCTGGCCCGCGTGGTGAATGGCCCGCCAACGAGCACCGGCTGCAGCGTGACCACGTTGCCCACGTAGCCGTGTCTGAGGATCTCGTACCCGCCGCCCTCAGACCCGGTGATCACGATCCGCCCGGTCCTCTCGAAGTGAGCCCGCTCCCGAGGGTTGAGCACCCTCGGGAGCAGCTCCACAGCTCGCCTCTCGGCGTCCGCGCTGGTGCGCACTAGCCCCCCTGGATCTGCGGGGTGATGAAGGTCTCCTTGGCCGTCGGGTCGAACTCCTTGATGATCTGACCCTGCTCGCCGTCCTGCATGGTGTACGCCAGCGGTCGCTGGCTCTCCATGATGGCGTCAAACTGGTCCCGGACCTCTTGCACCGCGACCGGGTCGTTCGGGTCGAACCTGACCTCGGTGTGACCCGACCCGTCGAGGATGTTCAGGACGTGCAGCTCCTGCCCCTCGACCGTCGACTCGCCCTTCTTGAGCCTGCCGAACACTGTCATCTGTCATTCCTTCCTGTTGGTGAATCCCTGGTGCTTCATTCCCCGAACCGGGTCTGGTGCGGTGGCTTGGTCGGGTCGTTGGCTGCTTCGATCTGCCGGTGCACGATGTTGTCGCGCTCGTGCTCGATCTCCACCAGCGAGCGCTCCATCACCAGCTCGCCGCGCTTGTCGCGCAGCTCGCGGCGCTGCCGTCGGCTCAGCACTTCCTGCTCGATCGGGTTCGCGAAGACCTTCTCGTGCCCGGTCAGGCGCTCCCCGTAGAGCGAGGCGGCGAACCCGCAGGCAACGGTGAACACCGCCAGCAAGAGCGTCGGAATGATCAGCCACATGCTCTGCACCGCGGTGAGCACCAGCAGCGTCGCGGTGGCCAGCGCACTGGCGATCGCCACCACGGCTGCGGCGATCATCATGATCCGGTTCAGCATCTGTTCGTCCATCGTCATGCGTCCTTCGCTACTCGATCTACTCAACTTTCCCGATCATCCGGAATCCGCCCTGGCCCTGCAGGTTGCCGATCCGGTACCCGGCCTTGAGCCGGAAGTCGACCTCATCCGGATCGTCGTCCATCTCGGGCATCGCGTACTCCAGGTAGCCCTCGAAGGAGTCCCCCTCCTCGACGTGCGCCCGGATGTCGTCCAGCACCGCCAGCAGCGTCGCCTTGGAGACCGGCTCCGGGACCTGGGCCATCAGGCTGCTGCCTGGGCGGGCTCACAGCGGCGTACGCCGGACCAGTTGGCGTGGGAGAGGAAGTTCGCGGCATCGAACTTCAGCCCCAGGTACTGGCCCACCCAGCCGTCGGCGGTGGGCAGCACCTCGTAGCCGTCGCGCATCCCCGGCGCTACGCAGGCACGGCCCAGCATGCAGCCGTGCTCGTCGGTGCGCACGATGTTGCCGTGCACCGTCTCGCGGTGCATCTCCAGCCAGTACAGGTGCCCGTCCGAGCCCAGTACCGCGACCCGCTGCTGCTCGTCGCGGACTTCCCGCTCGTCCTCGGTCAGCAGCTCGTCGAGCAGGTCGAGCGCCCGCGAGTGCGCCACCAGCCGGTTCTCCATCCGCGCCTGCTCGGCAGCCAGCTGCTCGCGGGAACGCTGCTCGCGGCGCGCCTGCAGCTCGTCGGCCTGCTGCTGGGTGAGCGCCCGCCGCTCCTGGTAGCGCCGGTCGTCCTCCATCCAGGCGTCCCAGACCGGCTGCTGCCAGGTGAGGTTCGAGATCGTGGTCGTCGTGCTGGTGGTGTTCAGCCAGTAATGCCAGACCTGATCGTTGGTGGGCACCGTCCAGGCCGCGGCCGTACCGGTGGTGAAGTGCGGATGGGTCACCCACGCGTTGGCGGTGTAGGTCGCCATCGGTCCTACCCGCCAGCGGTCTGGCGCACCATGACGATCTTCCCGCGCTGCGGGTCGAAGTCGCGGATGACCTCACCGGTCTTGCCGCCGGTCTCCGGGTCGACCGCGTAGGCCAGCATCTTCTTCTTCTTCGCGGCGTCGAACGCGGCCTTGGCCGCAGCCACCTCGTCGGGATTGGCCGGGTCCCACATGACCCTGGTGTCGCCGGTGGCGTCGGTGATGTGCAGTGCGTGTTGGCTGGGGGCGAGGGTGTCGGTTGTCATGCGCACACTCTTCCCTGAGTTCCCCACCTTGGGAAGACCTCAAGCCCTCCAGGGAGCTTCCTTGCCGTCCACGATCGCCAGCGTCGGGCACAGCGCGTAGCCGGGCAGGTGCTTGTGATCGGTTGCACAATCCTCGGTCTGGCCGAAGTTCACCTGGGTGCAGCAGTGACGGCAGATCGTCATCAGCAGCCCCTCCTCACACGTCCAACCGACCCCGTCGACGTACATCGCCTCCGGGTCGTTCTCGGTGTGCAGGTGACTGCAGCTGTCGTAGACCCCGTACTCGGCGTGCAGGGCGTGCAGCGCCTGGATCATCCGTGCCCGTGAAAGGTCATGCACGGCGGCTCCGCTGGTCTGCAGCAGTGTCCTGGCCATCCTTCATCCCTTCGTCGTCCCCGTCTTCTTCGGTGGGTACAGCACGTCGGCGTTGGGCTCCTCGCCGCGCTGCTGCATCAGCAGCGTGTAAGCCACGTTGAAGGCGTCCTTGTCCGAGCGGCGCATCCGCTCCTCGTCCCCCGGCATCACGTAGCGGCACTCGGTGCGCGAGCACCAGTAGTTGCCGTTGTACTCCAGCTCGCTCTGGCACCTCGGGCAGCGTGATCCGTGGATCAGCTGCCCGTCGCCTGACCACTCAGGCATCGGTCTCCTTCCGTTGACTCAGCCCTTCTCAGGGACCGACTCCAGTTCGAGCTTCAGCGGTTTCGCGTGCTCGATCGCGGTACGCAGCTCGGTGATGCACAGCGACAGCACCGCGTCGGCGACACGCGCCTGCCAGTCGTCGTTGGTGGGGTAGGTATTGCGGTCCTTCTCCCACTGCGCGAGCAGCTTGTCCACCTCGGCCTGCAACCGCATCGAGGAGGGCAACAGCACCGAGAGCACCCGCGCAGCGGCGTCCTCGCTGGCCTTGTACATCGTCTCGCCCGCATTGCGGGCGTCGAAGAAGGCGTTCCGGATGACGCCAGCCAGGGTCTCGTGCAGGAAGTCCTCCTGCTCGCTGGCAGCCATCACTCGGCCAGGTAGGACTGGGTGTTGGCTGCGAACGAGGCCGCCCACTGCCAGCGGTTCTGCACGTAGCGCTGGAAGTCCATGTAGTCGAGCTGGACGGAGGTGCCCTGCTCCCACTCCAGCATCTCGATCGCGGTGTTGAACTCCTCGGTGTGATCCTCGGGGACCGGCAGCGCGAACGAGCGGCGGATCTTCTTGCCTTCCCGCGCCTCCTCCAGCGCCCGGTCCAGCTCGGCGATCATCGCGTCGCGATAGCGCTCCTGGGCCTTGAGGAACATCGAGCGATGCTCGTCCCGATTGGCCCGAATCTTGGCGATCAGATCGGCCTTGTCAACGGTGATCTCCTGCATGTGTCGCTCCTTCGTTGCGGATGGTCCGAGAGGGAAGTTCAGAGGGGCCACTGCATCCAGTCGGCGCGGGCGAACCGACCACCGTCGCTGGACCACGGCCGGTGCACGTTGGGTTGCTGCTCACGGTCGTCCAGCTCGTCGCAGAACCGGCGCTCCAGCCGTGCCGGATGGGTGTCGTAGGACGCCTCCACGGCTGCCCAGGCGTCGTCCTCGGTCTTGGCCGGGACCGAGGCCACGATGACCGAGCGTTGTGCCCCCAGCTCGATGGTGTAGCCGCTGATCCACCAGGGCGTGTGCAGCTCGAACTCCCCGTCGTCGGGGTGGTGGTACCAGGAGATCCACCAGCCCTTCACAGATCGACCTGACCAGGGGTGGCGTGGATCAGTGCCTGACCCTCACTGTCGTAGGCACACGCAGTGGCTGACCCGCAGACCGGGCAGGTGGTCTGCAGCGTCTGGACCAGGTCGTCCAGCTGGGCCTGGTCGTACTGGTCGGCGATGTCGACCGGGTCCGGGGCCAAGCCCAGATTCCGGTTCACCTGCGCCCAGAAGTCGTCGTCGTTCAGTCTTCGACGAGTGCCTGTCTCCGAACACTCGGCGAGCCAGCCTGCGTGTGCGAATGGAGCGGTCATGACGGTCTCCCCAACCCCCAATGCGCCACGTGCGCGTCGACGGAGAACTCTCCGATCCTGCCCCAGTCCGCATGGTCGGGCAACGGGGTGCCGTTCTCCAGGATCTGCTGGGTGGTCTGGGTCAACCCGAGGATGACTCGGGAGACCTCCTCGCGCGGGACCTCCCCGCGCTTGACCGCCAGCACGTGCTCGCGCGGTGTCTCCGGCAGCGGCAGGCTCAGTCGTCCCAGCAAGCAGATCTCGTAGCCCTGGTAGGCCAGGCGGAGAGCGTGCGCGGCGAACTTGACGTCGAAGCCGTACTTCTCGACCAGCTCCGGCCGATTGGGCACATTGCCCCGCTTGCCGCGCCCCATCATCCGCTCGTGCTGGGCGAACATGTAGCCCAGGAACCGATCGACCGCGGCCTTGGACATGAACGCCTCGCGCATCCCGCGCAGGATCTCCCCGGTCTCGGTGATCTCCAGCACCGACTCCTCCGGGCACCACAGCGGCAGCTGCGCGGTGGGGTTGCCGACCGCGGCCAGCCGCAGGTACTTGCGCAGCGAGTAGAGGTTCAGGTCCAGGTCGCCGGGCTGGGAGCGCTCCCCCTCCGGCTGGGTCCGGTAGACCGCGACGTCCATCGGCTCGCCCATCCCGACGACGCTCTCGACCGGCTCGATGAAGATGCCCATCTCATCGCGGTCGTCGAAGCCCTCGATCGCGATCCCGTGCACCCCGGAGCCGACCACGGTGCGCAGGATCAAGTTGGCCTGGGCCGTCTTGACGTTCCCGTAGGAGACGTTGGGGCGCTCTTCCTCGACCTCAGTCACCGAACACCTCAACCGCCGCCGCGAGCAGTGTCTTCAGCGGCACCGCGGCCTGCTCGAAGACGTCGTCGATGTGAGCGAGGCAGGCGCCGACGTCATCCACCGAGACGACCACCTCGGTGCTGCCGCAGAACGCGCAGGTCTCGGGCGGTGTGTGGGTGCACTCGTCCATCAGCGGATCACCGCCGGGTCGGCCATGAACTCGTGAGCCCACGCCTGCTGGTAGTCGCAGTCCCGACAGATCCAGCCGTCCTTGGTGGCCACCAGCACGCCGATGTCGCCGTCGCCGTGGTCCTGATGGCCGGGCATGTCCCGGTCGGCACAGGTGAACGGGTGGAACATGCTGGCGCGCTGGAAGGCGTTCAGAGCGTCGACCTGCTCCTGGGTCCAGGGCGGGGTGATCTGATCGAGTTTCATGAAGTCACAGCCTTCATCGTCGTAGAAGTGAAGCGTGATGCTCACTCTCGGAAGTCCAGGTGCTCCGCGGCCTCCCACAGCGCCTCGGTGGCGATGTGCGGACCGAAGACCGCCCGGCCGCGCCACTTGAAGCCCTCGCGGCACTCGTGCTCCTCGTAGGCCATGAACAGCGCGAACGCGCGCCGCACGATCTCCCCGTCGGTCATGTGCTCGGAGAGGTACGCCTTGCCGCCGTGGCCCAGGCCGACGATCTGGGTGTAGACGTCCGGCCGCTCGCACTCGACCTGGAGGTAGAGCCGCCCGGCCGGGTCCTTCTTGTCGCGCTCGCAGAGCAGCCGGTAGCGCGGCCAGTACTCGATCTCGTCGACCAGGGTCTTGACCCGTGTGTCGAAGTCGCTGTCGTTCGTCATCAGTCCTCCGCAGGTTCGAGTGCAAGCCGGTCGCGCCAGTCGTCGCGGAGCGTCCGGTTGGGGCTGGTCACCAGGTAGGGCAGCATCACCTCATCCAGCGTGGCCATCTGGGCCTCGATCAGCGCGAGCTGCGCGGCCAGCCAGTCCTTGACGATCCGCCAGGCCACCCGCTCGGCCTGCGCCGGGCGGTCATCCACCCGCTTGGATTCGCGCTTCTGAGCGGTCAGCAGCTTCTGCACGGCCCCGACGTCCACCGGGAGGTTGAACGTCCGTTCACCCCCTGGTGTACGCAGCATGAAGCTCATCCCCACCGGCTTGCCGTCCTCGTACATCACCGCGACCGCGCTGGCGCCGCTCTTGCCCAGCAGCGCCTGCATCTCGGCCGTGGTCCGGGAGACCGGTACGGCAGTGGTGTAGTTCAACGCAGGAGCCACGAACGTCCTTCTGTCTCTTGGGGCCGAGTGCCCTCACCCAAGATTCAGGGCAGCACACCGTGGTGTCAACAGGGTTCCACGGACGGTCTACTTGCCGCCGCTCGGTGCGCTGAAGCCGGGGATGATCGGGCTCGGGTAGGGGTTGCAGTTTGGTGTCTCGATGCACTGGTTGATGTTGTACGCCTCCACCGACCCGAAGCCCGCGATCTCGGCACGGCGCTTCCCGGCCTCGGCCTGGGAGACCTTGATCTGGGCCTCCGCCTTGGCCTGGTCCGCCTTGGCCTGGGCCTCGGCCGACTGCGCCTTGGCCACGTTGGTCTGCTCCTCGGCGACCGCGTTGGACAGCGCCTTGCGGACCGGCTGGGCCTTGCCGACCAGCACCGAGATGTTGTCGAAGTACGCCTGGTGCGCGGTCTGGACCATCAGCGAGTCCTTCGACTTCAACGCCTCGGTCAGTCTGCGCTCGATCTCGGGCTTGGTGGTCGGGTCGTTCCACACCGCGCGCCAGTTGTAGTCCTGGATGATCCGGTCCAGCGTGGTGTCGGCCGGGTCGGCCACCAGCTTGCGCAGCACGGTCAGCCACGCCTGGTTGTACCCAGCACCGGTGTCATCGAAGGTGCCGTCGCCGTTCTTGAACTGCACGCCGTAGCGCCGCGCGTACTTGGTGTAGAAGTCCTTGAGCCGCTTGCACTCGGTGATCAGGGTGAACCGGACCGTGACCGGGATGTACATCTCCACGTTGTCCTTGGTCACCGAGGTGAACCGACCGTCGTCCGAGCCCTTCTGGCCGGTGGCGTCCCACTCCCGCTCGGAGGTGGGGAAGTACTCGTAGTTGTCGTTGGTCAGGTAGCCACGGGTCGATGGCTGGATGCAGTCGCCCTTGACCTTCTTGGCCTCGAAGGGACCGGCGCCGACCCGGATCGCGACCATGTCCGAGGGCGTGCTGTAGCCGTGGAACGCGAACAGCCCGATGACCACGACCAGCGCGACCACCACGCCGATGGCGATGGAGACACCCTTGTACATCAGCAGCCCTTCGCGTTCGGGACGACGGTGATCGAGCCGTACGGCGCGTCAGCGTGGTAGGTCACGTAGACCCGGTTGCCGTGGTCGCACTTGGTGGCCACGTTGTTGAACCCGTCGGGGAAGGTGATCAGGTCGGCCTTGCCGCTGTTGGTCGCTCCCCGTCCCGAGTCCTTGTACGGCTCGGTGGCCTTCTCCCCGCAGCCGGTCACGACCAGCAGTCCCAGCACCGTCGCAGCGGTCAGTGTGGTGAAGCGCTTCATGGCTTGTCCTCTTCCTTCAGAGCCTCGGTGGCCAGTCCTTGGACGACCTGCCACATGCTGACGTCGGCGCCCTCGCCGAGGGTGATCTCGGTCTCGGCCAGGTCGTGGATCTCCTGCAGGGTCGCCGTCTGGTGGGCTTGGCGATCCTCCAGCTCCTCGACCTTCTTCTGCTTCTGCTGCAGGCCCAGCGTGGTCCGTTGCTTCTGCCGGTCCAGGAACAGTCCCCAGAGCCCCAGCAGGATCACCGTCACCACGATCATGGCAAGGAGGATCAGCAGCTTCCCCATGTCGTTCCTCGTTTCGTCATCCGTCGTTAGGAGGCGGACTTTAGCATGTGGGCAACTCTAAAACGTCACTCCAGGTTGGCCCAGGCGTCAGTCACCTTGTGCGCGGTGGCGTACCGGTAGACGCCGTGCCGGAGCGCGTCTCGCGCGTGCCCGGCACCGCCCTTGTGCCAGATCCCGACCCGGCGTAGCACCGTGTTGGGGACCAGTCGCTTGGCCTCGCTGGCGCCCTGGTAGACGAGCGTCTGATCACCGGGCAGCCCCCAGTGCTTCCAGATCAGGTACTCCAGCATCCCGTTGACCTTCAGCGACCAGTCCGGGTTGGCCAGCTCGCCGGTCCGGGTGGTGATCACGAACCGCTCGGAGACCATCTCGGCGCGCGTGGGGTTGTGCAGTGCCAGGAACGCCTCGGCCATCTCACCGACCTCGGCCAGCGAGCCCTCGAAGGAGTCGACCTTCTCCACCCCGTTCTCGGCCGTCCAGTGCAGGATGGCGACCCCAGAGACCAGGCCAGGGTCGCAGCTGAACAACCACCAGGGTGGGTCGGTCATGCGGGACCTGAAGGTGGCAGCAGCGCCGACATCATCTGGTGCGGAGCGAAGATGTGCAGCAGGCCAGGGATCAGCTGGGACTCCACCACCACGCGCTCGGTGCCGTCGAGCTTCTCGAAGAGCGCCACCACCGTCCCGTCGAAGGCGTAGTCGCCCTTGATCTTGTGCACCCGCATCCCGACCTGCAGCTCACTCACTCCAGCCACACCTTCCCGTCCTCCTGGCCCTCCAGGACCAGCTTGGTAGCCATCAGGTAGACCTCTCGCTCGTAGCAGTCCGAGCAGCCACAGAACGGCATCCCCGACAGCGTCTCGATCTCGCCCTCGGTACCGTCCTCCAGGGAGACCTCCAGGAGGTCGACGTACTCACGCATCGCTCCCATGAACGCCTCGCCCCACTCCTCCTCGAAGATCGGGACACGTCCGTAGCTAGACATACTTCTCGCCCCACGACTGGAACGGACCCTCAGCGTCGGCCGTCAGCGGCACCGCGTAGTCGGCCATGTTCGACATCACCTTGGGCACCGCGTTCATCAGCTCCTCGGCCATGTCCTCGGGGGCGTCGAGCAGGATCTCGTCGTGCACCGGCAGCACCATGTAGTCCCCGAGCCCGGCCATGTCCAGGTCGACCAGCGCCCGCTTGAAGATCTCCGCGGCGTGCCCCTGGTGCAGGTAGTTGGTCAGCGCGTAGACCTTGTCGTCGTCGCACGGGAGTTTCCGGCCGTAGGGGGTGACCACGTAGCCCTGGCCCTCGTTGCGCAGCCGCCGCATCCCGATGTCCTCGACCGACTTCATGAACCGCTTGATGCCGGGGTAGCGCGCGTCGACCGCCTTGACCACCGGCTCCATCTGGCCGTAGGGCACCCCGGCGCTCTCGGCCATCTTGCCGACACCGGCGCCGTACGCCTTGCCGTACATCGTGTTCTTGACCAGGCCGCGGCGCTTGTCGGACTTCTTGAAGCCGGGGTCGACGTAGATCTCGCGGCCCATGATGACGAAGAAGTCGCCGCCGGTGGCGTCGGCCTCGATGAACGCCTGGCGCAGGTCGCGATCCCCGGAGAAGTGCGCGAGCAGCCGCATCTCGATCTGGGAGTAGTCCACCGGGATCAGCACCCGGCCCTCACGGGCGATGAACGCCGCCCGGACCAGGGCGTCCCGCTTGGGGATCTGCTGCAGCGGAGGCTTGCTGATGCTCATCCGCGAGGTGCGGGCAGCCAGGGTGCGGATGTCGGCGTGCACGGTGAACCCGTCCGGGCCGTAGACCGCGGACTCCTCGATCGAGCCGAAGTAGGAGGTGGCGTTCCGGCTGGCCCGACGCATGTCCAGCACCGCCTGCGCGAGCTGGGCCACACCGGGCAGCTCGGAGTGGGTGAAGACCTCCATCTGGTACTTGTCGACCGACTTGCCCCCGGTCTTCTCGCTGAACACGGTGATCGTCTCGCCCATGTCCTCGAAGAGCTTGACCAGCGACCGGTTCTGCCGCATCGAGATCCGGTAGTTGTCCCGGCACCACTGCATGATCGCGGCGGCGTAGTCGGCTTGGGCCTGTCCGGTTCGGGCGACATAGTCCATGTCGATCCGGGCGCCGCGCTGCTGCATCGCGGTGACCACGTGCCGCGCGGCCATCTCCAGGTCGAAGATCTCGGCGTACTTGCCGCCGTCACCGACCTGGGAGGCGAAGGTGAGGTCGAGGTGGTAGCTCAGCACCGGATCCAGGGCGCCGTACTGCCAGTAGGGCGGGTAGTCGACCGGCACCGTGGCCCAGGTCCACTTGTTCTTGCTCATCCCGTCGGAGAGCCGGTGCTGCCCGGCCGCAGCACGCGGGTCGACCAGCCGCTGGGAGAGCGTCTTGAGCGCGCCCGGCCCGAGCGGGTCGATGATGTGCGCGGCGATCATCCCGTCGCGGATCGTGTGCCGCTGGAACCGGAACGGCGAGTGCGCCTCGATCCAGCGGACGTCGAAGGAGGCGATGTTGTGTCCGGCCCAGTCGCCCTGCCACTCGTTCAGGGCCTCCAGGGCCAGGCCCTTCCACAGGTCCCAGGACATCGCCCAGCCGTGCTCGCCGTCGCCGAACTGGATCAGCCGGACCTTGGCGTCACGGGCCAGCGGGTCGAGCCCGGAAGTCTCGGTGTCGAGACCGAGCACCGGCCGCGGGCGGCGCTCGCCGAGCCAGCGCTTGAACTCCATCGCCTGGTCGACCGAGTCGACCAGGTGCAGGTTGACACCTGCTAGTCCGCCCATCAGACGAGGTCCCGAGGCATGTCGTTGTGTCCCTTCGACACCTCGACTCTAGGTGATCCCACCCTCCGCTGTAGAGGGGTGCGTGGTCACCTTGTCACCCTTGATCGTGACCTCGATCGAGGCGGTGTTGTTGTACTCGTTCGACTCCACGACGGCTCTACGTGCGTCGGCGTGCACGGTCACCTTGTAGTCCCCGTCAGGCAGGTCCGTGACGTCGATGGCCTGGTCCGGCAGTGTGGACGGGTAGGTGTCTCCCCACCCTCGACTCAGGCCGTGGATGATGGTCAGCGCGTGAGGGAGCCCCTTGCCGCACGACGTCGTCTCCAGGTACACCGGCGCCTTCGGGACGCCCTCCTGGCCCTGCATCGACATCTCGCCGGTGTTGTCCTGCATGCAGTAGCCGTGCTTCTCGGCCCTGGCCTTGACGTCGGTGTCCTGCACCCCGGTGATCTCATAGTTGTCGAAATCACGCACGTGCCAGTGGTTGTGGCCATCCCCGGCGAAGTAGAACTCCACGCCCTTGTCGACCACCGAGCCGAGCCGTTTGCCGGTGGCGTCGAAGAACGTCTGGTACGCCTTCCAGTCCTTGACGTCCGCCGCCGAACGGTCCGCGAGGATCTCGGCAGGCTGCTTGCCGACGTTCAGGGTGATCACCGGGAACTTCAGCAGCTTGCGTCCCCTGAGCTTGGGGAAGTCCTCCACGTACGGCGCGGGGTTCACGATCTTGAAGCAGTCGCCACCGGTGGCCTTCAGGTCGCCGGTACCGCACTGATCGAGCTGCTTGATCACCAGGTCGGGCAGCGCTGCGTTCTGGGGTTGCTCGGTGAGGATGTTCAGGCAGTCATCGGCATCAGCGGGCCGGGTGGTGACACCCTGACTAGCCCACGTGCTCCAGTGCTTGACCCACTTGTCAGCGCCCTTGTCCCAGGACCAGGAGGCGGTGCGGACCATGGTGCGGATCGGCACGCTGAGCTGCTGGCAGTACGGCTTGCCGATGTCTTGGGAGGTGTGCTGGACATCGGCCTTGGGTTTGTCCGGACGGCCTTGTCCGCACGCGCCCGCCACCAGCAGGCTCGCGACCACGACGATGAGTAGGAATCTCACCCGAGTTGGTTGCACATCTACACATTCCCACAACTAGCTGTGAACAGAACATGAGCTGGCCCAGAAGGAGTCGAACCTTCATCTTCCCCCTGAACAAGGAGGTGCTCTACCGTGGGTGCTCTGGACAGAGCGCCACTTGAGCTACAGGCCATGGGCACTGACGGGGCCGTACAACGCTGGGGGGCAGTCGTTCGACCCCGTCAGTGGTCTAGAGGAGTCAGTCCAGACCTCCGGCTGCAGTACCGGGGTAGGGCGTGACCGTGTTGCCCGTGATGTTGATCTTCATGGAGGCGACGTTGTTGTCCTCGTTGGACTCCGTCACCGCGCCGACGTCATCAGCGTGGATCTGGGCGGTGTAGTCCCCGTCCGGGAGCCCGGTGATGTCCACTGCCTGGTCCGGCAGCGACGTGGGGTAGGTGTCGCCCCATCCCCTGCTGAGTCCATGGATGATGGTCAGCGCGTTCGGCAGGCCCTTCCCGCACGAGGTGGTCTCCAGGTAGACCGGCGCTGTCGGAACACCCGCCTGACCCTGCAGCTGGCGGTAGGAGGTGTTGTCCTGCAGGCAGTACCCGTGCTTCTCCGCGCGGGCCACCACCTCGCCGGTGCTGTCCAGCAGCTGGTAGGAGTCGAAGTCCTGTACGTGCCAGTGGTTGTGACCATCCCTGGCGTAGTAGAACTTCACCTTGGGCTCGTAGACCGACTGGGTGGACCCGTCAGGACGGTAAAACGTCTGGTACGCCTTCCAGTCGTTTGGTGAGTCCGCGGAGCGGTCAGCGATGATCTCTGAGGGTCCAGCACCCACGTTGAGCCCGATCACCGGGAACTTGAGCAGCTTCTTGCCCTCCAGGGCAGGGAAGTCATCGTTGAGTGGAGCCGACGGGTCGATCAGGAAGCACTTCCCGTCGGTCGCGAGCATGTCACCGGTCCCGCACTTGTCCAGGCTCTTGACCCGGATGTCGGGGAGCAGAGCATCAGCCGGTGGGGTGTCCACGACGTTCATGCAGTCGGCCGCCGCAGCAGCCCGAGGTTCTCCCTGGCTCACCGTCGTCCAGGCTGAGGGCTCCGCGGGGACCCACTTCTTCGCGGTGGTGCTCCAGACCCAGCCCTGGGTCCGCTGCTGGTTCGCCGTGGTGACGATCAGCTGGTTGCACTGCGCCTGGTCGTCGACGACCTGGGTCTGGATCAGGTCAGCGGGCTTCGCGCACGTCGTGGGGCTCGGGTTGCTCGCGCACGTCGCCGACTGCGGTGGCGTCCGGCTGATCACCCGCAGCGCGATCTGCCGCGATCTGCCGCGCAGGTGGCCCTTGGCGTAGACCAGGGTGCGGAACCGGGCGATGCCGGGCTTGCTGACCCGCTGGCTGGGCATTGTGTACTTGCCGAGCGCTCGCCGGTACCTGGTGCTCCGGTTGATCCAGCGGTGCCCGTTCCAGCGCTGCAGGACGATCCGCTTCTGGACGTGGCTGTTGTTCCCGCTGAGGTAGCCCACGATCGGGATGGCCGCGTTGACGTACCGGCTGCCCACCGAGTTCAAGGAGATGGCCAACCGCACCGGCTGGGTGCGGTAGGCCGCTCCTCCACTGCCCGAGCGCGCCTCAGCAGGCGTGAGGCTCAGCCCCATGCTTGCGACCAGCGCGACCAGCAGTCCCAGCACTGCTACTGCTCGTGTCTTCATGTCGTGTCCGTCTCTACTAGTTGATGGTTCGGTTCGCTGATGCGGCGTAGATGGAGTCCACCTGCTCTGGGGTGAGTTCGCGGTCGAAGAACGCCACGTTGCGCACGGTCCCGATCAGTGACCCAGCGTTGTCGCCGAGTCCCCCGATGCGGACCGCGCTGGGTGTGTTCTTGGGCTTGATCCGGAAGCTGGACAGCGGGTCGTCATCGCGCTTCACGCCGTTCTTCCAGATGGCGATCTGGCTCCGGTCCACCTCGCCGACGATGAGCCGCTCGGTCGTGGCCTGGCGGTCCTGGAAGTAGGAGCCAGCGCCCAGCCCACCCTGGGGGTTGAAGTAGTAGAACGACGTGCGACCTTGGCGCTCGGCCGCTTCGCCGGGCGCGTCCTGCACGTAGTGCCGAAACACCCACTCGTGCCAGTTGCCCTTGCCCTTGCCCAGCCAGTGCACGTACTGCGTCGACTCGGGATCTGAGCCGTGCCAGTCCTTGATCGTCAGGAGCGCCACCACCGTCAGCTTCCCGGTCGTGGTCACCGAGAAGTCGTCGTTGTCGGGGATCCGGATGTAGCTGTGCCCGTCGAAGACCGCACCCTGGTCGGTGAACTCGGCGCCGTGGTTGGTGCCGTCGTCGTTGCCGATGACATCGTCCGAGCCGGTCACCTGGTTGAGTGGGTAGAAGTGGGTCAGCCCAGGGATCTTGAAGATCACCCTGCCCGCCTGATCCAGCTTCTCAGTGTCTGTCTGCACTTTTCCAGGGCGCGTTGATCGCCAGAACCACCATCAGTGCCGCGATGATCCCTCCAACGAGCAGGATCAGGGGCAGGCGTGGCGAGGCTCTCACGCGCTCGATGAAGTGGTTCTGCGGCATCCGGCTCCCCCAGCGTCGTTTCGGTCTTGTGTCAGGTGTCGTTGTTCTATCAGGTAAACCTGAAGTTGGTGAATCTGGACTATACAACGTTCTACGTCACCGACGCACCCACCTTGGCGTTGGCGAGCAGCCAGGTGCGCGCCGTGCCGTGTCCGGAGAGCACGTAGCCGCCTGCCGGGATCGCGATGTTGCCGACACCGTCCTGGACCTTGGTGATCACACCGTTCACCACGACTGCCTCGAAGCCGTACGCGTTGGTCCCGGTCGTCGCGCCGAAGGACGGCGTGTAGACGATCAGCGTGTTGGCAGCGCGGTAGACGTTCGTGCCCGAGACGGCCAGGCTCTTGCCGTTGATGGTGACCTTGCTCGTCGGCGTGCCGCTCGGCGGGGGAGTCGGCGTAGGCGTAGGCGTGGGAGTAGGCGTAGGTGTCGGAGTCGGCGTCGGCGTCGGGGTCGGCGTGCCGCCACCCGGAATGGTGAGCACCTGTCCGATGCTGAGGTTGTAGGGAGACACGATGTTGTTGGCACTGGCGATCTGCTGCCAAGGGACACCGACCTTGGTGCCGATCTTGGAGAGGGTGTCTCCGCTCACCACGGTGTAGGTCCCGGCACCCGGAGTGGGCGTGGGAGTGGGCGTGGGAGTAGGTGTCGGGGTCGGCGTAGGGGTGGGCGTCGGCGTAGGTGTCGGGGTGGGCGTCGGCGTGCTGCCGCCGATGACAGCACCCATGGTCTTGACCGTGACGTAGGACTGCTGGGACACCCAGTCGACGAACTGGGTGAACTCGTCGAGGCTGATCGAGGTGTCCGTGCACCCGCTACAGATGCTGTGGATGACCAGCGGCACCCAACCGCCTCGGTCGTCTCCTGCCTGGGTCACGTAGGTCTTGAGCATGTCCAGCGTCGTGTCGGAGTGCACCGACTGGTTGGTGCCGATCTCGTACGGCTTGGGCGGTGGGATCGACTCGGCAGTGGCGCACGAGGCACAGCCATACCCAGGCGACCGCAGGTTGCCCACGACGCGCGCGTTGGAGTAGCCGCACGACTGGGTGATGCTGTCCACTGCTGCACTGGTCGAGCCGAACGGGTAGGCGAAGCTCTTGGCCGAGAAGCCCATGCCGACCAGCGCCGTCCGGTCATCACAGATCTGACGACGGGCCTCGGTGGTGGTCGCAGCCGCGAGGTCGACGTGGTCCAGCGTGTGCCCACCGATCTCGTCACCGGCCGTCTGCAGGGCGGTGGCCTGGGCCTTGGTCATGTAGGCCGTGTTGCCGCCGGTGAGTCGGGGGCTGTTGACGTAGTACGTCCCGTTCATCCCGTGCTGGTGCAGGACCTGCGCGGCGGAGAGCTGGCTGGAGAACGTGTCGTCGAAGGTGAAGCTCAGCGTGACGGGATTGCTCGGGGTCGCAGTGGCAGCAGCCACGGCGGCAACACGCGCGGTCGAGGTGTCGGTCTGTCCCGTGGTGTCGGTCGTGGTCAGCTTGACCGCGTACGTGCCCGACTTCTCATAGACGTGCTGCACGGTCGAGGCTGGCTGTGGCGCAGTGCTGGTGCCGTCACCGAAGTCGTAGGTGTAGGACTTGATGCCGTGGTCGTCGGTGGAGGTTCCGCCGTCGATCGTCACCGCGTCGGGCGCGGTCTTGTCCGCCACCACCTTGGCGTCCGGGGGTGCGTCGGCCGTCGGGGGCTTGGCCGCGACCACGAGCTTGCGGGTGGCCGAGCTGGCCTTGCCGTCCTGGTCGCGCACCGTCAGGCGGACGTCGTAGGTGCCCGCCTTGGTGTAGGTGTGGCTGAAGGTTCCCTGCGGCTCCTTGCGGTCCTTGGTGCCGTCTCCCCACTGGTAGGTGAAGGAGGTGACCCCCACGTCGTCGGTGGATCCGGATCCGTCCGCGACGACAGGTGCACCGACCGCTGCGGTGCCGGGATTGAGGACCAGGTCCGCCGTCGGTGCCTGGTTGGTCGCTGCGGTGGCTGGAGTGCCACTCCCGGTCCCCACGACCAGGAAGGCTGGCGCGATCAGCGCCACAGCAGCGATGCCGCTACCAAGAATCTGGGCTCGCTTGCTCGTTCGCCGTTGCGTCATGTCGTCTCCTGTGTCGCTGTGTCCATCTTGTCGGTGCTGAATCAGTAGTGTTACATCATATTCTGCGCTAGAGCAAACCCTTCTTGATCAGCGCGTCGACCATCGCGTTGTGCTTCGCCACGATGCTCCTCGTGGTCGCGTGGTAGTCAGCACCCGGCGTGGGCTCGGGCGTGGGCTTCGGAGTGGGTGTGGGAGTGGGCTCGGGCTTGGGCTCCGGCGTCGGTGTGGGAGTGGGCTCGATCGCGCCAGTCGGGCTGATCTCACGCACGCTGGCCTTCTTGTAGATCAGGCCGTCCGTCGCCACGTCGTCGGAACGGAAGTAGACGGTGATGTTCGGCTTCCCGGACTCCGAGCCGCTCCGGGTCCCGCTCTTGGTCAGCTTCATCTTCGGGTCGATGCCGCTCTTGCAGGCGGTCACTCCGAGCTTGGTGCCGTCGTCCTCAAGCTCGGTGATCTTCTCCCAGGTGCCACCGTCCTTGCCGTCGGTCATGTCTCGGTAGATCTCGATCTTGACGTTGCCGTTCGAGAGGTCGTAGGTCAGCATCTTGAAGCCGATCCAGATGTTCCTCGCCAGACCTCCCGACCACACGGTCTTGCGGTACTGCCACGGGGCGTCGGAGGCAGGGTGGTTGGTCTCCTTCTCGATGTCCACGTCGCCGTCGTACCTGAAGCGGCCGTTGATGCTGCGGGTGTCGCACTTGTTGGTGTTCTCCGAGCCGATGGTCCCGTGGTTGGCCCTGGTGCAGCACACCAGACCGCCCCACGGCGTCCCGGCGTCGTTGACCCGCTTGAAGTAGACCGTCACCTCGACGTCGGTCCATTGCCGCTGCTTCGCCGGGTCATGCACGTACATCCGCGGCACCGCGCCCGAGATGAACAGCTGCCCGTCGGCCACGCGGTAGCTCGCGTCGCCGTGGTCGCAGTTGAACCAGGGGTCCTTGGGGTCGGTGCCGGTGAACGTGCGTGGCGTGACCCAGTTCGCCTCCCACTTCATGCCGCCTGGGAGGTCGGCGTAGAGCTTGGTGGTCCCAAAGGTGTCGACGGCGCTCACAGGACACCGTCCTCGGTGAGTTTGTCCACGACGAGATTGTGCTTCTCGACGACGTTGTCGGCGGTGGCGTGATAGTCGGTGTCTGGCGTTGGTTCGACGCCGCCGGTGAGCGTGACGCTCGTGCCCACCTTGGCGTAGTTGATGAGCCAGGTACGCGCTGCTCCGTGCCCGGAGAGGACGTAGCCACCCGCTGGGATGGTCGCGTTTCCCTTGGCGTCGACCAGTGCGGTGACCTTGCCACCCACCACCGTGGCTTCGGCACCCCACTGGTTGGTGCCGGTGGTCGCGCCGGTCTTGGAGGTGTACTCGATCAGCTGGTCGGTCTGGCGCCCGACGTCCACACCGTCGAGCGTGTGGGCGGTCGAGCCGATGCGCACGTGGTCCTCGGTGGGGGTCGGTTCTGGGGTCGGAGTCGGGGTAGGTGCCGGATCCGGTGTCGTGGTCGGGGGCGTCGTGGATGCCCCGCCGTCCGCTTCGTTGCGTGCCGCGTAGATCGACTTGATCTCGGTGTCGGTGAGCACCCGGTTCCAGAACGCCACCCGGCGTAGCTTGCCGACCAGGAATCCGGTGGCCAGGTCCTTGCTGCCCAGCCGGACCGGCTGGGTGGTGTTCTGCGGCTTGATCGAGTAGCCCGAGAGCAGATCGGAGTCACGCTTGACCCCGTCCTTGAAGATCTGGGTCTGCTTGAGGTCACAGGTCCCGACCACGACACGCTCCTGGCCCGTGGGGTCGTCGTCCTGGAAGTAGGAGCCAGCGCCCAGACCACCTGAGTAGTTGAAGTGGTAGAACGACGTCCGCTTCGGCCGCGACGGCGCCTCGCCGGTGCCCCCCGGATAGACGTAGTGCCGGAAGCACCACTCCGCCGGGGTACCGTTCGCGGCCTTGCCCATCCAGTTGACGTACTCGCTGGCGTGCGCGCCCTTCCAGCTGTCCAGGGTCATGAAGACCAGGACCGTCAGCCCACCCTTGGTGGCCACCGAGAAGTCGTCGTGGTCCGACAGCTCGATGTAGGAGTCTCCGGTGAAGACGGCCCCCTTCGAGCCGAAGGTGCAGCCGTGATTCTTGCCGTCGATGTTGCCCACCGAGTCGCTGGCGTCCTTGGTCAGGTCGTAGTAGTGGGTGAGACCTGGCATCTTCGAGATCACATCGAGAAACGTCATCAGCGCACCCTAAACCTACCGTCGGAGGTGCCTTGACGTTACCACTTCACTTGCTCACGATGACGGTCTCCACAGCGGGCTCGACGGCGACATCTGCGTGAACAACAGACCCACGGGTGTGCCACGAGGTGGACTTCAGCTGGGTCAGCGCGTAGTACACGGCGGGGCGCAGGATGATCAGGCCGAGCAGCGGGTAGAGCGGTGAGAGCGCCCACTGGATCCACCGGTCCTTGGCGGTGAAGCTGGGCCGGTACATGGCGTAGATCGCTGTCATGGTGAGTGCACACACCTCCCAGAAGAGCAGCCCGCGCAGCAGCGCGAGACTGCCGTACTTGATCGTGACGGTCGTGAGCACCACGACCACGATCGGCCAGAGCAGCGCGAAGACCAGCGGGAAGACGTAGAAGAACACCATCAGCGGGCGCAGGTTCGTGATCACGAATGGCGTGCCGAGCCAGGCAGACTTGCTCCAGCGCATCCGCTGCCAGAAGCAGCCCTTCCAGGTCTCGGGCAGCTGGGTAGCGACTATCGACTCGGTGACACCGACGACCTGCCCGCGCATCAGCGCGTAGAAGGACAGTCGTCGGTCGTCCCCGGCAGTGCCGGAGGTCAGGTAGTCGTCCAGGTTGTCGTAGATGACCCTGGCTCGGTACAGCGCGAGTGCGCCGGATGTCGGAGAGACGATGCCCAGGATCGAGCGTGCCATCCGGAAGAGCAGGCACGAGGTGACCACGTTGATGTCGGTGAGCCGGGTCAGGAAGTTCTTGTTCCAGTTGCGCACCAGGATCATCCCGGTGGCTGCCTGGACCCGGTCGTCCTTCATCGAGCGCAGCAGGTGCTCCAGCGCGTCCTCGTCACAGACCGAGTCGGAGTCGACAGTGAGGATGTAGTCGAACTCGTACGGCGAGTGCATCTTCAGGGCGTGCGCCTGAGCCTCGCGCTTGCCCGCGTTGTCGACCCGGTGCCACTGGACCAGCGGGTCCTCGAAGGTCGTCAGAGGGACCTCGGAGCCGTCGTCGATCACGTGGATCACGTCGGGCAGGATCGTCTGGCGCAGCAGCGCGCGCACCGCCTCGTGCACCAGGTGCGCCTCCTCGTTGTAGACCGGCATGATGCACATCACCCGCCCCGCTGCTGGGGGCAGGTGCGTGAAGGAACGCCAGTGCACCGCCGAGAGCATGAAGTAGGTGATCATCACCGCGATCACGGTGAAGAACACCGTCAGGAAGAGGATGTCCTGGTGCCAGCCCCACGAGATGTGGGTCCAGATCGTGTAGGTCAGGAACACGATCAACGGCAGGTAGGCCAACGCCGTCCGGGTCCCGCGAAAGGGCTGGCTCCGTCCAGCCCTACGCTCGGTGTTGACGGCGTTGGACATAGCGATCCCCCCTGGTGGCGATGCGGTAGGTGAACACGAACGTCAGTGCGATGGTGATGCCCAGCAGCATGATCAGGGTCTGGTTCACCCGGATCGCCCCGATGGTGACCGCGGACTGTGCCGAGTCCGGTGTCTTGACGGATGTGTCGCCTGCCGTGGCTGCACTTCCGTAGTGCTGGACGTTGCCGTCCGAGGGCAGCAGCTTGCCGCCGACGACGTTGGCAACGGTGGCCACCGTAGTGGACGTCGGGCGCTTGGAGAGCCAGTCCACGAACGCGATGAAGGTGTCCAGCGAGATCGAGTTGTCCGAGGGCGTGTCGACCTTGGAGCAGTTGGTGTCACAGATCCGGTGGAACACCAACGGGACCCAGCCGCCGTGGTCGTCCTCGGCCTGGGTGACGTACTTCCTCAGGTCGGCCAGCGTCGTGCTGGGACGTGCTGTGGTCGGCGTCCGGATGGCCCACTGGTCCTTGGCTGGGATCGTCTCAGCAGTGGGGCAGTCCAGATCGCAGCCGTAGCTGGACGAGCGCAGGCCGGGCAGTGCGCGAGCGCTGTTGTAGCCACAGTCACGGGCGACCTTCTTCACCTCGCTGTTCGTCGAGCCGAGCGGGTAGGCGAAGTCGCTGACCCGGAATCCCATGCTGAGCAGGGTGGCCCGGTCGTCACAGATCTCGTGACGCATCTTGCTCGGTGACAGGGTGGTCAGGTCGGGGTGGTCGAGCGTGTGCCCGCCGATCTCGAAGCCCGCGGCCTGGTACTTCTTGAGCTGTGCACGGGTCAGGTAGTCGACGTCCTTGCTGATGCGCGGGCTGTTGACGTACACGGTGCCGGTCATGTCGTAGTTCTTCAGCACGTCCAGCGCGAGCTTCTGGGTGGCGAGCGTGTCGTCGAAGGTGAAGCTGACGATCGTGGGCTCCGGCTCCGAGGACGCTGCCGTTGCCGAGAGGGTGAACGGTCCGAGCGTCAACAGCACCATCATGCCGAGTAGCAGGAGAGAGAAGCGCTTCACAGCCGCACCACGTTCCTACGGTCAGGGACCACGTTGCGGCAGTCGAGCACGCGCTGGGCCTCGACGCAGAGCTTGTCGTAGTCGATCTCGTCGTGGTGGGTGACCACGATCGTCAGCGGGAACTGGCTCAGCTCACCGGCGAGGTCGTGGGAGGAGAGACGCTTGGTCATCGCCCACTCGTCCACGTGCGGGTCCACCACGGTGACGTCAGCGCCCTGGGCGAGCAGGCCGTCGACGATCGCCAGCGCCGGGGACTCACGCAGGTCGCCCACGTTCGGCTTGTAGGCCAGCCCGACGACCAGCACCTTGGTGCCCCGGATGTCGATGTCGTCCTTGCGGAGCATGTCCATCGCCCGCTCGACCACGTACGCCGGACGTCGGCCGTTGACCTCGTGGGCCAGCTCGGCGAACTTGAACGGACGCCCGAGCAGCGCATTGGTCTGCCAGGCCAGGTACATCGGGTCGATCGGCAGGCAGTGCCCACCGACACCCGGACCAGGCGCCCACCGGGAGACCGAGTGCCCCTTGGTCATCGCCGCGTCGATCATCTCGTGCACGTCGATGTCCATGTCGTGGCAGATCTCGGCCAGCTCGTTGACCAGCGCGATGTTGACGTATGCCTGGGTGTTCTCGAAGACCTTGGCCAGCTCAGCCACCTTGGGCGAGGACACCGGCACGGTCGTGTCCACGATGTCGTCGTAGAAGCCCTTGATGATGCCCAGCGCCTTCTCGGTGGTGCCGGAGACCAGCTTCGGGGTGTTCTCCAGCGTGTGCGGGCTGGAGGGGCCAGGGTCGATCCGCTCGGGTGAGAACCCCAGGTGGAAGTCCACACCCGCGGTGAGCCCGGAGGTGCGCTCCAGCGCGTCGGCGAAGACGCCCTCCGTGGTGCCGGGGTAGGTGGTGGACTCCAGCACGATGGTGCTGCCCTCCTGCAGGATCCGACCCAGGTCCTCACCGGCCGAGATCACGTAGCTCAGGTCGGGGTTGCCGTCGCGCAGCGGCGTCGGCACGGTGACCACCGCGATGTCGAAGGTGCCGTGGCTGCTCACCATCTGGTGGCACAGTCCCAGCCGGTTGGCAGCGCGCACCTCCGTCAGTCGCTCGTCGCTGACGTCCTCGATGTAGGAGGTCCCCGCGACCAGCGAGTTGATCTTGGTGCGGTCCAGGTCGATACCCACCACGTGGTGGCCGACCTCTGCTGCCCGAACCGCCAGTGGCAGTCCGACGTATCCCAGTCCGATGATGCAGACCCTCATGATGCGCTCTCTTCCTCTTCCTCTTGCTCCTGGTCAGGGGACTTCTCACGCAGAACCACCGACAGGGGGTCCTCGTAGTCGAACAACACGGTGAGGATCGAGTCCCCGGTCACGTGCTCGTGCTTGCTCCAGATCACCGGGATGTTCTTGGCGGTGAACTCGGCGCAGTCGCCCATGTAGGCGCGAGCGCCGGTGCCCGAGAGATAGCTCAGCGGGCGCGGAAACGCCTCCATCGCGTAGATCAGACCCTCTGAGCCGCGTAGGTCATCAGGGATCGCACGGCTGAGTGTCAGCGGCGTCTCGATGCCGAGCATGTCGCGGATCAGCAGGATCAGCCGGAAGTTGAACTCCCAGAGCCGATCGGTCGTGATCGAGGTGATCTCGTCCATGACCCGCTCGCCGCGCTGCTCGTGGTCCCAGAACTGGGCCACTCCGTCCCCGGCCTTGCTGCCGTAGCGGGAGTGCACCATCTTGGCCAGCTCGGCCGCGGCCTCGGGCTTGACCCGCTTGTCGAAGATCGACTCGGTCGAGGATCCGGGCTGCAGCGGAAGGTTGGCCCAGCGCTCGCGCATCAGCACCCGACGCTGGTAACCCCGGTTGACGAACTGGTCCCAGATCTTGAGGTCGAAGACCTCGGCGTGGGCCATCTTGTAGAAGAACCCGCTGTAGGGCAGCAGGTCTGGCTGGTGGGCTGAGTAGAGCATCAGCACCCTTCCTGGTGTCGTTGTGTCATTGCGTCGTTAGACCCGCACGCTGCGAACCAGGGCGTACTGCTCTGCCCAAGCCACCTGACGTGCGACGCCGACGGCATGTGCCATCTGCTTGATGCTGTTGACCGGGTGTGGGCCGGTCACGGCCTGGGAGGAGTATGCCTCAAGTGCCTCGACCTTGCGGTCGATCTGGTCCTCGTTCAGGGCCTCGAAGACGTTCCACCTCAGGTCGCTCGGATAGAGCTGGGCGTCGTAGACGGCGACGTCGTAAACGAAAACCGACGGGGTGAAGTGGTGGCCTTCACTCATCGAGAGCCGGGCGGCACGCATGCCCGCCTCGTAGGCGGCGATGTGATCCTGATGCAGCGAGGGGAACGGCAGGTACAGCTCTTCTGGCCACCATTCGGACAGCGCCTCGTCGAGCGAGCCGACCAGACCGTGCATGTCGTGGTCGAGACTGCCGTCGGGACGCTGCAGATAGGCGACGTGCTGGTAGCCCAGCACCTCGCGTGCCCGGTCGAACTCCTTCTCCCGGACCTTGTCCGGTGCAGTGAGCACGATCACGCCGCACTCGTCGCGGTACTTCGCGAGAAGCCCACCACATCCCAGTGTCTCGTCGTCACAGTGCGGTGCGACCACCGCGCGAGCAACATGTCGCATGAACCCCCCAAGGCCACTATGCGGCCCGCACCGCAGCACGGACGATCGTTCGAGTGGACCCCCAGTGGACCCGCAAGACGGCCCTTCTGGGCTCTGTCGGTCACACCCTAGAGGCTGGTTGAACCGTCTGTCACGTGGGGAACCTCAAAACGCCAAGGTTAGATAAACCAGGTGTAGACCATCCGCTAGTAGATGGTTTCGACCCTGTAGGCTCCCTCGATCGCGGCGTCGACGACCGACGCTTCCTCCAACAGTCGCTCGGCCACGCTGGTCAAGTAGCGTGCACCGGCCTCGTCGTACTTGTAGAGACTGTCCACCACCGCCTCGGCGGTGTCGGAGACCTGCGCCCAGTACCGGGGCATCTCCGGAGAGACCATCTCGGCGTTGCTCCGGTCCGGACGGCACACCTCGCAGGGCACGCTGCCCTCGCGCAGCGCCGGGCGCGGGATCTGGGTCAGCCCGTTGCGCTGGGCCACTGCGCACTCCACATCGTGGAACAGGTGCGTCTCACCGACGCGAGAGATCACGTAGGATCCGCCCACGGTTCGGTACAGTCCGAACTCGATCCAGCGCTTCACCCCAGGACGGAAGGAGGTCGAGAAGGCGAGCAGCACCCCATCGAACTTGATGGTTCGCTTGTTGTCCTTGACCTCGTACATCGTCATCCCATCTTCCGTCGCTCCAACGCGACCACTCTACCCGGCACCGGCACTCTGCCGACCCGGTTCTCTCACGGTCCCTTGTTGAACTGGACGCCATCCATCGTGAACGAGACCGGTACCTGAGCGTCGATCACGTGCACGGTGGCCACCCCGGTGGTGGCGATGTCGAGCTTCCCGGCCACCGCGTTGGTGGTGCCGGTGCGGTGCACCGCGATCACCACGCTCACCGCGGCGGTCGGGCGCGCCTCGGCGGGCAGGGTGAACACGGTCTCACCGGAGACGATCGCGCTGGACTTGGTCATCCCGCCGCGCAGGTGGACCTGTCCGTTCTTCAGCAGCCGGTAACCCGGTGTCAGGTACCCCGCGCGGGCAGTGTAGTTCGCCCCCAGGGGCGTGAGCGTCGTCCAGGCGGGCGCCAGCGCCGCCTCCACCGCCAACGCGAGTGCCGTGATGGCGTCGTCGCCGTCGGTGACCAGCTCGTTGCCGTCCGGGCACGGTAGCCGCAGGGTTGGTGTCAGGTTGATGGCCATGGTTCGTCTCCGCTCATAGCGCTGTGACCCCGTTCGGGTACGAACTCCAGGTGACGTCCTCGCCCATGTCGTTCCAGGTCAGAGTGCTGGGGGAGTCGTCCCAGCCGCCTTCCATGGTGGCGTCGGTGCTGAGCTGGACGCAGGGGAAGATTCCCTGCAGTGAGATCCAGCCGGTGCTGGCGGTCAGCCCTAGGGTCCCCATCACGAAGTAGACCCAGCCGCTGTTGTGCTGGTTCGGCGGATCTTCTGGACGAATCTCGATCCAGGCCGTGCCGAAGTTGCTCGCCGGGGGACCAGGCACTGCGTCCGGGTCTGGGTTGGCGTTGCCCATGATGCAGGGCAGGATCACGTTGTGCTGGGGGCGCCAGTCCGACGGGAGGCCGAACATCGGCTGGTTGTAGCGGATGTTGGCGGTCAGGTTCGGCGCTCCCGCCTTGCGGCGCACCATCCCGGTCAGCACGCACATGCCGCCGATCAGATGTGCCTCAGGCATGCTGTAGGGAGTGCTGAGCACCCCACCGGGGTAGCCAGGGTCCGCCGGATCGGTGATCACCGGCCCGAAGGTGGTGTAGGACTCCCACAGGTTGACGGCCGGGGACCAGTCCAGTACCTCCTCCACCACCGTCGCGCCGGTCTCCTCGTCGACGTAGATCTGAGCCTGGGTGGACTGAGACCGCATGGTGCTCTGCTCCAGCATCTCCAGCCGGAGGTCCATCTGGTTCAGCGAGGTCCCGATCTCAGGCATTACTCACCCTCTGAGATGTGGGTGTCGTCGGTCAGCTCCAGCGTGATCTCTTCGCTGCTGTAGTCGCTCTCCTGCTCACCCTGGATGGTGACGGTGTAGCCGATGATGCGCCGCTGCAGGTACATCTTGCCGCCGTAGAACGGGTCCTCGATGGCGAACGTGGCCCAGTCACCAAGACCGAACTCTGGGAACGGGGTGCCGGGGTCGGTGCGCAAGGTGATGGACAGGTCGGTGGCACGCTTGGAGGTGTGCAGTCCCACTTGTTGGGTGCCGAGGTCGCTGAGCTGCCCGGCTATGGGTGGGTGCGCTAGCTGCAGCAAGCGATTGCCACGGCTTCGCAGAGTGGACAGTGACGACGTTTCGTATGACTGCACCCGGTCGTAGAGCCGCCAGCCCTGGGTACCTCGGGTCGCAGCCGCTGCCGTGTTGCCCGGCACCAGCATCAGGCTGGTGTTCGGCACGTACTCGACATGCTTGAGAGCACCTTCACCCTGGTCCACCACGATGATGCGAGTCGCACAGTCCTCCATCGACTCGTTCAACGACCAGGCAGAGATGTGGCCGGGGTAGTCGAAAGTCAGGCCGTCGGGATTGTCCACGGACGTGACCGGGTGCTTCCCGATGAACTCGCTCGTGATCCCGGTCGGTGTGACACCGTCGGTGCCCATGGACATCTCGCCGAACAGCCAGCGTTGCCGGAAGATCTGCTGAGCGTCGTCGAACCAGGACATCACTCGGTACTCGAAGCGGCGGAAGGCACCCACAGCCGTGCTGGTGGCCACTGTCTCGGTGTCGGCCCAGGTCTGCAGTGCGTCACCGACCCGATTCATGTCATAGCCCCGGAAGGTCTCGTTCACCGTGGTCAGCACCTCGACGCCGTTGCGCTTCCACTTGAAGGTCGGACTGCTCTGTGGCATCTCGATCTTCGGGCTGTTCTTCGGCCACACCTCATAGGCCGAGGCTGCGGTTCCGTCGGTCGAGCGAGGAGCGGCATTGGACGTGGACCACGCCGCGATCCACTTGGTCCCCACCTTCTTCCTCGGATATGACCTGGTGATCCCGGTCCACGGCACCGGGAGCTTCCTCTTGGCGCTGCCGTCGAGATAGCGATTGGCCTCGTTGGCGACATTGCCGTGAGCCGCATCGGAGAACTTGAAGTCGTTCATGGTCTGGTCGATCACCGCCCACCAGATCTTGTAGGCGTTGGTCTTGGCCGTGAACACCACCGACTTGCGCAGTGCCCGGTAGTAGAGGTAGCCCTCCCAGGAGAGAGCAGTGATGGACATCGTGGAATCACCGCTGCTGTAGCCGCGTGACCACAAGATGCCGCCCCAGACCACCTTCTCGTTGCGCAGGATGTAGATCGCCCGGTTGCCGCACTCGAACATCGACCCGATCGGGATGCCCGATCGGTCAGGATGCGGAACTCGCTGGAAGACGTTGGACGGTGGGTGTGCCATCAGGTCGAGGTAGAAGTCCGGCATGTAGATGTTGCCGCTCATCTCGGTCCCGGAGTACAGCCCGAGTGAGTAGCTGACCCCGGTCAGAGGCAGCACGTACATCACCTCACCGGCCTTGTGAGGATGCGTCGGGTCGCTGGGGTTCGGGGTGTCGTGCAGGTAGGCCATCACGTAGCGGTACCGGACCGGCTTGAAGTTGCCGTACAGCTCGTTGGGGTCAGGTTGGACACCCTGAAGGACGGGGTGCACCTTGGAAACAGTCATCAGCTCACTCATCCCATCCAGGTGTCGCGCCAGTACGCCGTGGGCAAGGGGACGGTCTTGACGGTCGAGCTGTTCATGGTCAGCAGCACCGCGTTGGGACCCGGTGCCAGCGTGATCCACTGCGAAGCCAAGCTCAGGTAGCTGCGGTCATCGAACTGCCATGAGGTGCTGCTGGCGGTCGGACTGATCTCACCCACCCGACGCATCCCGCAGTCGATCACCAGCTGGTGTCCCGCAGCGACCGTCTTCTGGATCCGCAACGTCTCACCGGTGGTGAGGTTCTGCACAGTGAGTGGGTAGGTCGCACTTGCACCGTCGATCCGGTTGAACACGAAGGTCGGGAAGGCGAAGTAGTCACCCTTGTTGTGGAGCACCTGGACCTGGGAGGGGGCTGAGGTGACATAGGAAGTCGGGTCGAAGGTGGCTGAGGTGTACAGCTCCTCGTCCTCGATCAAGAAGTCGGGGTTCACCGCCTTGACCTCGCCGTAGCTTCGGGTCTTGGCGCTGTCCTTGATCCGTGCGAGTTCCTGATACTCGGTGGTGAGACCGCCGCCCTCACCAACCTCCAGCGCGAACGCGTGGTACTTGCGGGTGGTCACCACGCCGGTGTTCTGGATCTCCAGTACCTCGCTCTTCTCCTTGACCGAGAGCTTGGCCGGATTGACACACCTGAACGACAGCGAGAACCGGGTGTGCCCGTTGGTGTTGTAGGTCTCGACCAGCGGTGCGTCGGCGGTCTGGATGAGCGACATCTTCGGTGGGTCGTAGAAGGTGTTGGGCGTCATCTTCCCCGTTTCGTCTGTCACCTGCTCCTGGTTCTCGGGTGTCTCGTTGCCGCACAGGGCCAGTAGCCCGACGCCGCGTACGATCCCGGCTGCACGGAGGATCGCGTCGCGGTTGTACCAGACAAGTGAGGGGTCCGGTGGGATGAAGAGACCGCTGATGGTGACGGTGCGGTTCGTGTAGCGGCCGGTGGTCACCAGTGAGCCGTCCCAGAACGGCTTGGGTGTGTCGGGGATCTCTGCGGGTGCCAGGGTCCACCAGCCTTCGATGTCGGTGCACAGCCAGAGGGTTCCGTTGAGGTCGCGATGGTTGAGCAGCAGCCCGTTGACGTTGATGTCCTCGGACAAGGCGATGCCGCCGACAAGCTTCGGGTTGCGCCCGGCGTAGTGGAGCGTGGTGTCGTTGAACGTGGCATCGGGCTGGTTCATCGTCGCTTCTGCAGCTGGGTTGTTGCCACAGTGCCAGGTCTCGTTCGGCTCCAGGCCGATCCGACGCTGCAGCCCGTCGTAGTCGAACATCTCGTAGATGCTCATGACGTTCCGCCTCCTCGACGACGCTTCCAGGACACGCGACGCGCCACCATGTCGGCCAGATGGGCCTCGTTCATGCCGGGTGCGGGATGCACGTTGTAAATGTCGCCGCCGCCACCGCTTCCACCGACGCTTGCCTGCAAGGTCTCCAGCATCTGGCGCTCAGCCGGGGTGAACCCCTCACGGTCCAGTGGTGTGACCCGCTCGGACTTCCCGGCCTCGGCGATCATTGCCATCGTGCCCCCTACAGAGGGAGCGACCACACCACCCTTGGCAAGCCGGACGCCGTGCCTACGCAGCCAGTCGTCAGTCATCCCGTCGCCGCGCACCTCGAAGTGCAGGTGCACACCGGTCGAGTGTCCGGTGGTGCCCATCATGCCGAGCTTCTGACCAGTGCGGACCGATTGCCCCTGCCTCACCGCGAGTGAAGCCAGGTGGGCGTAGAGCGTGCTGATGCCACCAGCGTGGCTGATAATCAGGTGGTTGCCGTAGCGCCCGTGACTGTCGCTGTAGCCGTGATAGGTGTGGTTGACCCGACCAGTGCTGGCGGCTCGGATGGCGTCACCCGTGACACCGTCGAAGTCCATCGAGTTCTTCGGCAGGTGGTGACCGCCCGGCCACTGCGAGATGGGTACGTGCCGACTGACGGGGTAGGTCCAGCCACTTGCCGGGCCGGTGTAGGCAGCGCCACCACCGCCACCAGCTGCCTCCATGGCGTCACTGCCCTTGTACACGTTGTACCAGTGCTGTGCCTGGGTGATCCGGTTCCCTTGCGGACCACCCGCGTGACGCTCGTAGCCAAGCTCGAACGCTCGGGTTGCCGCACCGATGGTCTTGGCAGCTCTGAGTCGTGCACCGGCTCCTCCTTCAGGAGACGACCCACGTCCAGCGAGCTGTGCCGCGAGAGCGGTGACCTCCGCGTTGATGCTCGGCTTCTTCCCCTTCAGGTAGGGGATCAGCTTGCGTCCAGGAGTCCACTGCACCAGGCCGTACCCGCCACCGCCAGCCGCCGCCGGGTTCATCGAGTGACCGCCACCCTGGACGATGAACGGGTCGAAGCCCGACTCGGACTGCATGTTGCCCATGACACCAGCGGTCTGCACCTTGGAGAGCCCGATGGATCGCAGTGCTCGCCAGACCGCGGCAGTGCCGCCTCCTGATGAGGATGCGGCAGCCGCAGCGGCTGCGGCCCTGGCGATGTCGTCTTGGTGCTTGCCCATCCCAGTGATCCTGCCTGCGATGGAGTTGATCGCACCGTAGGCGATTCGCTTGACGATGCCGCTGTCCTCGCTGACGTTCATCGACTTCTTGAACTTCGAGAGCGCCCACTTGAAGGCCGCCTCGTAGCCCTTCTTGAGCACGTCACCGAGACTCTTGAGATTGTCGAGCCGATCTCCGAACCAGTTGAGGATCCCGCCGCCGCTGTCCTTCTTCTTCCTCTTCGTCGTCGTCGAGCCGCTGCCACCCGTACCCGTTGGTCCCACACCGCGCAGCGCGTCCTTGCGCAGCTGAGTCACCCTCTGGTGCCCACCCAGAGCCTTGACCTCGGAGGCGGTCAGCACGTGCTCGCCGCTGGAGAGGCGCGCCAGGATCTTGTCCTCCTTGGGGCCACCAGGGCCGCGGACCGGACCACCTTCGGCGAACCCCTTGAACTTCCCCAACGGCGACCACTTGAGCTTGATGGGGGACGCACCGAACTTGCCGAGGATGGTGTTGAGCTTCCCGATCAGCCAGAGGATCTTCTCGCGCACCCAGTTGACGGCGCCGACCAGGCCCGAGCCCATGCCGTCCCAGATCTTCGACAGGGAGCCCTTGATGGCCGCGCCCCATCCGGAGATGGTCGTCTTGATCCGGCCCCACTTCTTGACGATCCAGTTCCAGGCGTCCTTGAATGCGCCGGAGAACTTGGCCCAGACGTTGCCGATGCTCCTGGTGAGCTGCGTGCGCCAGTTGCCCACGTTCCGCTTGATGTTGGCCCACTTGCCGGTGACCCATCCCCAGGCGCTGACCAGTGCGTTGTAGAACTTGGCCCAGAGGTTGCCGATTTTCTTGGTGAGCTGTGCACGCCAGCCCGAGACTGCGTCCTTGATGCGCTTCCAGGCGCCCTTGACCGAACTCCACGCACTACTCAGTGCGTTGGTGAACTTGGCCCAGATGTTGCCAATCCTCTTGGTGAGCTGCGCACGCCAGCCCGAGACACTGGACTTGATGTCCTCCCACTTGCCGGTGATCGACGCCCAGGCAGCAGACAGTCCGCTGGTGATCTTGTCCCACATGTGGCCGAGGAAGCCCTTGATGTTGTCGATCGCATCAGTGACTGTCTTCGAGATGGCGTCCCAGTGCTTGGTGATCAACAGCACGGCGATCCCGATCGGGCCGGTGAGGATCGCCAGGATGGTGGGCCAGTTCTTCTTGACCCAGTCGAAGACGTCGACGATCTTGTCCCACACCCACTGGAAGGCATCACCGATCGCGCTCAGGACACCCTTCGAGTCCTCGAAGGTGCTCACCATGTCGTCCCAGATCTGGACGGCGACGTCCTTGATCCAGCCGAACATGGGTTGCAGGATCGTCTTCCACACCCAGCTGGCCGCGTCGCCCAGTGCACTCAGGGTCTTGGAGAAGATGTGCGTCTTCTTCTCCAGCTTCACCAGCAACGGCCAGACCAGCGGGATGATGATCATCGCCGCCATCCCCCACGGCCCCATCGCGAACCGCATGGCCGAGCCGATGCCGCGGATCCCCAGCGACAGCGGCTTCATCATCTTCGACAGCGGCCCGGCTGCCTTGCCGAACTTGCCCATCACACCGGCGAACTTGCCGACCTTGCCGACCTCGCCCGCTGCTGCTCCACCGAGACCTGCAGCTCCGCCGCCGCCCGCTGCGGCACCGGTGGTGGCACCCACCGCCCCAGCCCCGGCGGAACCCTCCTTCAGCGCCGTGACCGAGGAGGCACCCATCTGGGCTGCGGCGGCCTCGGCAGCGACCGTGCTCTCACGCAGACCGGTCGCATACGACTCGCCGATGTTCACACCGATCCCGGTGGCGACCGCAGACGGCGACTTGATCTGCCAGATGGCCTTGATGCTTGTGAGCGCGGACCGTGCCATCGACTCCGCGGCCAGGACAAGGGCAGGTGTGGCTTCCTCGATACCGATGGTCAGGCCAGTGGCGAACTCACTGCCTGCTGCGACCAGACCAGTCTTGGGCAGTGCTGCCTTCACCGCTCTGGTTGCTGTTGCGGCCAGAGTCTTGATGCCGGTGCCGAAGCCGGTCTCGAACGCAGCCGCAACCTCCAGGCCCGCTTCCTCCATCGCGATCCCGGCCGACGTCGCCTTGCCAGCCGCGCCGCGGATGTTGCCCGGCAGACCCTGAAGACCCTTGAGCAGACCAGGTGGCGGTACGAAGGTGGAGAAGAGCTTCTTACCGATGCCACCAGCGAACCGGATGGCAGCGATGGTCCCCAGTGCGGTGCCGATGCCCTTGAGGACCGGGACCGGGACCATGTCGACGAGGTTGCCGATGAAGCCGACGAAGTCGGCGAGAGTGTCGACGAAGACCTTCAACGATCCACTCTCGGAGAGCGAGTTGAAGAGGTCGACCAGGTTCACCACCAGGCGGGCCAGCCCTGGTGCAGCTTCACCGGCATGGGTGGCGAGGTCCTTGAACGCGTCGCTCTTGCCAATGATGTCGAAGGCGTCCCCGATCCGCTTGTCACTGCCCATGATGAGCAAGGGGTCGATGATGGCGCTCTTGAGTGCTCGTCCCTCAGAGTCCAGAGTCTCCAAGGAGGTGGTGAACCGGTCGACCATGCCATCGTGGTCAAGGGATGCGGTGAAGTTGTTGAGGCTCTCGGTGAGCTTGGGGATGTAGCCGGTGCGTGCGTTGCCCTTCTTGTCGGTCCACTTGAAGCTCTCACTGGCTTCGAGAGCAGCCCCGCCGACCTTCTTCAGCCAGCCCCACAACCCGACGAAGAGATCCTTGAACTCGGCGACTCGGTCGCCTGCTCTGGAGATGGTGCCGTCCAGCTTGCCGGTCTTGTTGTCGAGTGTCGCGGTCGCATTCCACGATCCAGTGACCTTCTCGGTCCACTCGGAGAACTTCAGCAACGTCGGTCCGGCAGCGTCAGCGATCTGGATGAACGCACCGGCCAGGTTGCCTGCCGCGTTGCCGAAGTTCTCGATCACGTCGTTGTTGTTGTCCATCACGCTGACGAGAGCAGTCGAGAACGGCGGCTTGGTCGCAGCGTCGGCGCCCCTGCGGACCAGGTCACCCAGTACGGTCGAGGTGCCCTCCAGCTTGTCGACCACCTGCTGCCATGTCGGGCTCTTGACGACCGTGTTCAGACCGTCCAGCAACCCACCGAACAACGGGTCGGCGATCTCGTTCCGTGCTTTCCTGAACTTCGGCCCCAGCTCGATCAGACGCTTGACGAACTCCCGCTGCTTCGGGCTGAGCTTGTCGAGTGCGGTCTTGTAGGCATCGGCAGCGGTGGTCGCCGCCTTCGTCGCGGCGGTGCCTTCCTTCTGGGCCTCAGTCAGCCTGGACTGAGCATCAGCCAGCGCCTGCTGAGCATCAGCGATCTTCCGGGCGTTGTCCTGGGCGGTTTGGCCCTGCTCACGACGGGCGTCAGCAAGATCACGCCCGGCGTCGGCCTCGGCCCTCTGGGCATCAGCGACCGCGTTGTGGGCGTCGATCATCGCGTCGGTGCCCTCGACGCCGGTCTTGGCAGCCTTCCTCTGGTCCTTGTCGGCTCGCTCGCGTCGGTTCTTGGCCTCGCGGTAGTTCAGGTCGGCTTCCTTGAACGACAGCTCGGCCTCAACCCGTGCCCGGTCGTCCGGTGCCAGCTCGGAGACCGACGCCAGCTTGTCTTGAGCATCACCCAGGGCCAGCGCCGCCCGGTCTTCAGCCAGGGCAGCGTCCTCGGCCGCGAACCCGATTTCCTTGAGCTGCTGCAGAGCCTCCTCACGGGCGGCGTTCAGCTCCTTCTGCGCGATCGCACTGTCTCGCTGGGCACTCGCCAACGCCCGCTCGGCGTCCTGGACCCGACGCGACGCATCAGCAGCAGCGCGCGCAGCGTCCTGGTATGCCTGGGCCAGGTTCTGCTTGGCGTCGCGCACGGCGCGGCTCGCTGCTGCGGTGGCCTTGCCCATCCCACCTACTGCTCCACCAGCAACGGCTGCACTCTTGTCGACAGACTTGAACCCTGCGGTGACGGCCTCGCCCACACCGTGCATCGAGATGGCCACCACAGCGCCGACTTGGCCGAGGCTGGTCAGACCCCCGGCCAGGACGCCGAGCGCCGGTGCGGTAGCCGCTGCTGAAGCACCCAGAGCGAAGATGCCTTGTCCGGCAGCAACAAGACCACCCACAGCAGCACCGGCGGCGGTGCCGGTGAAGGCCAGCATGTCGTGCAGTCCAGAGAGCCACTGACGCGCCGATACGCCCTGTCTGCTCAGTGAGTTCAGGGCGTTGCTGAAGAACCCTGCGTCGTTGCCCGCCGAGCGGAACCCACTGCCGCCGCCGATGTTCTTGAGCGAGCTGCTGGCTTGACGTCCGGATCGCGATACGTCCTTGGACGTGTTGCTGATCCGGCGCAGGTCGTCGTTGGTGGTCTGCAGCGTCGAGGACGTCCTGGCGAACGAGGACTGCATCATGTCCCCGGCATCGGATGCCGTGAGCCCGACGTCGTCCAGGGAGCGCTCGACCTTCTTGAAGTCGTTGCTCATCTTGGTGCTGGCCTTCTGGCCACGCAGTTCCAAGTCGCGGAAGAACTTCTCGGTGTTGCTGCTGGACAGGCCCTTGACGAAGTCGTCGCCGAGCTTCTTGCCCCCGGTCTCCATCTGCCTGGAGAGGCGCTTGAGCATCGAGTCCAGGGACTTCTCGAAGCCCTTGGTGTTGACCCGGATATTGACGTAGGCAGTGCCGACGCTAGGCATGTCTCATCACCACCATCACCCCAGCGGTGCGTCCAGCACGGAGCCGTACGGCGTGGCCGAGGTGGGATCGACCGGGGTGGGTGGGATGTAGGGCTTGTGGGTCAGTCTGGGTGCCCCGGACGACGGTGCTGATGCTGCCGACGATGACGGCGCACTGTCGGAGTAGACGTCCCCGCTGGCCACGTCTTGGGTGCCGAACTCGCCGTCCTCGGCACTGCTGCCCCAGCGGTAGGGACGATCGTAGAGCTGGGTGTAGATGGTGCCGCGCATCTTGCGCTTGGCGTCCGCGGTCTCCTTCTCGTCGAGACTGTCGGACTCGAAGCAGTAGTGGACGATGTCGAGCATGTCCTGGGCAGGCATCCGCTCCAGACGAAGGCCAGTTTGTACGAGACACCATCCACGGAGGTACGGCCAGTGTTGATCGGCCCAGCCTAGGAGACCGAGGATGGCCGTGTAGGGCGGTCGGTGTACTCCTCGATCAGCCAGGACATGATGTCGGAGAGGGTGTCCATCGGGACGATCCGCTTCGGGTCCTCCATCAGCTTCCCGAACCGCTCGTACTCCTCGGAAGGCATCACCTTCTCGAAGAAATCGAGGACCGAGACCGCCATCATCACGCCGCGGGTGTCCTCGTCGCCCTCGGCGGCGACCCTCATGATGTCGAGGATGGTCTTGCCCTGCACCTCGGGGTAGCACATGAATGTCTCACCCCCGAGGTCGAAGTCCAGGGGTTCCGAGTCGTCGATGTTGACGACCTCGAACGACTTGTGCCGCTTCTTCCCGTTCTTACCGGTGGCCTTGGCAGGCATGTCTTCGGTCCCTTCGTGGTCCGTCGTCTGTCGCTGTCTTGGTAAACACTAGCGACGAGAAGCCAGGACGTCAGTGGCGAAGGGCGGTTCTGATTACGTTGGTTTATTTAGGTTTAGCAAGACAGAACCCGCACCGGGTGGCCGATGCGGGTTCTGTGGTACTCAGATCACTCGTCGGGTTGCTCGTCCTCCCCCTTCTCGACGTTGGTCTTGCCCTCGATCGAGCCGTCGAGATCCTTGGAGTCGCTGTTGCCACCCGAGAGCGCGTTCTCCACGCCCTTGCCGACACCGCCGGTCAGGTTGGTCAGGATCTCCGGGTTCTCGTCGATCGTGGTCATCACCCGGTCGACGATCTTGTAGACCTCGTCGAGGCGGACCTTGAGCATCGCCTGCACCCGGACGTTCTCGATGTCGACCTCGACCTTCTCGATCGAGACCTGGGCTCCGACGCTCAGCTCCAGCAGGTCGAGCACCTTGGCGTGCAGCTGGACGTCGGCCCGCAGGTTGTCCACCGTGATCCCGATGTGGTCGATGCCCAGGTTCGGGATCGCCAGCAGCACGTCGGGGTCCTGGTTGCTGCCCAACCAGTCCTGCGCCGAGGCGTCAGCCAGCGGCTCCAGCGTGGCCGTGGTGTCGGTGCGGGTGTTGTCGTCCTTGGACGTCTGCATCGAGACTTCCTTGGACTCCGACTCCTGCTGATCCGACTCCTCCTTGGGGCGCCGCTGCGGACGCCCCTTGTCAGGCACGCGCCCGCCTGGCGGGTCGCGCCCTCCGGGTAGGTGCGGGCTCCGGCTCCGGCTCCGGCTCCGGCTCTTCCTCCGGCTCCTCGACCTCGTCCTCGGGCTCGGTCTCGTCGACGTCCTCCGGCTCCGGCTCTTCCTCGTCCGTCGGCTCCTCGGCACCTTCCTCGTCCGTGGGTTCCTCGGTCTCCTCGCCCTCGGGTTGCCCCTCCGGCTCCTCGGTCTCCAGGTCGTCGTTCTCCTCGACCATCTCGTCCAGCTCTTCGGGCTCGGTGCGCATCACGTACCGACGGAAGTGCTTCATGTCGAGCCGCACCCGCTTGCCCACCGTGTGCCAACGCTGGCCCATCCACTCGACCGGACCCTTGCTCCAGTACTCGATCTCGATCGCCATCAGGGTGGCGTTGTCGCCGATCTCCGTGAGCGTGATGGTCCCGTCGACCTTGCCCTTGGCGCCCTCGGACTTCCACGACACCCGCTGGGGCGGGTCGAAGTCGACCGTGGTCGCCTTCCAGGAGCGCTTGGACATGAAGATCTTGGCCGACCAGTTGGTCTCCTCGCCCTCCAGCGGGTGATCACCCTCCTCCAGCTCGTCCTCGTTCTTCTCCTCACCGCGAGCAACGTTCTCGGGTCCCTTCATGAACGAGGGGAACTCCTCCCACTGCACGAACGCGGCCCAGCAGACGTCACGGGGCACACCGACGATGATGTCCTCGACGATGTTGTGCGGACGCTTGGAGCCGCTCTTGCGCTTGAACAGGCCGCCGACACCCTCCTTGATCGTCGAGCCCAGCCCCTTGACGGCAGCTCCGACCGGAGAGGCGCCCTCGCCGAGCTTCTCCGCGGCGTTGCCGAGAAAGCCCTTCTTCTCCTCGCCGTCGTCACCGTCACCGTCGTCCTGACTGCCGTTGCCGTTGCTGCCGTTGGACTTCCCGGACGCACGGTCACCGAGGTTGCTGATGACCTGCCCAGCCTTGGCGGTGGCGAACTCGGTTGCTGCCTTGGTGAGCAGCTCGGTGGTCTTGGATCCTTCAGCCATCAGCGCGCCGCCTTCTTGCTCGTCGACTTCTTCGCGGTCTTCTTGGCCGGTGCCTTCTTGGCCGTCTTCTTGGCCGTCTTCTTCGCGGGCTTCGGCTCCTCGGGCTCCTCGGGCTCCTCGGGCTCCTCCGGCTCCTCGGGCTCAGGCTCTTCCTCGGCAGCGTCCTCTGCCTCGTCCTCGGCCTCGGCCTCGGCAACCAACCGGGCCAGCTCGGACTTCTCGGTGTTCTTGATGTCCTCGGGCTCGTAGCGCAGCTCCTTGGCCATCCGGCGCAGCGAGGTGATGCGCTTGCCCATCAGCTCCTCGACACGCTCGGCGAGTTCGTCGTCCTCGGGCTCGTCCTCGGGCTCGTCCTCGTCGGCTACAGCGTCTTCCTCGTCGGGCGCCTCATCCGCCTCGTCGTCGGCGTCGGCGTCGTCGTCGGGCTCCCCTTCTTCTGGCTCTTCGCCTGCGCCTTCAGCTTCGTCTTCTGCTCCTTCAGCTTCGTCTTCAGCTTCTTGATCTTCTGCTTCGCCCTGCTCATCGTCCTCGTCCTCCGTGTCGTTGTCGTTGCTTCCCTTGATGGCGTCGGTGGCGCCGGTGACCTTCTCGGTGATGACGTCAACATCGTCCGGCGTGACGTCGTCAGTGGTCTCCGAGACCTTGTCGCCTGCCTGGCCCGCGGTGTCAGTGACGGTCTCGGTGGCCTTGTCAGCACCACTGGTGATCGCCTCGGTCCGGTCGTTGAGCTTCTGTGCCAGCCCCTGCACCCGTGCGTCAACCGCGGCGGTGGCAGCCGCCATCAGCTGCGCGCGCAGTCCTTCGATGATCTTCTGCGTCTCCGGTGACTGCACCAGCTGCATCGCGTTGGTGCGCACCAGCTCCTTGGGGTCCGCCGCACTGCCGCTCAGCATCATCCGACTGGCCAGCCGGATCGCTGTGCCGCCCTTCTTGGTCCTGCCCAGCAGGTAGCCGCCGATGAGCACAGCACCCAGCTTCATCTGGTCTTCCATCGTGTCCCTCTCCGTGGTGTCCGAGCCCATCAGGAAGACAGGCTTCCTGCACGGTGTACCCAAAAACAGTTAACTACAGCCGTGCGTCACCACCGGAGACTAGCGGACTCTGGCGGATTCAGGGACGTAGGGAGGAGGCGTCTCTCAGCTTCATGAACGCAGGGAGCGCGTTGCGCAGGAACGGGTTCCCAGGAGTACCTGGGTGGTGTACCACCCGAGGATGCACCAACCGGCCATGGCTGCGGAACGACAAGCTGCCCTCGATGATGTGCGGCTTGGTGCCCTGGTGGTGCCAGTAGGCGTAGCGAGTGTTGCCCTCGATCTGGAACCACCAGTACGGCGGTGCCATTCGAGAGGTCAGCGTGATCCGTGAGGCAAGCCGTCCCGAGTCCTTGCCGACCAGCACCTTGGCCCTGCGCTGGACCGCCTTCGCACGACGTTCGAGGTCGTAGAAGATCGGTGTCATGTCGGGTGTGATGGTCTTGCCGAACAGCAGCTTGGCGACACCCGGCCGATTGATCTCGTGCGTCTGGGCCATCAGAGCGTCACGGTGTAGGTGCAGATCGCTCCGTGGAAGCCGCCCGAGGCGGGGATCGGGTCGACGTTGACGATCACGCCGGTCAGGAACGGGTCGAAGTAGGCAGCCAGATCGAGCATGATCTCCATGTCGATCACCGGGTGGATCGAAGCCAGCTCGATCGCCTCACCGGAGGGGGGCTTGCCGCGGTTGTCCAGGGTCGGCACGCAGCGCACCACCTCGACGGTGAAGGTCAACCCGCGCGGGCCGCTGCACTGGGTGGTCTCCAGGGGCACCTCCGCGGTGCCGAGGAACATCTGCTGGATCGCCAGCACCATCTGTTCGCAGTCGTGCGCGGTTGAGCCAGTGGTCCAGTAGCGACGCGCCGGGAGCGGTACGTTGACCTTGGTCTCGTAGTGCTCGACGATGTCGCGCATCGCTTGATCGACGAACACCGGGATCCGGAAGTCCGCTGCTTCGGGAGGCCACTCAGGGCGCCAGTCGGGAGGCGGCTCTTCAATGATGGTCATGGGCTCACTCCAGGACCTTCTTCAGCTCGCCAGTCAGCCCGTGGCGCGGCCGGTCATCGGCCTGTTCCTTGTCCAGGGCAGCCTGGGCGCGCTTCTTGTCACCGCCGACCCAGCGCAGGATCTCAGCAGTCGTCCCGTCCGGTACGGGCTCGGCGTCATCGGAGGAATCGTCGTCCTCGTCCTCGTCTCCGTCCGAGGTCTGCTGCTCGTCGGAAGTCTGCTCGTTGGTCTGCGCCGGAGGCTGCCCGGACTCCTGCCCCGACTGCTGAGCACTGGTCTGCTGCCTCGCTGCCTGCTCTGAGGACTGATCCTTGGCCGACTTGTGCTGGGTCTGGCTGTCCTTGGCGTGTACGACCTCCACGTCGTCTCCTTCCGTGGTCTCCTGCGTGCTCTCCTGCTTGCTCTTCTTGCCCTTCTTGTCCTTGTTCCTGAAGCTCATGGTGCTCTCCGTTCGAGTAGGTGGCTGGTCCTGGACTTCATCCGCGTCGTGTGCGCGCACGAGGGATGTCTGGGCTGAACACGCGCGGTCGCAACCGGGCACCGTCCGGGTTGACCGCAGCCAGGAACAGGTCGACCTGGTAGATCCCGGTGCGTCCCTTGTCCAGGAACTCCTGCGGGTCCAGCAACGTCCAGGACACGCCCTGGCGGGAGACCTGGGTGACCCGCTGGGGCAGCTCGCACTCCTCGCTGTCGGTCATCGCCAAGACGTACTGGTCGGCCAGTGCCTTGGCCGCCATCTGGCCCATCACCGGCGCAGCCGTTCCGTAGCGGTAGGTCACCTCGACGTCGTCGCAGGTGTTCCAGCACTCGTTCGGCGAGGCGATGAAGCTGGTGTCGTAGATGGCGTACGCGTCCGATCCCAGCTCACCGCCACCAACCTTGACCGAGGTCACCTCCAGCACCGGGGCACCGCGCAGCCGCAGCAGGTGGGTGCAGCCGCAGGTGCTGCACATTCCCCCGATCCGGTTGGTGATCACCCCGTGGCGCAGTTCGGGATACATGATCGAGTAGCCGCTGGGGCCGGGCAGCGGTGGGCGCTGGTGCGGACCGTAGTAGCTGCTCAGCCCGATCTGGTCGAGGCCGACTTGGCAGTACTCCTCGGTGGTGGTGCGCACGCCGCCGTACTTCCGGCCGGACAGGTGAAAGAGCACGAACGACGCTGCGTCGATCGCGTCCTGGGCGAGGATGGGGTCGAGCGTGGCGCCATCATGCAGCTGATCAGTGGTGATCCACGCGGCGACCATGCTCTCATCCTCTCCCTTGACCTCGTGGGGCGGCGGCTACGCTCACGCCGCCCCCACGAAGTTGACGAGGACTACGGCGTCGTGTCCTCGGCGATGATGTCGTCCGAGTCACCTGCCGCGTCGGAGAAGGGCACCGCCGTCGGAGTTCCGGTGGTCCAGTTCCACATGCCGCGCGCCACGTCGGGGAACCCATCGGTGCGTGCGTACATGTAGGGACGGTCGGTGACCGAAGGCCACGACCACTGGGTGTTCGGCGTGGTGGAACCAGACGTGTCCGGCCCTTCGCCGAACGCAGCGTTGCCGACGCCGAATCCCTCGTAGGTGTTGGCCAGCAGCCCGTTCTCGATCACCCGGTCACCACTGAGGCGGGTCTTCACGTAGGGGAAGACCCAGTGGAAGTACGGGTTCGGGTTGGCGGGCTTGCCTGCCACGATCGCCCGGCTCCAGACCTCGACGGCAACACCGTCACCGGACGGGTCCTCACCGACCTGGGCCGAGGCCCAGCCGAGTGGCTCCGTGTTCGGTGCGGTACCCCCGGCGAGCACTACACCACCGGAGAGCATCTGGGACAGGATGGGGTCGGGGTCACAGACCGCGACCTCCATCGTGACGCGCTTCAGGGTGTCGGGTGCCTTGAAGGTGACGCAGACGGTGCCGTCTGCGTTCTTCTCGGTGATCTCGTCGCCCTCTTCGTACTCAGGGGTGAACGAGACGCGGATGAACGACTTCGAGGTGTAGGACTCAGCTGCTACGAGTCCGCCCGTGTTGTTCAGCTTGGTAACGCGAATGGCCACACCCTGCACTGATGCGGCGTAGTCCTCTGCCATTTTCTAGCTCCTCAGCTATGTCAGTGAGACCGTGGCTCCGACGTGGCAACAGCCGTCGAACGTGACTGCCACCAGTCGCTCGGCTCGCAGGTGGAACTCGTTGCGTTGGACGTTGGCCATCTGGGCAAGTTCGTCGGTGATCATCGACGTCGGACCGAGATGCACCACCACCGGACCAGTGCCGTAGATCGCCGACTCGGTGGGGTCACTCGACTGCCCCGCATAACCCGCACCGACCACGACGCGCGAGCCTGCGAACGTCCACAGCTCGCCGTTGACGTCTTGCAGGCTGGAGTCGAGCAGAGACGCCACCGCGGGTGCGATGTGGATCGTCCCCTGGACGCCCGGCAGACAAGCCGCCATCGCGTCTTCGACCATCCCCAGTGCCGCCTTGGCAGGCACACCCTGGTTGCCCGTCACCATTTCGGCGTCTCGGTTCAGTGCCTTGGAATCCTGGTTCGAGCCGCCGACCCACAGCTCCCGCTCGGCACCCTTGATGGAGAGGAACTCCAGGACGTCGAGCAGGTGCTGCTTGGACTCTGGCCGCTTGGCGTGCAGCGTGTTCGTGCACGTGTCTTCGGCCTGCACCAGGAATGGGTAGACCTGCTCCCAGCGGTCGGCCATATCCTCCTGGCCGTCAGTCAGCTCGGTGACGCCCTGCTGGGCGTCGGAGTCGACTGGTGCTGGAGGCTGCCCGTTGGCGTTGGCCACGATCCCGCACCACACCCAGGTCTCACCCCGGATGCCACACAGCCCGTTCTCCTGCTCGAACCCGGCACCCCAGGTCTGCTCGTTCTCGCCGTGCCGGATGACCGTGGCCCCAGCCTCCAAGCCGTAGCGAGGCGCGACGAGATCCACTGCGGGCATTACTCCGGTGAACGCCATCACGCCTCCCTTCGACTTCCTCGACTTGTCACGTCAGCTCGCAGCGCGGGCTACGGCGTGACCTCGGTCAGGTCGGACGCCGATCCGGTCGGGACCAGGTTGGAGGTGATGTGCACCGACTCCCCGCCGACGTGCGCGAGGTTGTAGAACGACTCGGTGAACTCGCAGTAGGTGTTGTTCGCGACGTGAGCGCTGTCGCGAATGACACCGAGATCGAGCGTGCCGCCGTCCAGCACCAGCCAGGTGCCCTCGGCGAACATGTCCCACTCGACCGTCTCGGGGAACCCGGTCGTGGTCTCCAGGACCCAGTCGTTGCCTGCGCCTCCGGCGTTGCTGTCCTCCCAGTCAGGGAAGGGCGAGCCCCACGCGGCCTCCATCGACCAGGTGATGTTGATGTTGCGCGCGCTGAACCACTGGTTCAGTCGCGCGTCGGTCAGCGCCATCACCTCGTTGAGTCCGTCGCCAGGCATCTGGTAGGAGATGTCGGCGCGGATCAGGTCGTGGATCCAGTACGGCATGACCACGCGGAAGGACTGCGTGGGCGAGATCCGGTTGCGGTACCGCAGCACCGACGCGACCTTGTCGACCTGGCCGAGGATCTCCCGAGCAGCGCCGAGCGTCTGGTTGGCGGTGACCGTCTGGGTCGCGCCCGCCTTCAGCTTGGACAGGAAGAACTGCTCGGTGGACCGGGCGTGCTGCACCAGGGCCAGCTCGTTGTGCGCCTTGACCAGCTCGGGGAAGACCCGGCCGGTGAGGTTGTCGAAGCACAGGCAGACCGAGACCGCTTCGAGCACGGCCTCCTCGAACGGCAGGCACTGGACCGGGAGACAGGGCTTCTCGCCTCGCGGGTTGGAGCCGTCCAGGTCGGTGACGTTGCTGGCCGGGTCACCCAGGGGGTCCCAGACACCGATGGCGCCGTCGTAGTCGGCCTCGGGAAGCAGCGGGCTCGGGTAGAACCGGATGCCACCTCGGTCGGCGGTGAACCGGGGGAGAGAGTCCTGCACCGGGGTGTCGGTGGAACCGATGCCGTCGATGTCGTAGCGGATCTCCAGCGGGATGCAGGCCCCAGCGGCGGCCGTGATGGCCTCGATACCGGCGACCTTCTGGATCTTGTCCCAGTTGCCTTCGGTGTCGCCGGGGTTGAGTACCCGGTCCTCGGGGTAGCTCGCCGTGAGCGTCGCAACGGTGTACTGCTGACCGTTGGGAGACGAGACACGGGAGAGGTTCTGCAGACGCTTCATGAAAGCGTTGGTGACCTGCGAAGAGCTGGTCAGCTCGGTACCGGCACTGATGCCGGGGATGTCAGCCCCTGCCGTGATGGCCACGCTCGCGTGTTCGCGCGGAACAGGCCGGTTCTCGGCGGGCGGCGTGACGACCACGTCGGATGCGGAGGCTGCCACTGGGATCTCCTCGGGTAGGGCAGGTGGGTTGGTGGACTCTGCTGCGGGCTCGGCGGGCACCTCGGCCGGAGGTGCTTCCGTGCTCACTTCGGCCGTGACCTCGTTGCTCGGAGGGTCAGGCACGTTCTCGGGGCCGGTCGGCTCGTTCTCTGGCGTCGACGGCTCGTTGTCGGGCGTCGGGTCAGATGCGGGCGCGGGCGTGGGAGTCGAGTCCTCGACCTCGGCGAAGGTTCCAGCCGGTACGGCCTTCTTCTTCTTCTCCTCCTCGGTCTCCTCCGGAGCCTCGCCCGCGGGATCGGGATCGGGGGTAGGTGGAGCGCCCTCGGGGGGCGGGACGTCCGTGGGTGCCTCGGCCGGAACATCGGAGGGATCCGCGGTCGGCTCGGCGTCGACGGGGGCGCTGTCATCGGCAGGCGGGTTCTCCCCGTCGGCGGGGTCCTCGTCCTGCTTGGGCTTGACGCGGGAGGCGGCCTCGGCGGCACGCTGCTCCAGGTCCTTCGCTGCGGCGACCCTGTTGTGCTGCTCGCCTCGTACTGCGTCGAGGGCGTCAGCCAGAGCCGTCATGGAATCGACTACCTGAGCCGTTGGCTCCTGCTTCTCGACCGTCTCGAACTCGGAGATGATCTTGCTTTCCAGATCGGAAAGCTGTCCCTCGTCGAGGTCGGAGAGCCGGTCGAGCATCTCCTTGATGCCATCCACTGCTGACTCCAGGGTCAGATGGGGACTCTCATGACGGTCGTGCGACGTGGGCTCTCAACCGGCCCCAGTGGGTGTTGGGACTGTACCACTAAACACCGGGCGTGCCGCTGGGTGGCGGAGACTCCTGTGCAGCAGGGGGATTCGGCTGAACGGTGCCCATGTTCCGCAGTCCACGCATCCTGATCCAGGCGATCGAGATGGTGGAGATGGTCGTGATCGCCAGGATCAGCACTTCTCTGGTGTTGTCGTCCATCAGCGTCGCCGCTCCTTGGTCTGGTCCTGGACCAGGAACGCGCCGTAGCCGGTGAACATCCCGGCCAGCAGGAACAGCGCGATCCCCGCGCGTCGAGTCGGATCGTCGGCGGTGTCGACCAGGTAGAACAGCAGCGTCGTGAACCCGGCCCAGCCGACGAGCAGGAAGGCGAACTCCTCACCAGGAACCTTCACGCTCGGCACGCTGTAGATGATCAGGCCGAGTATCGCGAGGCCCGCGACAACCACCACGAACCACTCGCCCCATTGGATGGTGTCAGTCGGGTACACGGCGAAGAAGATGATCCCGACGCAGTAGAGGAAGGACGCAACCGTCAGCACCGTCCGCCACCTGGTCATGCCTGCTCCCCTACCCGTCGACTAGATCAAGAACCGCAGAATGCGCGACAGCTCGGCCGAGATCTGGGGCTGGGAGAGGACGTCACCTCCGGCCATGAACTCAGAGATCTTGCCCCCGGCTTCGGCTAGATGCTCAGGGTCGAGACGCTGCTCGGCGCGCTTGTACAAGTCCTGCATCAGGCCCTGGAGGTCGGGGGGCAGGTCGGAGAACTTGTACTTCTCGTTGAGGTCACCGAAGACCAGCGGCAGGTTGGCCACCGCCTCAGCCAGGTTGCCGTAGCCCTCGCGCAGAGTCTTGACCGCACCCTCGTCCTCGGTGTTCTTCGCGATCTGGTCGACCAGGTCGAGCACACCCTTGGCTGCCTGCTGGGCGGCCTCGGTGTCACCCTGGTTGGCCGCCTGCTGGACCTCGTCGAGTCCTTCGACCGCTTGCTGGGTCCCGGCCTCACCCTGCAGATCCTTCTTCAGCTCGGCGATCACCATCCGGAACCGACCCTTCTCATCGCGCGGGTGGTTGCCGGGGTCCCACGGCGAGCCGTCGGGGTAACGGCCACCGGCGGCGAGCAGACTGATCCCGTCCAGGGTCTCGTCCGAGGCGCGCAGGATCAGCGGGATGCAGGCCCCACCGGCGATCAGCGCCATCCGTGCGGCGAGATCCTCGACCTCACCGGCCACGTCCTGGACCGGGGTGCTCAGCGCGGCCCACGACTCCGGGATCAGGTCGGTCTTGCCGAGCGCGCGGGCGCGCTTCTTGATGTGGCGGCGGACCTTGGCCTTGTCGCCCTCCTTGGCCCGGCCGTAGGCACGGATGGCGTTCTTCAGGTCGCCCACCGTGGCGATCGGGTAAGAGCCGTCCGGCAGCGCCTGGCCCTTCTTGGACATCTCCTTGCGCTTGTCGGTGCCGATGTCGCGGAACAGCTCCTCCCCACCGCTCATCAGTGCTGCCATCCGCTCGCGTGCGGCAGCAGCCTCCGGCGAGCGCAGCGTGACGAACTTGTTCAGCGCCGCCGCGCGAGCCGCGTCCAGCCGGGCCTGGTACTCCGCACGGACCGGGTCCATCCGGGCCAGCGCGGCGGCGCGGGCCTGAGACAGTGCTTCGCGCTGCGGGGTCTCCAAGGCGTCGACCCGCTCGATCAACCTGTCCAGCGGCGCCGCGTCGGCATCGCTGCGGATCCGGGCCAACACCGACGTGCCCGCCGCGACCAACGCGTAGACATGTCCGGAGGCCACCCGAGCACGCACGGTGGGGAAGCCGGGCACGTTGACCTGGCAGATCGCGACCATCTCCAACCGCCCGTTGATTGGACGCCAGTCTCCGGACGGCGCCGCGGCGCGGACCGCCCGGACCTGCTCGGCGTTGATGCTGGGGCGCATCGCACCGGCCACCCAGATGCCGTAGGCGTCCTCACCGGCGTGCACGTCGCAGAACGCCGAGGCGGTGTCGTCGTAGTGCTTGACCGCCATCGCCGCGTCGGACTCCAGCGGAGCGTGTCCACCGGCCAGGGTGATCTGCCCGACCGGGACGTCCTTGCCCTCCTCGGTGCGCAGTAGCCCGGTGTGGAAGTAGGCGTAGTTCGACCGGCTCCGGGGCGGCCGGGTGGAGAACGGGAGCCCGATGTGCTCGGTGTCCCAGGTCGCCACGTGTCCGTAGACCCGACCGTCGTCGAGCACGGTCAGCGGCGTCTCCTGCTTCAGTCCCGGATCCTCGAACCACTCCTGGGGCGGGTGAATGGGGATGCCCGCTGCGGTCAACGCCGAGCGAACCATCTCCTCGGTCTCGGCCTCCGTGACGGGAGTTCCGATGTAGGTTCCGTCGGCAACCATGGGCTCTTCCTCCTCCTGGCCTTCCTCTAGCTCGATGCGTACTTCCTGGAATGCGGGCTTGGCGACGAGCGTCGCGCCCATCACCCGCCCATTGGTGACAGTCATGTCGTCGGCGACGATCCGCACGATGTCGGGGCTCTCGCCCTCGCCCGGCTCACGCTCGACCGACTCAGGGCTGCGAGCCTCGGCCTCGAAGTTGTCGAGGTCCACCGAGACGCCGCGCAGGAACTTGTGCCGGACCAGCCGCTCGGCCTCCTGGCCGTACGGCCCGACGTCGAAGACACCACGGGCGTTGACCAGCGAACCGTCCTCGGAGCGCTCCATCGAGTCGATCCGGCCGACGATCACCGAGTCGTCGTGGCCCTCGGCGGTCTTGATCTGCCACATCAGCGGCAGCGGCAGGTCGCGAGTGGTCAGCGAGAGCGGTGCGAAGCTGCGCCCGTCGCCAGACTTGATCCCGATCGGGGCCAGCACCGGGATCACGAACGGCGAGCCGGACAGCTCGGTGGGGACCTGGTCGGCCCGCTCGGGTGCCTCGACACCGGCGATCAGCGTGTTCGCACCGGCCAACAGCGCCGAGTAGGCGATCACCTCGTCAGTGCTCAGCAGGTGCACGTCGAAGAGCTGGCTGCGCTCGGACGCCGAGCCGCGCCGCCCGACGTTGCGCCGGTCACCGGGCCACTCGCCGGTCATCAGGTGGTGCAGGCTGGCGCAGTAGCCCTCGCTCATTCCTGGCTTGGGCATGTACTTCTTCAGGTGCCGGTTGCACCGGGTCCAGTCGCCAGGGGTGTTCCAGCGGACCTTGGCGGTACCGCCGGTGCCGACCGTCCAGTACTTCTTCAGCCGGTCCACGTTGGCGACATCGTTGGGGGTGTCGGCGATGCCGGGGATGCCTGCGGCGAGGATCTCGACGACTTCGCCGTACTCGCCCCAGATGGCGGCGGCCGACGCGGCCACTGACGCTGCGGCGTCCTTGGCCTCCTGCTCGGCCTCGGCCTTGCCCTCGGGCGTCTGGTAGAACGCCTGCACCTGCGTCATCGTGTCGTTGAAGGTGGCCTCGTCGAGGGAGACGATCGCGGGTGGTGAGCTGGACTGCAGCTGACGCAGCACCTTGGGATCGTTGACCCAGCCGGTCGCGGTGTAGCGCAGCACCTGGGCCTGGTTGCCGGTGGTGCTGGCCGGGATCATCGCCAGCAGCTCCAGCACCGCTTCCTGGTTGGCCTCATCCACCTCGGCCATGTAGACCGGCGCGACGTCGGACTGGGCAGGGTCTGTGATGGGCTGACCAGTGCCTCCTGCGTCCGGCAGCACCGGCACCTCGGCCGGTTCGTCCTTCTTCTTCCGGGCCGCAGCGGTCAGCGAGCCGCGCTTGTAGCCAGGCAGGATCTTGCGGTAGATCCGGTCGATGGCGTCGCGCGCGCTCTTGCCACCGGCATGGATCTTCTCCAGCCGACGCTTGTAGTCGGCATCGGCCTTGGCCTGCTCACGCTCCCACCGCGCCTTGGACTCCTTGTCGAGCGCCTTCTGGGCCTGGTCACGCGCCTTCTTCCCGGCGCGCTCTTTCTCGATGAAGTTGGGGTAGTTCGCGATGACCGCCTTGATCGCCTCGGCGTCCATCGGTGGCAGCAGCGACTTCAGCAGCGCCTTGGGCGTGTGCGCAGTAGCGCGCGGAATGGCCTGGATCTTGTCGAGGTCGACCACACCCGGCTGCACCCTGGTGCTCTTGGCCGGGACCCACTCGGAGGATCCGTCGTCGTCGTAGGTGACCTGGACCTTCTGGGTGGCCGGGTCGATCTTGGCCACGGTGCCGGTCCGGGCCTGCGGACCGACGGCGATCTTGGAGCCGGACCTGGCGAACCGGCCGCCAGCGTCACGGACCTGCTTCTTGGCGTTGGCCGCGCGCTCCTCAGGGGTGTAGCCGTCGTCCTCGGCGAAGACCTGGGGGCGGTAGTCGAAGGTGACCCCGGAGGCGGTGACCACCGCGACCCGGTTCAGCATCTCGTTGTCGAGACCAGGGATGGCCTCGGCCATCACCAGAGCCTCACCAGGGTCGACCTCGCGCAGGTCGACCGGCTGGTCGGGAAAGATCGACTGTGCCCGGACCACTTCGCGGGCGGTGTCATCGTCCAGCTCGATGATCTGGGCAGGGGAGCCGAGGTGGGTCTGCTCCCAGGTTCGGGTGCTCGGCTCGAAGCGGTAGAACATCGCGCCGTCACTGACGTAGAGCTGGTCCACGGTCAGCGAGTCGTCGCCGGTGTAGGCGGCGTAGTAGGTCAGCGGGTCGTCTTCCTCGGTGCCGCGCCGCTCCCAGAACGCCGTCTTGAGGTCGTCGTCCGCGATCAGCTCCTCCAGCGGGTCGCTGAGGTCGAACTCCTCCCAGTCGACACCGTGGATCTCAGCTGCTGCCTGGACCGGGGACGGGGGCGCCTCGCCGCCGTCGGCGACCTGGGCGTCCCAGTACTGCTTGGTCTCCGCGATCTTGGCGTCGATCTCGGTCTTGTTCGCGTAGTAGTCGGCCAGCGCCGCCTGCTTGTGCAGGGTGTCGTCGACGGCCTTGCCGCAGATCTCGCACGTGTCCGGGTCATCGACGGTCTCGGAGAAGTAGTGCGCGTCGTCGGGCGTGATGTCGGCCTGGTCGTAGTCGACGGCGTCGGGCTGGTGCCGCTCGTCCATCTCGCCGGTGCCGCAGTAGGTGCAGACCTCAGGGTTGCTGGTCACCGGGGAGTACACGTGCGGAGCCTCACCGTCGAAGCTCTCTCCCTCGGGAACCTCCTCTTCCTCGACGTCCACGTTGGCGTCGGGGTCGTAGCCCGCGGCGACCAGCGCTTCCGCCTCCACCCGACGGATGGTCCGGGTGGCCCAGTCACGTCCGGCGTCACCGCCTAGTGCTGAGTAGGTCAGGGCGCGCGCCGAGGGGTACCGAGCCGAGGACTTCGAGCCGCCACAGCTGCACGACCCGTTGCCGTCGCACTCGGAGGTGTGCGGGCCGTTGATCACCGAGAACGCGCGTGGCAGCAGCCGCAGCGTGTCGTAGTCGACCTCCTCGTCCTCGGCCAGCTTCTGCCCGATCGTGGTCGCGGCGGTCGTCGAGTCCTGGGTCTCGGTGGCCTGGGCGACCTTGGCGGCCCAGACCTTCCCGGCGTCACCGCCCCAGGAGGCCCAGACCGTGGGGTCGACCTTCTCCTTGGGGTGCCGAGAGAAGTAGGTGTGCATCTGCTGGACGACCTGCGGGTGGATGGCAGCACCGCTGGCCAGGTGCTCAGCACGGGCAATGTCGGTGCGGTCGAGGTCAGCCTCGACGCTGCTGCGTGCTGCCTCTCGCACCGTGGCCGGTGGCACCAGGCTGGTTCCGGCGGCGATCACCGGCAGTTCGATCTCACGCTGGTAGGTGGTGGTCCAGCGCAGTGCCTGTCGGGCGCTGGCCCGGACCGGCTCGGGGACGGTGAAGGTGCGCAGCGGATCGACGTCGACCGCCAGCGCCGAGCGAGCGAGCAGGGTGGCGCGGCGCTCTTCGGTGCTGCGCCCGGAAGGGACGAAGCCGCCATGGCTGGTCAGCTCAGCAGCGCTGAAGACGTCGGTGACGTCACCACTCTTGAGATCGACGGCGACTGCTGACCCGGCGTGCTCGAAGAACATCCAGCCACTGCTCGCACCCAGCGTTCGCATGCCAGCAGTTTAGGTGTACATCAGGCCGAAGGAGCGGGCTCCTTCGGCTCGGTGCCTGCGGTTTCGTCAGTAGGCGCCGCGGCAGCGCCCGTGGACTCGCCGAAGAACGAGGTCACCTGCCCGGAGACACGGGCGGCGAACTGTTCGGGTGACTCACCAGGCTTCTGCGTCATGGTCAGCACTTGTGGCATGAGGAATCTCCAATCCTGCATAGTCGAAGTAGGGCAGCAGGTCATCGAGGAACCGGCCGTACTGGGGGTCGCCGGGCGGGACCACGGACAGGTCCCCGACCTTGGCCACCGCGGGCAGCAGGTCGTGCGGCACCCAGGTCAGGTAGATGGTGCCGTCGGTCTCGCGCCACGAGTCCGGCGACGCTCCGGCCAGATAGGTCAGGTAGGAGGCGTAGCCCTCCTGGGTCAGGTGCTGCGGGCAGGGCAGGTCAGTCCGTGGGGGCGGCGGTGGGTGCGGCATCGGGCACCTCCCTGGTCGGGCGTGGCTCGGGTGCCACCGGCGTCGGCTCCATGAAGTCATACTCCGGCACGACGTGGTTCAGCCAGCGCGCGTAGGTCGGGCTGTCCTGGGTGATGTAGGTGGGTGAGTCCACCATCCCCACGTCGGGCGCCATCGAGGCAGGCATCCGGCTCAGGTAGATCGTCCCGTCCTGGTCACGCCAGGCATCGACCGGGTCCGCGGCCAGGAACTCCAGCCATTCGGCGTGCTCCTCCGGGGTCCCACCCTCGGGCGGCTGCAGGTCAGACCGGGGCTTCGGTGGCGGCGGGATCTTGGTCGGCGGCTGGGGCTGCTGGGGCTGCTCCGTCATCTGGCACCTCCTCGGTACTCACGACTGCGCTGGGGAACATGGCGCGCCATTCCTCGGGCGTCATCCTGATCTTGTCGAACGCCGGGTCGTTGGGCGGGTTGCCCTCGTAGTTCAGCATCATCAAGAACTCGACCGCAGTCAGCGACTCCACATCGACAGCCATCACTCATCCTCATCTCCAGGAGGGATTGCACCAGGGGGCAGTGGCGGCGGCGGAGCCTCCGGGGACACTCCCGCCCACTCGAACGAGTCGTAGAACTCATCGCGCTCCCGTACGGCCTCGGCGCTGTAGTCGATCTGCTCCGGGCGAGAGACGAGGTCAGGCTCGGTCTCGTCGACCACGTCGGCGGCAGCGGCGATCGGGGCAGCAGGAGCAGGAGGCAGCGTGGGGCCAGGGTGCTCGGGGACGCCGGTGTACTCGACCAGCTCGTCGAAGGAGTGCGGCAGGTCCAGCTCGTTCTCCAGGTCCCACCAGACCGAGGGCGAGACGTAGTGGTCCCTGGCGGTGCCCCACCCGTCGTTGATGCGCTGGCCCGCCGCCTTCCAGACGCTGATCTTGAACTTGTCGAACTCCGCCTGGCTCATGCCCTTCTTCGGACGCACCGGGCGGGTGCCCTTGCTGCTCTTCTTCTTGTAGGCCACCAGCGTGCCCAGGAACTGCCGCGCCGCGTTGGTGGCCACGTAGGTGCGCAGGTCGTGGTTGATCAGGTCGGGGATGCCCGTCGACTCACGCAGGTAGTTGATCGACTGGTCGGCGGTGACGTCGCCGAAGATGAACTCGTTGCGCCCCTTGCCCTTGCTCCACTTCTCCAACGCCGCCTGCAGCCGGGGCTCCTTGATCGTGTAGTCGTTGTCGATCCCGGACTTGCCCATGAAGTCGAACCGCACCGAGTTCTGGTTGAACCGCAGGTGCTTGGGCATCAGCGACGTCCCGCCGATCACCTGCTCCAGCTTCTTGCGCTTCTGGCTCTTGGTGCGGTTCTTCCCCTTCGCGTTGTCCACCCGCATGCCGGTCTCGATCAGGGTGGCCACCAGCGCCGCGACCGGGTCGTCCATCGCCTCGTTCAGCGCCTTCTCGCGCAGATCCGCGTGCACCTTGTGCAGCGCCTTCTCGCGCTGGAACTTCTGGGCGTTGCCGGTCTTGCTGTGCTTGTAGTCGTAGATGTTCGTGGGTGTGTCGTTGCCCGGCATGATGACCTTCATCAGCAGGGTGCCGTCCTGAGAGGCCCAGTTGCGGTTGTACCAGACCCCGATGGCGTCCTTGGACGGGCCGGTGAAGTCGGGGTTCGCCTCCTTCATCGCCGCCATCACCGAGTCCCAGTTCTGGTCGCCCGGTCTGATCTCGGTCATGTCGAGCTGGCCGTGGGCCTCGCTCTTGTGCTTGCTGGCCCGCTCGATCTGAACCACGTTCGGCAGCGGCTGCTCCTGCTTGGGTGCTGGTGCTCCCAGCGCCGAGGAGATCTGGTTCTGGACAGGTACCCGCTTCTTGACGACGACCGGGCTCTTCATCATCTCGGGCAGCGTGTGGTTCTCGAAGTTGTCGAAGAACTCGAAGATCGCCTGCCCGGCTTCGGTCTTCCTGTCTCCCATTTCCCGCAGCGTGATCCCGTCAGCACGAGCCGGACCCCAGTGCCCGTGCAGCAGGGCGCTTCCACCCTTGGTGTAGACAGACTGCTTCCAGTTCTCCCCGTCGCGCCCCTCCTCGGGCTCCGCCAGCATCCGGCGCATCGCGGCGTACGCGGCGTACCCCTGTGCCCACATCTCGGTGGTCCCGGCAGCGCCGTTGTGGGTAGTTGCCCCCTCGTCCTGGTTGCGGTAGTACCAGTTCAGCAAGGTCGCGTCCGGGGCATCACCGTAGGAGGCGATCTCCTGCAGCTTGGCGCGCAGCGCCAGGAACTCAGGGTCGCCGTCGCTGTAGAACCCGCGCCTGCCCTGGGAAACAGAGACCTCACCGATCATCGAGTCCAGCGCGTGACCCAGCTCGTGGCTGACCACGTTGGTGACGCCGTCACCCCACTGGAAGGTCGAGTCGGCGACCACGACGTTGTTCTCGTGAGGGATGTAGTGCCCGGTGGTCTGCTCAGGTGTGCGGTCGTCAGCTCCATCGTGAGGAGGGTTGACCCAATCTGGCGACGTCACGATCGAGGCGTAGTTCGTGCTGGCCTCGGTGACGTTGCTGCGCGTGCGGTGGATCCCGCCGCCGTAGGCGGCGTACATCGAGTTCAGCGCAGCGGCGACGTTGGGGGTGATCTCCGAGACGCCTTCGTTGAACGCCATGTCGGCCACGACCGTCTGGTCGGTGCCCTCACCAGTGCGATCGTCGACAGTCAGGTTGGACGAGAGCGTGTTCTCCCCATCCCAGGTGAGCAGAGTCTTCTTGCCGCCGGTCAGGTCGGAGACCAGCTCGGCGTCCCCGTTCTTGACCGCCTCGTCAAGATCCAGGTCAGTCAGGGTGCTGTTCAGGAACCCGAAGCGATCCTGGTCTGAAGCCGCGCGGATCGCGTCAGCGAGTGCGGGGGAGACGCCGCCGTGTGCACGCTGGTACTCCGCAGCCTGGTTGACGATGTGGGCGTAGACACCGTGCCCGGCGGCACTGCTGCTGTTCGCCAGCTGGAGGGCGATCTGGTCGACCAGTGCGATCGACTCTTTCTCAGCAGGCTTGCCGGTGTCCTGAACCAGACGGAAGTCCATCATCGACTTGTCGGCCTTCTGCCGCATCTCGACCGGTGGATAGGCGTCCATGCTGAGCAGGTCGCCCATCTCGTGCTTGTCGAGCTGCTCACGCAGCACGTCTTCCAGAGGTGCTGGGTCGAGGCCCGCACTGCGGAGCTGGTCGAACATCGTCTTGGCTGCGGTGATGTCGTCGGTCAGCCGCCGAGCGGACTCGGTGGCCGCCACCACCTCGAAGTCGTGCATCTTGCTGCGGACCTCCGGGTCGCGCAGTGACATCGCATGCTCCGCGGTCGAGGCGACCTCGGGCATCATGTCGATGAACTCGTCGGTGTTCTCGATCGTGTTGCCCGGACGCATCGCGCGTTCAAGGTTGCTGCCCTGGATCTTGGCTGATCCGGCACGCTCCATGGGTGTGGACAACCAGTCGCTGGCGTAGAGCTTGTCCACCTCGGCCTTGCCCTCGGAGGCGGCCGAGACGACCTGCTCACCGAGGATCTGGTTGATGTCACCGCTGGCCAGATCCGGGTCCACCTGGGCGTCGAAGTTGGCCCACAGATCGAGCACGTCCTGGACGGCCTCGTCGTTGTAGCGACCCAGCACCGTGCTGACGTGCTCGGGTGTGAGCTGGTCGAAGCCGCCACGCCTCATCGAGAACATCATCCGGGTCTCGTCGGCGAACTTCGTCTCGGCTTCCAGCAACCGGTTGTTGAGCAGCTGGTCAGCGATGCTGCCCTTCTCGACGTTCTTGGAGAGCTTCTCGTTGATCTGGTGCAGCGACTCGAAGTAGTCGGTGATGGCCTGACTGCGCTTGTCCTGGAACTCGGGGCTGACTACCAGGTCGCGGATGGCAGCGGGGTCGGAGGCACTGAGGCGAAAGGGCGCGTCGCCACCACCTGCCTCTCCAGGGGTCTCACCCTGTGACGGGCCTTGCCCGCCGTCCAGCTCGTCAGCCACTCGACGCAGTTCGTCGACGGCCGAGCTGGGATCGCTGAGTCCGAAGTTGCCTTCGAGGTAGTCGGCCAGCCTGCGCAGATCCTCCGACAGCTCGGTGTAGGGACCCTCGCTGGTGATCCGGCCGCGGATCAGGCCGAGCTGGGCGTTGGCCTCGTCGGTCAGCTCGGTCCAGCCGACCGGGCCGTTGTCGCCCTCGGTCTCGTTCTCGGTCTCGATCGCGCTCTCCACGTCGGAGAGAGCGCTCTGGACCTCGGCTACTTGGGCGGCTTCTGGCCCGCTGCCTGCTGGCCCTTCGGGCGCTTGCTCTTCGGGAGGAACACCGGGTTCGGCTTCTCCACCTTCCGGGCTTGGGCTCTCCAGTCGCCTGGCCCCCGGAACTCCTTCTTCTGGTCCTGTGCCACCGGCTTGCTCCTCTGCCACGTGTGGGGGCCAGTATCCCAGCCCGTCCTTGAAGTTGTACGCGCCACCCTCGGATCCGGAGTACGCACCGACCGCCTCGACGTCGTCGAGGTTGTCGAAGACCAGCACCGGGTCGATCTCGTAGTTGCCGGTGTCGTCGTTGCGGAACACGCCGAGGTGGGCCTGCTCCGCCCACAGGGGGCTGTCCTCGTCGGCGCCGAACTGGGCCAGCGCCTGCTCCATGCCAGCGTCGAAGTCCTCCTGGCTGGACCCGATCGGGACATTGACGGTGTCAGTACCGGGCGGGCGGAAGGTGATCGCGTAGGCGTCCTCGTCGCCGGTGATCGCCTGCCCGGTGTGGGCGTCGATGGTGACGCCGCCCCACTCCTCCTGGACCGAGTCCCAGGCGGTGCTCTTGACCTCGTCCCAGGTCTGGCCCTGCAGCGCGTCGGGTGCTGCGGTGTTCTCCAGGATGCCGTCCAACCGGTCGCGGCCCTTGAGCGCCAGCGCGGTGTACTCCTCCGGGGAGACCTCGCGGGTACGCGGGGTCTCGGGGTTGGAGAACTGGCTCGGGGTGAGCGGCTCCACCTCGGGCATCCCGGCAGCGTCCAGTGCCTCACGCGCGGTGCCCGCTCCCTGCTGCGGAGCCTCCGCGACGGCAGGAGCCTGCTCGGGTGCTCCCTCGGGAGCCGTGGCCGGACCGGTGACACCACCCATGGCGTCGAGCCGGTCGGCGTGCTCGCGGGCTCGGGCGGAGGGAGCGTCGGTGGGTGTGTCGGCCCCGTCGTAGGCGTCCGCGGCGTCGCGGAACTTCTGCGCCGCGGCGGCGTTGTCGCCGTTCTTGATGTCGGCGCGGGCGCCGTCGACCAGGCTGCGGACCTCGTCGCTGCGGGACAGACCGCTCAGGAGGTTGCCGACGTCACTGGTCCGGCGGAGCGCAGTGTTCTGGCTGGAGTAGCCGCGCGCGCCCTCTTCCCCGGCGGCGCGTGCGAGTCGGTGCGCCATCTGGCTGGCGACACCCTTGTCCGAAGGCTTCTCGAACTGGTCTGCTCCCAGGCCATCGACGTGGTCCGCCAGCCGTGAGGCGTCCGCACCATTGATCTCCTCGCCGTTCTTGACCGCCTCGGTGATCCGGCTGATCTCCGGGTCGGCCCCTTCGACTCCCGCCACGTGGTCGAGCATCTTCTTCTGCTTCGACGTCGAGCGGGCAGCGACCCTGCCGGTCCCGGCAGTGCGGACTGCGCGCTCCTCGGAGCGGGGGTCCTCGACCGCCTCGGCGGGCATGTCCTTGTCACTGTCGAGCGCGACGTTCATCATCGCGCCGTCGGCGACGTTCACGTACTGGTTGGTGCCTGCGGTCCTCGCCGCGTCGCTGGCGTCCTGCTCCTCGTCGAAGACACCGACCCGCGCCATCCGGTAGCGGCCGTCGTCCTCGTCGTGCCAGATCGAGACGCCGTCGAAGCTGCTGCCCTCGGTCTCGGCCAGGAAGTCGGTGATCTCCTCGGCAGTGGGCTCGGCGTCATACTCCGAGACGGTGGCGTGGTCCACCACGTAGAAGCCCTCGTCCACCTGCTGGTCACCCTGCATCACCAGCGCCGAGCCGTCATCAGCCTGGACCGCATCGGAGACCGCGTCGTCGACCTTGTCGACCACCGGGTCCACACCTTCCGGCGTCACGTCCGGAGCGCCCTCGGGACGCTCCTGGCGGGAGACCGGCTGCGACGCGCCACCGAAGAGGTCAGTGCCCGCGTCGACCTTGGCCTGCAGCACCTGCAGCAACGGTGGCCTGTTCTGGCCACGCCCACCCTGGGGGTTGATGCCGGTGAGCATCGCGTGCAGCTTGCTGCCCTTCAGGTTCGCGTTGACGTTGGTGTTGACGACCCTGGACAGCTCGCCCACCGCGCTGAGCAGTGCCTGGGCGTCCTCGGCCTCTACTGCGGCGGTGACACCGTCCAGGTACTTGCGCAGCTGCCTGCGCTGGGTGGGGTCCTTGGCCGCAGCCATCGCCTCCTCGCCGAACCCCTGCAGGATCTTGTTCATCTGCTGTGCTTCGGACACCGCGGCAGGCGTCTCTTCAGGCGGCACCTCAGCCCCCTGCTCCGGGCCGGTCCCGGTCTCCTGAACGGCCTGCTCGACGGCCTGGGTGTCGTTGGAGGGGATCGGGTCCTCGGTGTTGTCGTTGACGATGGTCTGGCCGTCCTCCTCACGGACGGTGGCTCCCTCGGGCGTGATCTTCTCGCTCGGATTGTCCGGGTTCTGCGGTGCCTCGCCGCCCATCTCCGGATCCGGTGTGGGTGCCTCGGGCGGCTCGGGTGCCGGGTCGCTGGGCTCGCGGAAGTACCCGGCCGAGGCCATGAACAGCTGGTCCCGCTTGTCCAGCAGGTCCTGGTCCTCGGCACTGAGTTCCTGCCCGGCGGCCCTGGTCTGGTCGCGCTTGTTGTAGAGCGCGTCGATGTCGAACAGCTGGTCCTGGAAGGCGGCGTCGGTGGACATCGCGGCCTGGATGGCGTTCGCGTCGCCGTCGTCGCGGATCACCTGGGAGACCGAGGTGGCGCCCATCTCATCGGTGAGCAGGGCGGCCTGCTCGCGGGTCGGCACGTAGTTGTTGGTGTTGGACTCCGACTCACCGGGATAGACCTCGCTGGTCGGGCCGTGGTGACGCCTCAGCTTGTTCGCGGTGACGCGGGAGGACTTGCCGTTGTACCAGTACACCTTGGTGGTGTTCGCGTTCGGCTCCATGTAGGAGATGTAGCCCTCTTCGCCGTTGGGTCCCTGCACGGCGTCGCCGATCCCCAGCCTCTGGCCGTTGGCGTCCTTCTTCTGGCGCAGGTGGATGGGGACGACGTCGAAGAGCCCGGCCCCGCCACCGGTCCGCGAGCGCCTCAGCGCTCCTGGGGTGGCGTACCGCTCGCGCACGGCGGTGATGTACTCCTCGGTGAACGACTTCACCAAGGACTTGCTGGCCTCGTCCTGCCCCTCCAGCGCGAGCCGCTGGAACAGTGTGCTCTGCTGGTCCTCGCTGGCCATCTCGATCGACTTGGCGTCCACCGGATGGTCGTAGTAGGGGACCGGGACCTTGCTCTTGGTCCCGTCGGCGTTCTTGACGGTCTTGGTGTAACCCTTCTCCATCAGCGGGTCGAGGTCGCGGACGTAGATGTGCTTCTTCTGGGCGCTGTCGGTGTAGAGACGGACGATCGGACCGGTGAACGCGGCCCGTCCCCTCTTGGTCGCGTCGACGTCCACGATGTGGCCGACCCGGACCACGGTCTCCCCGGTCTTGTCGACGTGGTGTCGGTCACCGGGAGCGACCTGCTGGGCCTGCTTGGAGCCGACCAGTCGATCCCGTGCAGCGCCGAGCTTCGCGTAGGCCGAGCGCCAGTACTCGGGCAGCCCTTCGGTCTGGGGCTCGGCGACGGTGTCGCGGACCTCGGCCTTGACCGGCTGCTCCAGCTGGCCCTCGACCAGCGAGCCGGAGGTGATGTCCCAGACCTTGGCGTCCTCGGCGTAGCTCTTGGCCAGCTCGTTCTGCGCCGCCTCCTCACGGACCTCGGGCTGGTTGCCCTGCATCCGCCCCTGACTGGTCTCGATGTCCTCGACGGTCTTGTCCCCGAGGGAGTGCCGGGCGGTGTAGCTGTTCTTGATGACGTCGTCGAGGTTCGCCAGCCGGGTGGCCTCCTCCTTGGGCAGGTTGGCCTTGGCCTCCTCGTAGTCCTCACCGTCGGCGAACCCCTTGCCGCGCTCGTCCCCGACTGCCTCGCCGACCTCGCGGAACAGGTCGATCGCCTTCTGCTTGTCGGCGACCGACTTCGGGTCGCGCGGGTTGGGCGGCAGCATCGCCAGCCGCTGGGCCTCGGCCATCTTCTTGGCCTCTTTGCCCATGCCCATCTTCTTCAGGGAGTTGATGGCGGTGGTGACACCGACGTTCTCCTGGTTCTGCAAGATGCCGACGTGGCTGCCCTTGCCCGCGAGCTGAGCCTTGACGGTGCGGACCTGGACCTTGTCGTGGGGCACCTTGACGTAGCCGTTCGCGTCGACCCGTGGGTCAGCACCAGGGGTGGTGCCTTGGATCTTGACCAGCAGGTTGCCGTCCCGGTCGATGCCCGCGACCCGGCCCGACGCAGTCCCGCCACCGGGCAGGTCGAAGGTGACGAAGGAGAAGGTCCGGATGAACCGCCCGTTCTCGTCGCGGGGGTGCTTGAGCGGGTTCCACTTCCGGCCCATGGAGTCGATGACGACGATGAACTCGTCGCGGTGCCCCAGGTTCATGAACTCGGTGTTGGCGTACCGAAAGATCTGCGGGGTGGTCATGGCAGCAGGTCCCGGTCGTCGGTGCGCGCGGAGAGGTCGCCCTGGGCCAGCCGGATCAGGCTGTTCACCCGCGCCTGGGCGATCAGGTCGCGCGGCAAGGGTGGGCGGCTCTGCGGCGCGGTCATGGTGTACTCCCTGACCCCGCGCACATAGGCCGCGCGCAGGGCGGTGTCGGAGATGGTGGAGAGCTGGGTCTTGAGGGCGAAGAGGTCCGGAACGTCATTGCCGTTCTGGGCTGGGACCGCAGTGACGTCTTGAGCTGGCGCAGCTGCCTGAGCTGCCTGCGCAGCTGTGGCCGATGTCGACTGACGCAGCCAGTGCTGCGGGATCATGTGCTGCAGGCTCAGCTCGCGGGCGCGCTTGGCCAGCCGACGCCGGGTGAAGACCCGCGACAACTCGGCTTCGATCTGGTCGGCGGCCTCGCAGGCGGTGGCCAGCGACTCAGCATCGTCGACGGCGAGCCGAGGCGCGGTGCCGAAGACGTCGATGAGCAGGTGGTCGCCCTCCAGCGGAGGGTCCTCGATCGCCTCGGTCATCGCCTTGGTGAGTGCGGCCACAAACTCCGCGTCGAGTCCCATGTCATCGCCGGTGAGCAGGTTGGGCTCGGTACCAGACGCTGGCCCAGTCACCAGGTAGCCGAAGTGCGCGGAACCATCGCCGTTGAGCTCGATTATCGGAGCGTCGGCGTCGTCGGTCGCGTGAGACATGATCGAAGCGTCGGAGTCGATGTTCGCGTGGGACCGTGCCTTCTTCTCCTCCCACTCAGCTACCGCGGCGCACGCTTTGGCTCGTGATCCCGCGTTCTCGTGCTGAACGCCAGGGAAGTTCAGGTCACCGGTCGCGCACGCCTTCTTCACGGCGTTGACTGCCGTGGCGATCGCGTGTCCTTGCTTCATGCCCTTCTCTTGGAGGTGCTTGGCGATCCGCTTGATGTACTTGGGCAGACCGCCGACCTTCTCGACCCAGTTGAACTCGTTGTCGTCGATGGCCATGACGTCAGAGAACTCGACGTCGGGAAGGTCTTCGTCCGAGTCAGGACCCTCGGGGATGGTCGACTCGGCGGACGGTCCGAGCGGGTACTCGGTGTGCTCCTCACCGTCCCAGACCGCGAGTCGGTCGAAGATGACCTCCTCGGGGAGGTCGTCGTCGGGGACCGGCTCCTCCAGGTCGTAGCCGAGGGTGACGTGCGGGGTGTAGCCGGGGAACTGCTGGACGGCCCCGGTGCCCTCGCGCAACTCCGGGGCCGCCAGCAGGTTCTCGCGGAGGGCAGGCAGCTCGTCACCGCCGAGGTGCACCACCTGGGCGTTCTCGTCGCCGAGCAGCCCCTGGGACTCGACCTGGCTGGTGACCGGCCCCGTGCTGCTCTCCGCTACGCCGCGCACTGCGTCCTGGACCGCCTCCATGTCCAGAGCCGGGTTCTCCTCAGGCTTGCCCAGCCAGAGCACCGTGGCGTGCTTGGGCTCGGAGACGTCCCCGATGTGGTGGATCGGCTCGGTGGCGGTGGGGATCGCCACGATGCAGCGCCCGGAGTTCTTGCGCTCCTCGAAGTCGTCGGGCTCATCAGGAGTGATCGGGATCTCGGTCATGCGGTGGCCTGTTCAGGGGCAGGAGGAGGTGCAGCACCAGGCTCGGGCGGCGCGGCTGGCGGAGGTGTGGCGGGTGACGACGACGGAAGTCCGCCACCGGGGGGCGGGGGTGGTGCGGCGTCGCTGGGTGGTACCCCGAGGGCCTGCTGCACCTCGGGCGGCAGCGGGGACCCGGTCTGCTCCTGGTGGACGGCGCGCATGGTGCCGAACAGCTCGGGGGCGACCTGCTGCAGCACTGCCTCGGTCAGCTCGGGGGAGAGCACGCCCTTCTCGATGACCATCCGGCGGGCCAGTTCCTCGCCCTCGGGCTTGTCGTCCTCGGTGAAGCCGTGCGCGCGACGCCAGGCGGCGGCCGAGATCAGGTTCCGGTCGAAGCCGTCGTCGGCCAGCGTCTCGGGGTCGGCCTGGATGACGATGTCGGAGGGGTCGTACCAGATCGTGGTCTTGCGGATCAGCTCCTCGTCCTGGCCCATCGCGAGCAGCGCCTGGCGGAAGTAGACCATCGTCATGGCGTCGACGATCATCAGCAGCAGCGGCTCGACGTGCGCCTTGTAGAGGCTCTTGTCGATCTGCACCGCGTTGGAGTACTTCACGTTCGCCAGCCCGGTGACGACGTCCTTGGGGACGTCGATGCCCTGCATGATCCGATCCAGGGCGCGGTCGGCCCGCTCGGCGAGGGCGGGGTCGAAGGAACGCTCAAACTTGAAGAGCTTAATCGCCTCACCCAGCTCTTTGGGACCCCTGATCAGCAACGGGACGACGGCAGCGGCGGAGTCCTGGTCGGAGATGGGAGTAGTCATCGCCGCGATCAGTTCTTCCTCGAACTCGTCGTGGTCCTCGATCGGGGGCTCGGGTTCACCCAGGGGCAGAGCTGGGTCGGGCTCGGCGGGCATCGCCGAGGCGGAGAGCCCGTCGGGGATGAACATGGCGCCTGCGTTCAGCCGGGACTGGGCCGTAGCTCGTGCGGCGTGGCTGAACAGCAGCAGGTCTTCGCAGGGCTGCAGCACGCCGATCATCGAGGAGTCGGCCTGCAGGCTCCAGCGCGGGTGGCTGCGCCAGATCCGGCCGACGAACGCGGTGGGCGGCAGCTCGATGTACTCGTGCTGGCGCGCGTCCATCCGCTGCTTGAGCCGGACCTTGCCGTCCGGGGAGACGATGACCTCGTCGACGCTCTTGATGTCCCAGGTTTCCGGCTCCCCACTGCCGAGCCGCTCGGGTACCTGGACCAAGTAGCACT